TCTAAGTTCGCTGTCGAAATCGCCGTCTTCGTTTTGCCGCGCCTAATAGTAGTGGTTCACCAGACCACCACCTGATATGACGTATCTTCTATCCAGGTTAACCTAACTTGATCTACATTCAAACATTGTAAATCAAAATTTTTGCCAGGCCGAATCACGAATGGTTCGCCAAAACTATCTCCGTCATCTGAAATTTCTACTTGAATATTTCCACTGCCATAATTTTCGATAAATCCGGCTGTCCCATTCCTTTCCAGATCGGTGTTAACATCAAGCACAGTCGGACTGTCTTCCGTTTTAAAACTGGCATCGTCGTATGTCTTGTTTCGACCCATAATAACTCCTCCTGTTGCAAGTTTTCGTGATACACCGGCAGCATCTTTAAACTTTATTTCATCATCTTCTACATCTACAAACATTGATCCGCTATCAGCGTCGTCGGCTGAAATTGGTGTAAATTCTGTAGAAATAAATTTGCTCTTTCCTGTTTTACTATCAAGCGACCATCTTAATTCCGGATAAGAATCAGTTGCTTTTCTGCCATGCAACAAATTACCAATCCATGCTTCACTTCCGAATCTGCTGTGATTATCATCATCTCCATCTCCAAAATTAGTATCACCTTTACAAGATAAGTTTTTAGCTGCAAAATCAACAGGATTATCGTCACACGAAAGAAACTCAACTCTTTCTGTCTCATAATCCCATTTCATACACAGCGGGCTTGTTCCACCTAAGTGAATGCCAACACATTCGCTACCACAATCTTTATCTGCGCCTACAACGAGATTATTTATTTTAACTACATCGGTATCGACTATGACGATTCCCCTGATATTGATTCCGTGACAAGTCGGACATTCGGTTGGTTCAATCGGATCGTTTTCTTGTACTACAAACTTTTGCAACTCGCACGTTTCACAATACAACCGCCATTTATACATTAAACCGTACCTCCAGTGATGAAATTCTTGCTTTCCCGGTTAAAGTCGGATTTCTTCTTATCTGAAATTCCCATTGAGCTTCACTGGTAGAAATATTTGTAAGGGAACTATCCTTATCTATTGTGGGCGTAGTCCCCGTACCGGGATTTCCTCCTGAAGCTATTACGTTGCTTGCGTTTGTAATATCGAGTATTTGCCAATCACAACCACCTCCGGCACTACTGTTTGAAATTATTACGGCAACTACATTTGGTATTCCTATAAAATCTGAACCGGAAAACAAAACTGTCGAAAATGCTTCCCACCCGTTTGTTGCACTTCCTTCTATATAAGGATTTGCGGCACCATCTGAAAAAGAAAAGTGCATAGTCTTTTTGAGTAAATTCTCAAGTGCATCTTTAACCGTATTCCCTGGCACCGAAGAGTCATTGGTAAGACGGCTTGCTTTCTGAAAAAGTTTATACGCCTCATTTTGTGCGGAAATTGTAATGTTTCCATGCTCCCCGATGATAGAAGTAGGTGTATTGTAAATGTCAACATCACCGTCTAAAAAAACATCATGTAAGACGGCAGTACCTACAGGAGCAGTTGTGTTAATACAAACGGAATCGCCACCACCATTATTTACTACAACACCACTTTCAATCTTCAATATCGTTGTTGAACCCGCACGAATGTTTATGGTTTCCGAGACTGCGGAATTATTCGTTACCGAACAAGCAGTCAAAGTGATACTTCCGCTCGATCCATCAAGTGATTCTATCGCATTGTTATTGTTAACTTGAATCGCACAACTGAGTGCTTGAATTTCGCCGCCGCTTTGCTTCCATATAGGCGCATCTTTTGTTGCATTTATTAACTCGCAATCTATTAAGGTTGTGTTGGCATTAGTCCGTAATTCACTAATGCACGAAACACGAGTCATTTTAGTTTGGCAGTTTGTTATAATGATTCCACGGCAATGCAAGTCCGACAAAGCCGTAAATCCACTTGCGTTCGTAGTAATATTACCGTCTATATCTACATCTTTCATGTGCGACCCGGATAGATTCATGTCTTGCCCTAAAACAAGATCACCCGAATAAACTCCTTTGGCAATATACAAAATTACGGCACCTGACGGATGCGCACTTATCGCACTGGTCACAGCCTTGAAAGGAAATTCTCTTGTTCCGTCTTCGACGTAAATATCCGACCTGCCTTTGTCGATATAAACTTTGGTCGAAGGTGGCGAATGTACTTCTCTAAAAATCGGTTCCCAGTTTGGCCCTTTGCTTATGAATTCAATACTGTCGTCGGGAAGCAATTCGAAGTTGGTAGTTATGGCACCGTTAAATGTAATTACTCCGGTGCCAACATTATTACAAAAATAAGACTGACCGACGTTAAAACTCGTTGCCGGAGGCAAAGTTAAGGTAAAGGTACCAAGACATAACACTACGCCCAAATCGTCACCTGTTAAAGTCCCACTGCTATTTTTTTGAACTATCTGTTTCGGCATTGGGTTTGCATGATCCCACTGAGTAATAGTTGGAGCGGAATCGCACCAATATTCCTGAGAATCAGAAATTTCCCTTTCACCTGAAACCGCAAGTGGATCAGGTATTACCAAAACGTTTTCGGCAGATAATGTTAGTATACCAACCCTTATTGCTAACTTGAGTTGAAAATCAACTTTGTAACTGTCTACTTGCAAGTCGGTAGAAGGTGCAACCGCAATCCGAAATCCAAACGCACTAATATCCCAAGGCGTAGTCGCACTTTTGTTTCTCAGTATTATAAAAAGTGGCAGTACTGGCATTGTGTAGTTTCTCCTTTATTACCACGAAATTTCGGCAGTGGCGTTTATCTGCAAAACGGTAAGACCGCCCGATATAACGCAGTCTATTATTTCGTCTTGTTGAACCGCAATCGTAAGGCCGCTGATTGACGCCTTAGTTTGGCCGTTTGGAACCGTCAATTCGTACAAATCACCTGAAAGCGTACCTACCCATTTTACAGAATATCCAGTTGAAGTCATTGACTTCGTGCTTACCGCACGAATAAATCCCGTCTCGGGCAGCACAGGGCCGTAAGGCACTCCACCATAATTTAACACTTGTTCATTATTTTCTGTTACTACTTCCGAACCCCATGTGAAAGCCATCGACTGTGTTAAAGTTACTTCGAGCGGAAACCAATTTGAGCCGTCAAAAGTATAATATCTCCCTTCGTCTTCGACGTATACAGTTGCACCAGCATCAAGCACTGTAAAAACCCAATCCAATGGATCGCCGCCCCACTCCGCAATCTGATTTGGTTTACTCAACCATATACCTGTGGCACTAACCGGAATGAGATACCTGTCAAACTCAACAGGCGTTAAAGTTGACGGATCAGTAACAATTTTCGATATTACACTCTTTTGAAAGTCGATTTGATTTTTTACGGTTGTCCGTTCGCCATTAACTCCATCGCCACCCCACAGTGCTGCACCGGCACCGGTAATTGCACTAAGGTTAAAATTATAATCATTACCGGCACCGTTACTAATAAAAACATTTGGTATTTCAAGATCAACTGTAATACCGGCTCCCGCAAATTCGCCTATTAAAGCCGCCCTTCGGCTTGTTGTACAAATTACAGTAAGATAATCGGTACCAAGATGTCCAAGAATAATGTCGGCATTTTCAGTTCCAACAAAACCAAAATCATAAGGCATACCAGAACCATACAGCGCGGCTGGTTCCGTTGAAAATGGTGGGCCAGCAGAAAAAGAAGGAGGGGTAATAATCATTGGCGAACCAGAAAAAGAAAATGCGTAAACGGAAGCTGGTGGTGAACCGGGAGCACCACCGGGTAAGTTTACATAATTCTTAAGTCCACCACCATTGTCGTAAGCAATCGCACAACAGGCCGCGAGAGTGTAATGATCCGTAACCCACGTTTTAATAAAAGGATACTCAATTACCACAATTGCGCCATTACCACCGCCGCCACCTTCTGTCCATTCAGTACCACCATCACCATCTGATGTAGGAACATACCCGATAGGTACTCCTTGTGAATTCAATCGGATCGGCTTGTCAAATGTTTTTCTACCACCATCTCCGAGTGCCGTAGGGTCTGGAAATTTTGCCATTGTTTTCTCCTTCTAAAAACTACAACGGTTTCCGTAGTAGTTTATTATATTCTCTTTATGCAAACGCAGAAAAACTATGTTGAAGGCCACCAGATAATTTTTGTCCAGTACCTAAGTTGCGACTTGCAATACCGAAGTTCGCAAGTTCGATTGTTTGTAACACTACATCGTTTGAGTTCGCGTCAAGTCCATCGGATTCTATAATTGTGGGCCAAGCGTTAAAAAGTTCCCATGCCTTTTCTGGACGGTATCTTTTATCCAGAACGGTAATTAGCACAGGTCGATAAATTGGTGATTGCAAACCTCTACTCCATCGTAAATGTTCCTCAAACCACAACCTCAAATCCTTTGCTTTGGCGAGGCCGGTTTCAAGAAGCACGTTACCAAAATTAACTTTGCGATCTGGAAATTTATAAGGCACTTGATTACCACCCTCTTCAACTTCCAAAACTGGAACCTCAGACCGCAGGCCGCGCACCTTTGTAAAACCCATTTCTTCAAAACCGGGAATAAAAACTCGGTAGCGAAATTTCATTAAAGGTTGCGGCTTGCGTCCGAGAATCACAGTCATTTTATTACATTCCTCCTACGGGCTTAAATTGTCCGTTCCCATCCGTTATGAGCAAGGGTCAGGCGTTCAAGTTCCACGTCGTCTGATGAGGCGTCGAGGTCGTCGTATTCATCTTTGGTTGCCCACGATTCAGGGACAGTCCATTCGCGTATAACTGCGATTCCGCGATTGTCCAAAAGTTGAATAACAACGTGCCTTCTGGTTTCATCTTCGTCCAGTCCACTACCCACGTTCAAACTGAAGACTTCCTCGCGCCAGATTTTGAAGTCGCTATCGGGGCCTGCGCCGCGTTCGAGGACAATGTTTTCAAACGAAGTGCGACCTGCAAGCTTTCTGTCTGTGGGCGGTTCATCTCCTTCGCGATAAGGCGTAACCGCAGTTTCGGAAGAAAGGCCACTCACTTTCGAGAAACCCATGTGAGCGAATCCCGGCACGTTCACGCGGTAACGATATTTACGCGCAGGAGTATGACGTTTGCCCGGTATCGGGTGTTGCTGTTTCTTCGCCATTTTATGTTACCTCCTGAATCAGTGCGCCGCCGTCCCAAAGTCCGGCAGTGAAAATGATGAACTCCGCAGTCCCTACGATGTTGACTCCTACCTCGATGTTGAGGCGTCCAAGATCGCGCTCGGATTGCGGGTTGTTAGTTTCGTCAATCTTTACAAAGTATGCTTGTGATCTATCGTCGCGAGGTTGTAAGGCTCCTTGCGACCACATGGTATTTAAGAAAACCTGCGCTTCTAAACGCATCTGATCCCAAGTGTCTTCGTGGTGAGGCTCAAATACATATTTCATAAGAGCCTCTGCGATTGATTCCTCGATGTAGTTAAGGGTCAGCCGCTTGTGAACATAGTGCCTACCATCATAAGTCGTGGTGAGTGTACGTGCGCCGAACAAACGAATACCTCGTCCTGTAAAGATTCGAGTCACGTTGACCCCGATAGGATTGAGGATGTCTTGTTCTCCGTCCGTTGTTCTGTGTGTCAGTCCGACAATTCCCCGCACTTCTTCGTTCGCAGGAGCCTTGTGAACACCCCTGAGTGACGCCACACGCGAATAAATTCCCATGTTGGCACCGGAAGGTGGAATGTCTATAGTTGTCGTCGGAGAATCGGGACTGTTGAAAATGTACCACGGATAAAAAAGACCACCGTGTGACGTATCTCGGTTTAACTGCACTTCCTTGAAATTCTTAGCCTCAAGAGCGGTGTCATAGGCATACGGAACATCAAGAAGTGGAAACACCGGGTCGGCGTTTGCTGCCCTGTTCTGACACCACGTAATCAGATACGATTCAACTGTTATTGATGTAACGCCTGGAATGCAGATAAGGTTAAGTTCGTCGATCTTGTCAAACAAGTGTAAACCCGTTTCTGCGCCAAGAACAGAACTGCCGGTATAGTCTCCGTCAACCGGAGTTGTTCCATCGTTACCACCGGAAAGCGCAGCGTTCTCGACGGGATAAGGAATCTTCAAACCGGCAAGCGTTCCTATCGGTGTGTCTATCAGAAGTTCGACAAAGAATGATTGATTGCCGTTGCCCGAAAGTCTGTTCTCAAAATAGTCAACTGAATTCGTCGATTCCATTGAAAGATATTGGTGAGTACCTTCGGTTTGTGTTCCCTGATCGTAAACTCTCAAATTAAATTCCTGTGTGACTGCGATTGAGCCGGAAACGATTGTCGCCGACAAAGTGACTGCGGCGAAGGCTACCTGATTCCCGTTCACTGCTGTTACTACTACGTCCATTTCTTGCGCGGCAGACGCAAACGTAATTACCGAACCGACTACTACTGAACCGGCTTCGGTAAGGTATGCGACGGTTGCGCCAGTTTCCAAGTCCGCTGAAATTGTCGTACTCGACCTGTGCGTTGAGCTGCATCTTACGTCACTGCCTGACGGTATCGGCGCACCCAAAGTTACTGCGGCAAAACCGATCACGTTTGTAGACAAGTTAATCGTCAGGATGGTCACGGTAACCGTAGTTACGCCGTCGCTGATTATGACCCTGTCTCCGAGTTCGACGTTCAGCAAACTTTTCAGTTCGATTTCAGCCTCTCCCGTTGCAAGAATGGCATTAGTTTCGCCTACATATTTCGCGGTATACAAGGCCATGTTATCGCCCCACGCACCCACACTTGTTGCAGAACAATCAATCGCATCTGCGGTGTTGTTCATCGACTTCAAAATCGAAGTCGCCGTGAGTGCTCCCGCACCTGCTACTCGCGCAACGTACAATCTTTCCCCGCCGTTCTCAAAAAATAAGAACGCGGAAATTGCGGCGTAGGAGTTTTTATAAAATCCTCCGTAGAGCCGCTGGTAGTCGCCCCAACTTGTTGCGAGTCCCGGTTCGTCCAGTGGGCCTTTTTTACAAATTCCAACAAGGCCACCGGCAGAAACGCCGACACCGGCAATCAAAGGCTGTCCACCCTTCTCAACTAAATATACGCCGGGGTGTAAAGTCTCGGTCATTAGCCTTTTCCTCCTTTACCTTTTTTTGATTCAATCTTAGGTTTGGAGGAGGTTTCATCTTTCACTTCTTCAACCACCACGAATTTCTTTTTCTTCAACATATTCAACACTTCCGCTGATGTTTCAACAACCTCTTTTTTAAGAGGCTTCGAAATTTCACCGGGAGACAAGTGCAGAGATGTCGGAGGAGAAGTCGCAAGGTTGACACCGTGAACGATGTTATCACGATTTTTGATCTTCATTACTGAACCTCCAGATTCTCAAGATAACCCAATGTAGTGCCTGTATCAAAATAAATGGTTTCGATGGTGTCGAGTGTTTCAAGGATCGTACCACCCCAATCCCATGTCGCGCCTGTAAACCGAACCATCTTTCTAAAAAGCCGTTCGGTTACATCATCGGCGGTGATGATAGGTTGCAGGTTAAGTATGTCAATTACTTCCCCGCTTTCTATCGCGGTCAGCTTGTTCTCCTTCAAATACCCAAGTTTGAACATTTTAGAAACAGAATTTGCGAGAGCAATCGAAACAGAATTTCTCTGTGCAAGGCAATTTACTACAACATCAAATCGCATCCTTGCAGGTGGAGTCCTAAGTCCGATCTTTACATGGTCACCCAAATATTCGCGCAAAGGTTTTTCTTCACGTTCAGGTTTGTACTCGGTGAAGTTCAAAATTTGAACCACTACCACGGGAAGTTCAGCAGCATGACTTTCAGGTTCGGCAGTAATAAACACGTCTGTCGTTCCCAAGTAAATAACAAGAATCATTTCACCTGCGTCTTGTACCGCAGTCATAGTAACCTCGTCACCATTCAATGAGTCGAAAATGTTTACCGACTGGGTTGGGTCGTTTGTAAGATTGTAAACATTCACGACTGACTTGACTTCAAGAAGCCCTTGTATCGTTACTTTATCTGTCGCACCAATAAGGACTTCCTTGTAGTACAATCGGGCGGCGATCCTGTCTTGTACCCACCGCCGTAGTGTACGGTAAACATCTTCCTCGAAGTCATAGGATAACTCGCAGTTGAACTGAATGTTGCGGAACGTCGGAGCCGTTGTTAAGCCGGGAGAAATGAGGGCGCGAAAACGAATCTCGTCCACAGAATCAGTAACCGAAAGTCCGACTGATAATTCAACATCCGTATTCCATTCATTTGAAGCAGCGTCCTGAAATACTGCCCCAGTCCAGTACTGCCAATTTCCACCTTCAAAAGAAACTTGGTAATTCACTGATCCCGATGTTGCTTCGTCTGTAGGAAGCACGTCGGCTTTGAAACCTAACATCTCGGTAATACCTTTTGCGGTGTGACTTGCAAAAGTTACAATAGCACCGTCAGTAGGAAATTCACCCCAAATAGAACCGAGCCCGTTCCTCAGTTTAGTAAGGGACGCACCTTCGCTATTAAAAACTACTCCGGTTTCCGTAGTAGTTTCTTGTACGGTTGGTTTCCAGATTACTTGTGCCATTTATTCAGTGAACTCCGTAGTCTTTAACATTGCGATTACTCGCACTCTAACGTCGTCTGTTGTAACACCATCTGTCGTAATGCGGATTAGCAAGTTCCGATCTAACCGGAGTAGTTCCGAAAAAACAAAGTTGGTGTCATCCCAAGTAAGAAATTCACCTATCTTGAACTCGTCGCCACCGTCGATGTCCACAAGGGTTACCGCGAATTCAATTTCCTCGTCGTCATCGCGGGAAACTAAAACTGAGAGCAAATTCCAATCAGTAGTACCCTTGCCGGGATGCACTTCAAAAAGTACGTCCTCACCGGTAACGGTCGTTTTGTAAACATTTCTTGAAAGCATAAAGCCCTCCTGAACTTAAACTGTCTTCTGTTGCGACTTCCAAACCTGTCGCCCCGCTTCGGCATAAGTTAGTGAAAAAAATGGTTGAGCCTTATCCCAAGCGGGTTCTATAAATGGTCTCGGCGGTGAGTAAATGAAACCTTTCTTTTTTCCATCTTTACTGCCGAGCGGAAATTTCTTGTTTCGTTTCCGCAATTTGTAAGCCATTGCCGCAAAAGACTTTCTACCTTTCGGCGTACTTAAATCAACGCCTGTAAAATGCCCGTTCTCCATAATCTCGGCAACGCGCACTATGCTCTTACCTTTCTTCTGCGTACCGCGCGGAATACCTACAAACACAACAGTAGGGCCAATGAGATTGACGTTAATTGAATTCGTTAGATCACCGGTATCGGCAAGCGGTACTGAGGAACGCTTTATTGTAGTAGTAATTTCAGAAAGCGGAGTTAATCCAAATTCGTTCTTTCGGATTCCATTCACCATTGCACCGCGAAGGATTTCTCCATTTACGATAAGTGCTTTGCTGAATTTTTTCTGAATATTAACCGCAAACTTCGTACTGTTTGTAACAGCGCGTCCGCCTGCCCAGTTGCCGACTTTCTTAATACTCATGTCCGCATCGAATTCCTTTCAACTGGTTCTACAAAAAAAGCCATGAGCAAATTCGCTCTGCCTTTCAAATGTCCCGAGCGTCTTATTTCATCAATCTCATACTCGAAAGATTCGCCTGCTATCTCAACAATTCTATCTCCTGTCTCGATCACTGTAGTTACATCGCGTTTGCGAAATGTCAAATGGCCTTTCACCAATGACGCATCACCAGTGTATTCGGAAACCACCTTATCTTGAATTCCGTAAACTACTTGGCAACGAACCTCATATTCCGTTGAATAATTCCTAACTGATTGCGGTTCATTGAAGTCGTCGTCCATGATGGTCGCCGTCTTCTCATACTTCCGCAACTTCACAGTTACAGGATTCATTCTTAAAGGTATTTGTGTTGCCATTATACTGACAGTGCTACCACTGGAGCAACATAAGTCGCAAGTACCATATCAACCTTTGGGTCACCTGTGAAAGTGCCAAGTGGAAGTTGGCCTGAATCTACATTCATGTCCTTGGGCGAAAACATCGTGTAAGAATAGTTGTCAGTCTTTTCGGATTTTAGCCTTGATTCAAAATCCGGATCAACGGGATCACCGTTTTCAGGAACAAGTAAAGCCGCCTCATTAACTACCATTCTCGTACACGCCCATACTATAGAATCAGGTACTCTCCCGAACGTCAAAACATTCGATGTTGCACTGGGGTAGGTTATTCCTCTCGTTTGCGCTTTGTCAATCGCGATCTTGTTCGTTCCATAATCAACCGCGTTAATCAAAGTGCCAAACCTGTTACTATTGACAGAATCAATAACGACTATGAAATCACCTTCAACGAAACCAGTCGCGTCAGGTACAGAAACTTCTTCGTCGTCTTGAACTAAATCGGTATCAATCGAGATCGTGAGTTCTCTTCGATCTTCTAACCAACCTGACCAACCCTTAAATGTGTAATTCTCAAATCCTTCTTCCCACGTTCCGGTACTCAAACTCGCATCACCACGTAAGTAATAACCTGCTTGTCGTGCAAAAAATCTTTCGAGGTGAATAACATAGTAGTCAGAATCAATTACGTCGGCTGTAGAGCCTTCAGGGTGAAAGTTGATTTCGTCGATCTGTAGAATAGGAACTTTTTTCGACAAATACAACAAAGCAGAATCTCGACCGCTCATTCTCTGTTCCGCATCATAAACCGGCTGAAAATATTGGTTTGTGATTCGGTTAATCATTTTAGAGAGCATCAGAATTCTGCGTCGCAAAAGGGACTCGTCAGGATAGCGTGTTTCATCCATCCCTTCGGCCCTGAGTCTTGCGATTGAAGTATAGTAAAAATCCATTCCTTTTAAACCTCGATTAGTTCATCGGGATGTTTTGCACGTTGGTGCGCTTTCAAACCCGCAAGGTTTTTGAAGTCTTTGTTGCAAAAGGGACAAACAGGACGATCATCACGGTAACCTTGTTTATCTTCCTCTGCGGCTTCAACTTCATCGTCTTCATCTTCTGCGGAAGCCATATCTTCCTCCGGTGGCGGTTCGTCAGGAATAGGCGGTGTTTCGGACTGTTCATCCGCCATTGACGCATACGACGCGGCCTTCTCTTTCACTTCCTCAGTCTTGTCGGGTACTGAGTCGTTTGAAGAAAGCCGTAACTCCTCAAACCGCTTATCGTTTTTCCTGAAAAAAATCAAGTCTTTTTCCAAGTCAACAGTAACGATGGTTTCGGGAGTAAGAAAGTGGTATAACTTACCGGAAGGGGCGCGTCCCATCCATGACGCCCCTTGTCTGATTTTGAACGCTGAGGGCATAACTGCCTCCTTCTCAATTTGGGTTCAAACTTGTCCTTAAAAAAATCCAGGCTTGTCCGTTTCTACTTTAGATTAGTTCCCGCAGGCGAAGGTTGATACACTTCACTATTGCATCGTTATTCTCCATTATATCATCCACCTCGTTGTAGATCGTAACTTCAAGCGTGTCGGCGCGTGGTTTAAACTCGGTGAAAAGACGAGTCTTTTTCAACATAATGTGAATGAGATTCTTCGGGTTGGCGAGGAACATATAACTGCCTTCCGGTACGTTTGCGGGAGCGGCGGCAGCAGAGCCGGTGTACGTTCCGACTGTAATACCCAGTACGTCGTAACAATCATTTGCTTCTGCAATAATCTCGACTGTCGAAGCTCCGCCCGTAGTCGGTGACTGTAAGAGTAACTGACCGAATCCTGACGTGAACGCAACGTAGGCTCCCATTGCGGCATTGATCTGAGCCGCTACTTCGGACGTAGTAAAAGTCCCTATGTCCATTGTGAAAGCAATTGCGCCTGCGGCATCGATGTTCAGTTCAATCGCATTGTCTGCTGAAGTAAACGTGAACGGGCCTTGTCTTGTGCCGAGTGCAAAACCGGCAGAAGCGGCGAGGATACTTACGTCGAGGTTTGACGGAATAAGCGGTACGCGAAGAAACGGAATTCCATAAGGAGCGAGTCCCTTGCCTGCGAGTGCATCGTCACCCGCCGCCGTCAAACGATCTGCAACTGTGTCCATCCAGTCCTGATAGATAGACTCCGAAGCAATCCAACGCAGGCCGGAATCACCTTTGTACTGTTCGGGTAATGCCCTGGACATTCGAGCGAAAACGCCTTTTTGGATTGACGCACCACCTGCATCGAAAATGTGAGACGAGTCAGACTGGTATTTCCATCCGTTCAGAACGCGCAGGAGAAACCCCATTGGTGTGGTATCGCCGGAATACGCGGCCTGATCTCCGCGAATAGCTAACAGTTCGAGGTCGTTGCCGATCCTCTTTGTAACCTGTGCCATGAACTGATCCTCGAAAGCTTCCTTCGCAATGTTGCGGAAAAGCACATCGGTCGGTAAGTCGTACCACGACATAACCTTTTTAGTCTCGTAGGTCACCTTCGTGGTTTTCGGTTTCGCTTCCCCTGCGGTCGGGTCAACGGAGGCGTCGCGGGTAATCGGTTCGCCTATGAACATTTTACCCAGTTCACCTTTCGGGTTGTCCACCTCTTCGTGCCTAACTTCTTTGAGTAACCGCGTATGGTCATAAACCATGTCGATGAACTTATCCTGTTGCTCCGTATTTAGTTCACCGTTTGCAAGGTCGCTCATATCTATTGCTTTTGCAATTTCTTCATTGGTCATTCTGGCTATCCTCCTTAATACTGAAATGAATTTTTATTACCACTCAATAAGAGTGTTATTGCTTTACTTTTTTTCTGTCGATCTCGCGCCTTTCACGTTACCCTTGCCGAATACGCCTCCAAAAACGCCTTTCTCTGCTTCAAGCTGTGTGTCGTTGTCTTCGCCTGCGCCGGGAACCTTCTCCTCAAGCGACTTAACTTTGTCACTGAGTGTTACGATGTCCGCGCCGGATTTTTCAATCGCGCCGGTCAGAGTTTTTGAAACGTCTTCGATTTTGTCAGTGAAAGTTTTTGTTAAACCTTCAAGTGCCTTACCCATGTCCTTTACGATGTTTACACCCAGGTCATCGATGGATTTCTGTGTTGCCGCGTTATCCTCATTTGCTTTTTCTTCGAGAAACGCGCCCATTTCATCTTTGAATTTCTCAAGGTCAAATTCGCCGTCTGTTTTCTCGGCTTCTTTTGCCTTACCCTGAATAAATTCAAGCAATAACCCAAGTACGCCTTTTGACTTCGAGGTTTTGTCGGCATCCGCATTCGGATCATCCTTGTTGTCTACATTTTTATCCTTATCATCCTCACCTTTGTCATCTTCTTCTGTATCCTTCGCGGCAGGTGCGGGATACGGAGTAGCAGGCATCGACGTTGCTATTGCCTTCGCAGCCTTAATTGCATCCGTGACGGCCTGACCTGTTTCTTTCAGTTCGTCAGGAAGTTTTTCTGCGAGTGTAGACATTGCGGTTGCGGTTTTATCAATTGCAGCAAGAACTTCAACACGAGTGCCTTTCTGAATTTCCTCTTTATGAAATTCAACGAATACTGCGGTTAATTCCTCGTCGGTAGATTTTTCAATCTCGACGTTGTTTGTCTCGCAGTATTTCTCGAAACGTGCGGCGAGTTCTTTAATCTCTTCTGTCTCGCCCAACAGTTTCAGTAATACTTCCAAAATGTTCATTTCTAACGATCCTCCTTCACTTTCAAAGTCCGCGAGTGCTTTACTAACATACCAACGCAATGCGCGGGCTTTTGGATTTGCAGGTAAGGAAACTATCGAGTTTTCAATTAACTTCATTTTATAAATGACGTTTGCCATTCGGCCCAGTGCCGCGACGAATTCCTTCTTCGCCCTTAACACTTTGCCGCGAATTGAAAACTTGTTAAGTACACCTTCCTTGATTTGAGTCCACAGATTTGGGTCAGTTTTTGAAATCACAACTTTAACCCAAAGACCAAGCGTACCGTCGATCTTCATAACTTTGGTTTCAACGGTTTTCCCAATCGGCTTATCTTGGTCATGATTAAATAACACTGTCGAATTTTCCAACAGGTCATTTGCCGAACCTTTTAAAGCCGCCTCGGTAATAACGTCGCCTTGGAGATCAAGGTCACTTGTTGCACAAAACCCTTCGAGTACCCAGTCGCCTTCTTGCGAGGTTCCTGTTTTGGTTATCTCGAATGGAACTCGAAACGGTACATTGATTTTCATTCCTACCCTCCTTCCCAAATCAACTTTTATTTGACCTCGGGTAGCTCCGATGATTCAAGTATCCAAATGTTAGAGTCTGGTGATTCTGCGGTTAATGTATAAAGCCCTTTCAGACCGGTTCCTTTAAATTCGTATTTTTTGAAAGTCGGTTTATCTACCATCTTGATTATTTTTCCCTTATCTTTAATCTTAACCCACGATGGTGTTTCTTTTGTTGGGTTAAGGAGCGTTCCCGGTTTTTGAAAACCTTCTAAGGACATTACTTCTTTATCTATGTCTGGTTTCACTGTAGCCGAAACTGATTTTTCTGTCAAGGGGTTGGATTGTAACAATATGTGAGCGACTTTTTTCTTTCCGAAATCAAGAAAAATATGCCACTGTTCTTTTGACGGGCCTTCGCGTACTACAACCGGCCCCTTGAACCATTGGTAGCTGAAAGTATAATCACCCTTGATTTCTTTATCCTCTTCCTGTTTACGAATTTCCTCAAACTCTATTTTTACCACGCCGTCTTTAATAGCTTTGACAAGCGAATCCCTAATGTCTCGCGCCTTCGTACCAGTAACTTTCCAATATTGAAATTCATCAGGAATCTTTTTTCTGATTTGTTTTGGCAAAGCCGATTTTTTATCAGGAGGCATCCAACCTTTATCGACTGCTCGCTTTGAAAGTACATAAGGTCTTTGATCTATGGGCTTCATGGTCAGCCGAATTGGCCCCGGTACTGATACTTCTTGAGGCTCCGAAGGTGGTAAAATTTCCTCTGCTTTCAACGAATCTTTATAAACTAATCCGGTTTCCGTAGTAATTAAATTTTCTTCTTTTCCTATAATAAAATCATCTGCAACCAGACACGATTTGGGAATATCGCCTTCTGTTCCAGCGGGAAGGTTTAAAAGTCTGACGATGATTCTATAATTTAATTTTTTTCCGCTTAAAAAATACTCATGAAAATAACTTCGTTGCGAACCATATTCTACCGTGCCTTTATCTACTACATGAAACACGCCGGGAAAAAATCGTGTCGCACCGGGTGCGGGTTTTTCTTCGCCACCGCTTTCAACAACTCCTTCATAGCCCAACCATTCAACTGGTTCTATTGCTTTCTTCTGAGTATTGATATTTACATTTACTAACACTTCACCGCGTTTTCTTTTATCCCATGTTCCATCCGACCAATTTATTTTGAAATTGGAATCGTCTGCATCTACTTTTTTTAGTTGCGCTAAAGTTAAAATCGGTTCTTTAATCGCACTCTTTATTTGATCGTCCAGTGTGTACCCAATAAGAAAATCTTTATCTTCGGACTCCATACGAAGATCGGTGTGGATACTTTTGCCTCTGGCATGATGTTGTGCTACAAAATTATAAATTTCATTTTCATCGGGAATAATCATATATGGGTCTTTTTGTTTTTCAAAATTTTTATAAATTTTTTCTTTTGAATTTTTGTAATTTACTAATTGTTTTTTCATAACTAAGCCTATGGCTTTTGCTAATTCAGGAGGAACCGCATTACCTATCTGCCGGAATTGACTTTGAGAACCTCCATGAAATTTAAAAGAATCAGGAAATGATTGTATCCTTGCACATTCACGCGGCGTTAAAAAACGATCAAGAGTTGGATGTATAAGCGTAGTTGAAGCAAGTATTGTATAAGCTGGTTTATCTTTAGGTATTCTCCTTAAAGCATAACCCTCTTTTCCACTTTCAGTTACATATTTTTTTCCGGGCTTCACTTGACTAATTCTGTTTTTGGTTTCTGTTGAGTGTTTCGGAATTATGTGCCCAAAATCCACGTCTTCAGATTTATTACTTAAATCCTTAATCGCATCCCAAGTTGAAATTCTTTTTTCGGTGCTTCTCGGATAAATTATCGGAAGGCCAAGCCTATTTCCAATAAAAAAGACTCTTCTTCTTATTTGTGGAACTCCATACTCTTCAGCTTTTAAAATTTTATATTCAACATCGTAATTTAATTTTTTTAATCCATATATGATTAAATTAGCATATTTCCCGTTTTCATTACTTAAAATTCCGGGAACATTTTCTATAAGAATAAATTCAGGTTGTAGTATCATAACGCCTTTAAGAAAATATTTATAAAGTTTATTAAAAGACTCGTGTGTATTCTCTATTTCATCTACTGACTCAGAATGTTTACCTTTACCTCTGACTGAATGTCCTTGACACGGAAGACCTGCTGCCAGAAGATTAAGTTGTTTTCCTCTAAGTGATTTATGAAGTTTTTGGAAGTCTAATTTAAATAGGTCTGCTTTCCAAATAACAGTGTTCTTAAAGTTTTTTTCTGCCGTAATCATTGAATCATCATCTAAGTCAGACATAATAGCGGTGGAAAATCCAGCCTTTTCTAAACCGAGCGATAATCCACCCGCACCGCTACATAAGTCTATTGAAATAAGACCGCTAAGTGAATCAGCTTTTTTACTAAAATCATTATAAAAATCAGATTTACTAAAGGAATCATTATTAATAGAAACATCTTTAATCCATTCTACATTATACTCATTAAATAATGATTTAAGAAAATTTTCATTATAATTATCCCACGTTTTGTAAACTATCGTTTTGTTTTCAATTTCCTTCGTAACTAAAATATTTTCATCTTTTGCCTTTTTAATCACACCAGCAATTGAATCTCCTGCGACATTTATTTTCCTCATTACTCGCGGTGCCCACAAAGTCACATCTTCTTCGCCGGAATCGAGATTAATAATGTAATTAAGTTGTTCAAATTCGATTTCTATTACTTCACCGACTTTTGCGAGTAGAGAAGTATTAAATGTTTTCCCTGAAGAAAGATATTCTTTACCGCGCATCCTTACCCGTTTTTTATCGGAAATGTCCTGTCCTTGAACTTTAAAACCAAATAAATAAGTGTAAACATTTTTTGCTCCCGAAATGGGAATTCTTTTTATTACGATTACATTTGCAACGGCGGAAACATGAAACTTAATTTGTTCTCCGCGACGACCATGAAGCACGTAAGTTCCTTTCGCTGGTTTGGCAACAACCCCTTCCGATCCCGGAGTAGCCGATAATTTATTCGTAAGTTTTTTTAGTTCTTCCGCATTTTCTGCTTTATGCGACGGTGTGCGATTCAATTTAATTTTAGGATCAGGTACACCATCGGTCTCTTGTTCAAACGAAAGTGCCTTCAAAACGTCGTCACGTATCGAAAAGGGTTCTTTGTGTATATCGCCCTCTGGTAAGTCTTTTACGTCTGTCTCAAGGCCCTTAACGTAAACTATGTCAAACACGTTTGCGGTTATCTGTGAATCATCAGCGGGACTATCAGAATGTACATAACCAACAGTCGCTTCGCGCGGTAAATGTTTCCCGTCGTCCCACATTTCAATTTCAATAAGCAAAGCGAGTTCATCCGCATTTAGTTCCTGAATTTCTTTTACGACATTCGGAAAACGGTCGGTATTATTTTCTCCTTCGATAGACCATATTTCTACACGCTTTCCGGACTTCCAACACAGCGAAGCCATACCATCATATTTTTTAGTCGCCATTACTGGAAAATTGTCTTCCTTAAAAAGCGATAAAAACGCATCTATTGTTTGTCGTTGTTCCGGAAAAAATCCTTTCGTCGGTTTCATTGCGGTGAAGAAGCGAAACATTTCTATACGATCTTCTGATTTTGACCGCGCCGCCTCCCTTATTAATTCTGGCGAAGCCACTCTTTGTTTTTTTGTATCTGAATTTTCCAGCAAACTTACCGGCACAAGCATCAATTCATAAATCGGAACGTGAGCAGTAAATGGGCCGTGATATTTGTCGTCAAGAAAGTGAAGTCGTTTTGGTGTACTCGATCTATCAATTAGCGGTTGTGTAATTTTACTAAGAAACGGTTCATCGAACTGTCCTCGAATAAGAATGTCTACATCGCCTTTGGTTGCGCCTTGCGTAACTACACCACCTACTACGTAAACGAATGGCGTAACAAGTATAAATGCCTTTGCCTCATTTATGACGGTTTCTTTTAAAATCAGATTTGTTTCACCACTTTTTTCAAAAACTACTCCGGTTTCCGGAGTAATTAAATCAGGAGGATTCTGCGGAGTAGAAACGCGATCCGTAAAGTTCATTTGTATGATAGTATTTTTCTTATTTATCCTTCGCGCTACGAGTGCATATAGCGGTTCTAATTCTACATCCGTTTTTTCGGCATGATAATTTATTGACTGCCGTTCGGTAAAAGATGAACCGCGTCCAAGTCTGAATTCAAGTGGCACTTTGAAATCTTGCCCGAAATTTCCACTCACGTGGTAATCAACCATTTCATCTGTTTCACCCGAAAGAATGTTCCCGCCAAGAGAAATGAAAGCCGGATCAATTACATAATCGTCGTTGAAGTCGGAAAGAATGTCATCAAACTGAATTTCTTTACCCAACTCTATTCCTGAAGATGCCACGGGTGCAAGATCATCGTCCATTGCAAATGACTTACTTGCACTTGTTTTTAATTCATAGTTGCTTATAAGTAATTCCGTCTCATTATATAATTGTCCCATGTCTGGCGACGATTGATTTCTAATATATCGAGCAGTGATTGTGTAAATTTTAAAATGCTTTCCAAATAAATTTTTTATTTTATCATCATTGTGAAGTTGCAATAAAAAATTGCCTCTTATTTTTTTTACCACATTTAGGAGTTTTTCATAATCTAAAGTTTTCCAATAGTGTGCACCTGTCTTGCCGTAAGGCGGGTCAAGATAAAAAAACGTAATTTTGGAATCGTGTTTTGCGATGGCATCTTCGTAATTCGCCCGCTCGAACTTCACATTCTTAACTCGATCTTTAGCCCGTACTATTTTCCCTTTAATTCGTTCCCATGCCGATCCTTGAAGTGCCGTGCGATCTTGTGCGATTGATTCACTAAATGTTTTACCGCCTCGGAAACCCCAGTAACGAACATACATAAACTTATAAACCGTATCAAGCATGCTATCGCATTCTTGATCTGAAATAGATTTAAAATGTTTTTTATCTTTGGGCCGCTCCCAATAAAATCTTGACAATTTTCCCAAATCAATTTCAGAACAACTTTTGATGAACTTCCACGTAACAATTAAATCCGAATCAAGATCGGAAAGAATTTCATTTTCGCAAGGTTCTTTCCTAAATAATACGTTTGCCGCCCCCGCAAACGGTTCACAGTAAATCTTATGTTCGGGTATGTAAGTTACAAGTTGTTTTGATTGCCGCATCTTGCCACCGGGCGACATAAAAGGCGGTTTCGTTTTTTCAAATTCAATCCAATCCGTTTCTTCTATGTCAGATTCTGCGATCGGTAAAGAATATTTTGAATACCATTCCGAATTGGAACAAACGAGTAAAGATTTTCCTACTGATAAATTTTCTTCAAGCTCTTTCTTAATTGCTTTTAGTGCCGTTTTTATTTTTTCAGATAAAGTCTCCCACCAATCATTCCAACCTGGTTGACCGTACCACGTTTTTCCCGCAATAACTATTCGGGGATATCCTTCTGTTCCTACATCATATTTTGAATAAATATCGTCTTTATTGTTTAACACTTCAACTAATTTTTTGCTTTCGGTTTCGTTACGCGATTTTAAACGAACAACCACATGCGTAACCCTGTTTTCACCGTGGCCTTCACATGAAGCTCTCAACTCAAGTTCCTCGATTGCGTCGATTGAATCAAGCCATTCGAGTTTTAAATGTTCGTCTACGAGTATACCATCTTTCCATTCCTTCTCAGGGCTGTTTATTCTGCCGCTTAAAGGTATATCAGGTTCTTTGCCGTAAACTGCTATGTAGGCGAACGTGGGACTATTATAACTGCCTCTCTGCTTTCCTGCCGAACCACGACCGGAACCACTTTGTTGTTTTTCCTGATTCCAGGACGGTTCATTTCCTCCCGGCATACCGCGATTATTTAATTCCATTTCAACTACATTCCAAAGTGCAATTAAAATCCCTTGTGGAATTTTTGTGTGTTTATGAACATTTTCAATAAAACTTTCAGTACGAATTAAATCCATTCCCTCTGCGGCACTTATAACTTTCATTGCACCTAATTCTAACCATTCAGTAACAACTTTAATAGTTTCTTCTGTCTGGTCGAGTTCAAGTGCCATCGCGGGAAAGAAAAATCTAAGTAACATTTCCTGTACTATTGCGGCATGGGTTTTCTTTACGATTTCTTTATCCCAATTCTCCATTTTATTTCCGCGTTTTAAGTTAGCCCAATAAACATGCATCCAGCGGTGATCGTCAAGGAGTACGTCGTCGTCGAGTTCTTTTATTTGATTGAGGTTTTCATAAGGTACTGAAATTTTTTCTAAATCCATTTTGTCCTCCCGTAATTTCTAAATTAAAAATTAATGTTTTCTTATATAATAGATAACATGCGGATTGTTACGTTACTTAATATTTTCTTAGCTTTCTTTTCCATTTTGGCAGCCACATTTTTATCATAACCTTTACGTAAAAAATGCCAAAAAACAGCTTCAGAAAAATATTTATTTCCTGGATAAAGAAATGTAACTATTTCAAAAGCAATCTTATCCTTTTTCTCTTGTATTATTTCACCCCAAAGAAATTCAACGCCTTCAATTGATATTCTTTCTAACTCCTTTTCTTCTTTTGATAACTTTACCCGCTTCAAAAAATTAAACTCCCCAAGTAAACCATTTAGCATGACAGCCAAACTCTTTGAGAAAGCTTCAGAAAGTTCATTCATAATCTTAAACGCTCCTGGTTCACGTTCTTTTAAAATTGCCTTAGATGAACCCCCTCGAAAATAGTGAGTAAAAGCTTCGGCAAAATGTTCTTTTTCATTTATTCCTGCATAACTCGTAATTCGATCAATGGGTTTTATAGCTCTTGAGTAATCCAGCCATCGTGACAATATAGGAGCACCTTTTTTCACATAACTGGGATGCAGAAGAAGATTATATTCAACATGATGACCTAATTCGTGAAACGCTACTTCTTCGGCAAGACGTAAGCGCGTAAGGGGTGTGTCCATCACGAGTCCAGGTATCATATCATTTCGTACTACCATGCCTCTTTTTAATTTTGAATAAAACCCTCCAGTTGATTTTGACATTTTATCGCCCGTCCATTTTTTAAATAAAAGCCCCGCATTCTTTTCATTAAAAAAGTTAAGAGAATTAAGATTATGAAAAAATTTATCTGGTGCTTTCTTCTTTAATAATTCCATAACACCTTTTACAACCGGCAATTCCATTTCACCAGCCGTTTGAATTTGTTCAAAAAATAATTTTTCGGGTTTCATTTCTACCGCTCTGGCTACTGATGGTGGTTTACCCTTTGGTACAGCAAGTAATGGTGGTCTTGGAGCCATCGCCGGTGTTTTAACACCAACAGGAACCGCAGCAACCGGAGAAACAAAGTCAGAAACAATTCTTGAAGATATTATGGTAGTTGTTCTGCACAGGTTATGAAACGGTGGCAATATTACGCCAGCCTTGTCAAAAGTTTTACTGTTTAACTTTGGGTCGTTTGTTTTTGGAAACTTAATTTGATGACCGCCTGCAAAGTGCCTGTATTTTTTGGTATTACCTATTTGTTCAGAAAATGCAAACGGTTTAAATTCTCTTATAGCGTCGGGATTATCAAACGACAACAATTTATCTGTGTGTGTTGTAACGTCTTCAACAAACACCACCCTGCCGTCCATGTCCTGACAGAACGGAGTCGTACGCTTGTCGATAATTGCGGTGTATTGAATTTCGGTGATACCGCTTTGTTGATAAGTATAAATCTGACCGGCGTTTCGTGCAAGGTTTACTTGATAACTTGCTAATTGATTCCACGATTTATAATCTTTATAGGTATTACCAAGTTTTTCTTCGAGTTTTCGTGCAATCGTTTCTGTATCAACCGCCTTCCCAAATTGGGTTTTCAGAATATTTTTGATCCTCGGATCAGAAACGCGGATATAATCGGAACTCAGCCAACCAGTAAACCCCTTATCCAGTAAGTTTAATGCCCGCGTGTCCTTCGCAGTCCAGATATTCGGAAGGTTGCCGGATGAGGCTGCAAACTGTTTACTGGCCCTGTACGCTTTCTCAATAGTACGGTTTATCTTCTGATTTATCTTCCTTGAAATATCTTTGCCCCAAATTTTTTCAGACCATTTCAGAAAATCCTTCTGTGCAGAAGATTTCAAAATTCTCTTACCGGTTTTCGCCACCGTGAAATTGCCAGGAACGGTTAGCTTCGCGACCCTTGCCGCAAGTTGCTTATCGGTTGTCTTAATCGAATCGGCAAAACCTGCGAGGATGCTATCGAATACTTCTTTTTCCTGATTGAGAATAAAATCTTGCATTTGCTTCGCGCCCGCCTGCTTCATAAATCCGATGGATTCGCCTAACGTAAGACGCACTATATCGTCAAGTAACGATAACGCAACCCTCTGTTTTTCTTTCAACATTTATTTAGTCCTGAATGTCTTTTAAAATGCTATCGCGAATTGCCAACAATTTATCCGTAATCGCCTCAACACCGTCATCTTCATTTGTTTCTGGAACTTCTACTTCACCATTACTTTCTTCCTTTACTTTTTTCTTTTCGATCTTATCGAGTTGTAAAAGAATTGCAATGGGAAGGTCAGCCCACTTATGAGTGTAAGGTTGTTTACCTATGTTCTGTCTGATTTCGTTTATAGTAAGTGCCGCAAGGTCACTGTAGATTTTCTGTACTCTTGCGTCTTCAACCGGGTCGGTTATTCGAGGCTGAATAAACTCAAGTGTTGCCATTGCCCGATACTTAAATTTTACTTCGTCACCTTCAACCTTTATTACCTTGATAAACTGTTTGTCCAATTCGTCTTCGATTTTATACCGCCGTTCTAATGGTGAGAGCGTCATTGCTTTTTTAAGATTATCTTCATCAGAGAAACACTTCGATAATGCATCAGTCATACTCATTGATTTTTCTTGCGAAAACATATCCTCAATAATTGTATAATGAATTTTATATTCCTTAACTTTTTTCGCAGGTTTGAATTCTTGGTCATTTGTGATTCGCCGCGACTCGACCGCATTGCCTTTTGTTATGTCTTTCATCGTTCCGAGGAACACTTCACCGATACCAAACGCCTCTCTGATTTCATTATCATTTGCCGCCCGATAATCCATAAAAGATGCATCGTCTTTTGATCCGACTCCGACTTCCTTAACGTCGATTTTTGCACCGGAATTTCCGAGAGTACCGATACCGCTTGATTCCGATTGCAACACCATTGCCCTGTGTTGGTTTGATAAACCTTTCTGTTCTGTTGCCATAAAGGAACGAATTGACTCAACGGAATCCGGTGATAGTGCGCCTCCGGTGACAGTAACTACAATCGGCGGCACTGCATTGTTTTTGAAGAACATCATATTACGAACCGCCGCTGCTCTTCCTCCAGAAATTGCAGGCGCAGCAGGTAGGTATCGCGGTGATCCGTAAATAGGAGAATTCGGAGAATAAATTTTGAATTGAATAATCTCAGTTGCACGATCCTCAAGTGGCAATTCATCACCTTCATATTCACCAGTCGATTTGTTCATTATATGTTTGTCACCAAAATCTTTGAAATATCTTGTTTTGCCCTGTTTCATTTGAATAAAACCCGTACCTTCTTTACGCCGAGTTATACTTGCCGGTGCATGATAAATTTCAGCAGGTTCGCCACGCAAGTTTCTGACTATTTCAAGGTATCCATTACCCGTTGCTTCCTCGTCGGTTCCCTCCTGTCGCATAACTTCGGTAAACGGCATTTCTTTGTTGGGTCGATTGAAAAGTTTTTCGAGGCGATTTTTTTGAATATTATATGTCCTTTTTAATTCGTCTGATAGCTCCTTCCACGCATCTTCAACTTCTTTTGTGGGTTTGATTAACCAACCGTACCCAACGGTGTTTTGAACATAAGTTGCAATGCACTTGGTTAGCCGCGTTGAATAGGAAGGCATTGCACCCCACGCCACCGGATCGTGCGGAGGTGATATAGCATTGGTGCCGCCCCATGATTTTTTCGTAATTTGTAACTGAGTTGAATGCTTTAACAAATCTGTTTCTATAATCGTTGCGGTCACCACTGCATCATCGACTTCTTCACTTTGGTTATTTTGATTTTTCTTGTCCATTATTTTTTACCTCAACAGGCATAAGTTTTTGATCTCGCGCAGTCCTTACTTCTTGAATATTACCATCCTGAACTCGTACAGTCAAGGTCGCGAATCCGTACTCACCTTTTTGCAATAAATTTTCTTTAATCCACCGCTCTATTCCTTCAAGATAGCTTGTGTTGCGCTCTGTATACGTTTTATCATCCGACATTATCAAACCCCCTTTGTGTTATTTCTTGTAATAATCGTGAGCAAGGACTTTCGTTAGGAGCATAAGTTTTGGTACATTCAAGCACGTCCTTATCATCTAAAGTTTGTTCACCTTGATACGCACAATATTGATCGAAATTACACAACCTTACTACAACTCCGTCCGTTTGTTCTTCCTGTTCTTGTGATTCTATTTTTGGTAGCCCTTCATGTTCGAGAATAATAGCCTCATGCCATTCCGCAACTCCTATAACCGTGTAACCCTTTTCAGCGTATTCATTGATTTTGTTCTCAAGATTTTTCCTCGAAGACGCACTGATAAGTAAAAACTTTTTCATATTAAAATCACCCCGCCTTGTTGTTCCTTTTGAGTTCCTATGTCTTGAACTTCACCATCTTCATCTATCGCGAATTCATTAAGAAATAGGAAGTGTAACAATGAGCACATTAATCCGTCTGCACCATGGTCATTTGACTTCACCGGTCGGCCTTGTTCATCCTTGCGATACTTATTTATTTGACTTTCGAGTATTCGACACTCCTTGCTTATTTTTAACCGACTCATTTCAAAATATTTTGCGACATTATCTATGCCTAACTTTTTGTAAAGATTAAAGGGCACGGCCTGAACTTTGAATCCCGCATTAGCAACGTCGAGATTATTAAACGGATGCGACGCATCTGCGTATACTACAAACTCACCAGTCTTTCTTTTAAGTCTGCGGAGATACGCGATAATATCACTCGTACTCGTTCCCGTAAAAAACGCCTCGTTAGGAACAGCAATATGATTAAGATGTCGTTGCGAAAGTATCACTGCGGTTTGTGAATCAAAACCCCAATCTATTCCTACTGACGATCTCACATTTTTAAGTAATTTCACAAGATCATAGTCGCGAGTAAATGCCCTGTCGCAATCTTCTTTAGGATAAACCCTGCCTTTAGTTGAAGGCCTGTGACATTCATATTCTACGCGATAAGTTTCTGCCGTATTTTTCTTTTTAGCGTCTATTACATTTTTTCGACTTAACCACCCTTGTGATTTCCTTGCCTTACCGTTACAACCCGTATATTTGTATTTTTTGATTTTGCCGTTCGCGTTTAATACAGGTATTCTCTGAGTCAAAAAACAGTTACGGCAATCCATTTCATCATCACATTGGGCCATGCAATCATAAATACTCCATTTATATCTGACATAATCACGTAATTCTGCATTATCCCAATTATCCTGAAACCATCCGAATGGAACATGAAATGTTGAATCGGCAATAATGCAATATTCTTTTTCTGAAAATACCATATTTAATGCAGCCTCAATAACTGAATCAACTGACGGATCAGATTGACACGCCTCGTCGATTACAATTCCTGGAGGATGTTTGCCTCGTGCAGCTTTTTCAGAAGTAGGAACACATTGTAACGATGGCCCTGTTACAAGTTCTGTATTTGTTTTAAGCGGTTCACCCTTGACAATAGTAGCACCACGCACTCCGACGCATTGTTCTGAAAAGAATCCTTTTACATAATCATATACATTTTTTGCCTGTTCGCCCGATCCAGCTAAATCTTTAAATGAGAATTTTTTCCACACCATAAAAAGAAAAATTATTATAGCAACTGTAAGCGAACCACCCCCGCCACGCGGCTTCCATAAAATCCCGGAAACTGTTTTGCGCGTCCAATAATCCCAAATCATTTTCATTTGTTTTGGAATTAGTTTTATGTTTATTTCTTTGCCGTCTTTTAGAATTTTTAGATTATTTTCAATCCATTCCTGTAGTTCATTTTTAGTCTTGAAATCATGCGGCAGGCCGTATGCTTCTGGAGACATTTCCTCAAAGGAATCATTTTCGAGTTTAGTAATTAAGTCGTTGAAATGATCTTCAGCTTTGACTATCTTATCTTTTGCTTGTTGTGTTTTCGATAGAGTCATGCAAAACCCTTTTCACTTTTGAATTCGGAAACGTCGTTATTACTTTTATAAATAACCACAACACGACTCGAATCAGTGCCGCCCTCTCAAGTCCGATTTCACTTGCAACCTCATCAAGCTTACTGATAAGTTCCGGTTCAAGTTGTATGTTCAATCTGCGATATTTACTCTTACTCATTTTGACTCAATAAACTACAACGGTTCCCGTAGTAATTAAATTTTAATTTGCTTCCCAAGGATATTTTTTGCCTTTAGTTATAGTTGTCCTCACATTACTATTTTCGTCGGCCTGAAGGTTTTCTTTTATCTTTAACTTACCTTCGCCGGGACGCAATTCGATTTCAGGAATGTTAACTCCTTCTGGTAAATGGGGTAATGTTTTATGATGTACAATTAGGGCGATTTCGTCAGCACTCAGTTCAACGAGTTCGACGGCCTGCGCATCGTGTGGCAAACAATCAGTCGCTTTTAATATACCCGTTAAAAATTTCGCGGTTATTTTTATTGCGCCCAAATTGCGTTGCGTATTTGCCATTCTTAATACCTTTCAGTTTAATTCTTATCTTAATTGACGATACCACCATGATACCATCATGTCAAGAGACTGAAAAAAATTGTTTTAAAATGAAAACCGGGCTACCAGTTAGTAGCCCGGAAACGGCAGGAGCGGTTTTTTAATTAAACACAAACACACACACCTTCAGAGTAGCGTATTTTAGCATTTATGTCAAGAAGCCATTTCGCCCGCGCTTCACGCCTCCACCCGATATGAATAGAATTTTTCCAAAAAATGACAGTTCCGTTGCAAAATTACAGCAAAATTAAACAAATTATTTTTAATTTTTTTCTCAAAATCTAAAAAACGTAGGGTTTTCCAAGCCTTTTTGAAACCAACTTTCTTTTGAAAACGCTTTACAAATTCAAGTTGAGGCATTATAATATGAGTGTAAGATAAAAAAGGGAGAAAAAAATGAGATACGATCCAGAAAATATGGCCACCGACAAACAAGTGAAATATGCAACCAGCCTGGCGAAGGAAGTTTACGGCGAAAATTGGGAACAAGAGTTATTCAATCTCTGCCACGATGTCCATAGCTGGTACGCGAATCGCCAGTGTGAGGTGTGGAAACTAACGAAAAATCAAGCGTCGAATCTGATAGCCGATCTTTTAGATATGAAAAACGATCCCGACTATGTTTATGAAAAAGAAGAAGAGCCGAACGAAGCCGAAAAAACGAAAGAGAATTATGAGTACACTGAGGCTGAAGGCTTAGTTGAAAAACTGGAAACCGAGAAAGCCGCAAAAAAAGAAGTTGTGACAAAATCTTTTTTCAATCTCGAAACCGCAAGGGCCAAAAGAAATGCCGTGAGAAAATTAGTAGAAGAAAGGCTTCCCTACCCGGAAAAAGCACAGAAAAAACAACGGGCGAAGGTTGACACAAAACGCCGGAGGGCTTGCAGGGTTTCGAAAAAAAGATTTAAAAGCCTGAAAAAAGCCTATGACGAATATGTTAAAAATGAAGTTGCCTGAAAATTATCAGCGGTTAAAAAAATCAAAAAGGAGAAAGGAACACATGAAAATGGAAACAGGAAAAACCTACAACGCAAACCCGAAATACACTAACTTGATGAATCGTGAAAAGCAACTCCGAAACCGGATAGAACGCCTTCAGAAACAATTGAATCAGACACGCAAAGAAAAAAATCAAACTGAGCCTTTTGTAGAAGCATAAAATAAAAAAAGGAGAAACAAAAAAATGGCAGGTTACGTAGATTTCTCAAAATCAAACAATGCAGTAGCAGCAGAAAATGAAGGACGTTTTCCCGCATCAACATTGGCACGGAAACTGAAAGTAAAAACAGCAGCGATAAAGGAACTACTGAAACCGTGTGAGTGGCATCACACTTCCAGTTGGTATAACACAACAGACTATTACGATATAGAAGATGCGCTGGAAATTTTATCCGAATTGAAAACATGGAAGTCTCCTGACTCCGAAATTATAGATCACGGTATTTGTACCGTGAAATATCTTGAATGGGGCGGTTCACGCCGCCGCCCGAAAGCAACAAAAATCGTAGAAGAAAATTGCTGTGTTATGCAGAAAGATAATTGGTGTACGATCAAAACTTCAGACGGAAAGTCATTCAGAAAAAATATCAACACGAATGGATTTTCGTTTAAGAAAAAAAGGAGAATAAAAAAATGAATATCTATCAAGCTGTCAGAAAAGTAGTAAAACTCGTAAAGGAAAACAAAAAGAGTAAATACATTGTAAGCGGTTATTATGGTTATTCTATCGTTGATAAACCTTTCCCTTCCGATTCTCACTATTATTTATTTTCTCCCGCAAGTGTTGAAGAAAACAAAGCGATTGAATATGAAAAGGATTTTATTACCGGCGAAACCACTAAGAAAGAAAAGCTTATTGCAGGAATATAAACTACAAAGGGAGAGAATAAAAACATGAACAGCACAAAACAAAACAGAGAACGTGAAGAAGTTCAGTTACAACGTCAGGGAATATCACATACCCTTCGCGGACACATGGCGAATGGTGATTATATCATAATTACTTTTTATCACGGAAGTGATAATCCTTATTATTTTCTTGAAATCGAACACACTAATAAAAAAGGAATTACTACAGGCCGACACGTTGAATTAAAAAACGCGACAACGGTAGAAGAAGCAATCAGCATAGCAGCCTTGGAGTTAAACTGTCAATTTAATCCCGAAATCGAAGCATATTGTTACAGCGACAAAATTTCACTCCGAACATGGCCGTACATTGCAAACGATGTTTATATTACTTGCGCAACCTATGAAACGATAACCGACACAATCAGACATGAACCCTCGAACATTTGTTTAATTAACTTTTCCGATAATGATAAAATGACAGGAAAACAATATAAACATGATCCCGCAAATCGCAAATACACCGAACAAATTAAACGCGCATTAGAACCTTTTAATTCTAATGTAGCCGCACATGGTATCGGTACAGAGCGTAAGGAGTGGCTCGCATGGCTCGTTAGTCAATACATTAGAGACATTGCAGGTGAAAGGCCGATCAGAACAAAATCAATTAGCAAGACACAAAGATTTCAAAGACATTTATATAAAGATGAAAGGAGGAATTCATGAATCAAAAGCAGCCGAAGATTAAACAGAAGAAAACGATGGGCGGTTTTCGAGCCGGTGCCGGTCGCAAATCTATTTTTGAAAAGCCGGTTATGATCTTCTATAAGGACGAAGAGTATAACAAGCGTCTCGCGCAGAGAAAGGCAAAGGAACTCGGATTTAATTCGCTTTCAGATTATATTCGATCCGCAGTACACATCGCAACGGGAATCGAAACGGAAGTTTAATAAAACAAAAAGGGAGCACACACATGAATGATTACAGTTACACAATCGGAGACAAGTTCGAAGTCGAGGTAGATTTTTTCACCGGACGCCGAGTCATAGGCAAACTCGTCAAACATAACAAAGACGGTTCGTTTACGCTGACGATAACTGACAACGGTGAGGAAATGGTCTTACGCAGGCGCGGAGATTTACGTGAAAGGTCGAATGATTTACCAACGGGATTTGTAACACACATTTCCGATCCGGTTGAACTCGTTGAATACAGACAAAAAGTATTCGGGAAATAATTTTTATTACTACGGAAACCGGATTAGTTTATTGAAAATAAATAAAGGAGAAAACGCAATGTCACAAATGCCAGGAAACGAAAGTGTAAAGAGGTGTATTGAAATAGCAGCAACTGGAGATCATAACATTTTAATCTTCGCCGCTTTCGAACTTCATCCGACGCTCAGGAATTATACAAAGGAATTTCTTACGAAGAAACAAACCTACTTAACCGCACCCTGTTATTGCGGTTATTATGGAGACTACACAAGGGAATGTAAATGTACGACGTTTCAAGTAATGCACGTACACAGTAAGATTAAAAAGAAATTAGATCGTTACCCGATAATCTGCGAGGCGACGCGGGTCGAAGCAAGTAAGATAGTCACAAATTTCGCCGAACCAATTGCAGTTATCAAGAAACGCATCAAAGAAGGAAAAGCACGATTGCCCGATGTTCCGCGTAAGATTGATCCTGCCGCACTTGAACTTCTCGAACAAGCTGTAAAACATTATTCTCTGTATCCGCAACACGTAGAAAATATCAAAGTTGTTGCAAGAACTGTTCTCGCACTTAGTTCTTACGATTCAGATATTATTAAATCCGAACATATTGCGGAAGCAATAGTAATAGTTGCTGACAGCATTAAAAAACTATTTTGAAAGGAAAAAATCAAAGTGAAATTGTTCGAATTCAAACCCGGTAAGAAGAAAACGATTCGACTCTTACCGCCACCGGTTCGCAAGGTACGCTTTCTACAGCAACATTATCCGCTGGACGTACTCTGTACTCTTCTCAGCGACGATTTAAGTACATGCGCTGTATGTTCGCGTATTGCGAAGCCGGATCGTGTAGCAATAGACGTTGCAGGACGATATAAAAATCTGATTTGAAAGAAGCAGTTAGATGAAGCAGATAATAATGGCCGAAATAGAAATTGAAGTAAACGATAATAAAGAGAATATGTTTCTCCGAATTGGACACAAGAAGAACTGCTTAAAATGTGCCGGTACTGGAATGGCCTACGGTTTTTTAAACATATCCCGTACAAAGATTTTCAGCAAGACACGATGGTTTAAGATCGGAAATTACTCCGGTTTCCGTAGTAATAAAAAACGCAAAAGAAAAAAATTTTACAATTCAAATATTATAAATTATAATATGTTGACAGAAAGGGAATAAATAAAATGAAATTGAAAACAGCAAAAGGTGAAACGATCCTTATTAGTAAGATAGACGCCGACCTTGCCGAATACACCTGGCGTGTTGGTAACAAGGGTTACGCCTACAGACATGGAAACCGTAAGGAAAACGGAAAACGAAAAGATACCTACTTACATCAGATTATTTTATTTAGAATGAATAACATAGACGAACTGCCTGACGATTTAATACCCGATCATAAAAATAGAAATAAGTTTGATAACCGCAGATCAAATTTACGCCTCTGCACAAAACAACAAAACGCATGGAATCAACCCGCGAGGAGAAAAGGACATTTCAAAGGAATACACAGAATGAGTAGCGGAAATTTTCATACAGTCATCGCGGTCGATGGGAAAAATAAAAATCTTGGTTCTTATTCAAAACCAGATTATGCCGCTTTCGCTTACGATGAAGCCGCACGAAAACTTCATGGCGAGTTTGCCTGTTTAAATTTTCCGGAATTTACAGCGGAACAGAAAAAACAATTTCGCAAAAAACTTGTTCTCGATAAACGAACTGTAAGAAAACGCAAAAAAGCAAAAAACAAATATGTCGGTATATCAGGAGAAGGAACATCATGGATCGCGATTTATAAGGGTAAAAATTTGGGATCGTATCACACGGCAAAACTCGCAGCACTGGTGCGCGACGAATGTGCAGATAGAGACGGTGCGCCGTTGAATTTTCCTAAACTTAATTCCAGCCGCCGCAGAAAGAAAATTAAAAAAGGCATTTTTGAAAAGAAAGTAGCAAAATTAAAACGCCTCGCGGAAAAACACAATACCAGTTTAAAAACAATCGCCAAGATAAAATATAAACTCAAAAACGATTGGCACGAAGGAATCGTAAAAGAACTCTCAGAACAATACAATTTGAAATACTGGCTGGTAAGCGAGATACGAAGAGGCAGGGTATTTGCTAACGTCATTCCCACTCCATAAGTTTTCAGGTTAATTTTTTCAAAAAATTTTTTACTCCATTTTTACATATATATTTTTCTTACCCAAATTGTAAACGGTCTTCATTTCGGACGCCCATTTAGCTATCCCCCACACCCCACGCTCTTTTTTTATCTCCGTAACTGCATTTTATTTCAGACATTTTCACACCAACTTTCACAGTAATTTCGCGCGATTTTCCCCTGCGCACCGCGCCACACACACAGTGGCGGCGGAAAATAATCTTACCACTATACCGCCGCTGTAGTATCTTTTGTATGTTGATCTCTGAGAGAATTTCTTTCCGCGATCTATCTCCGGTATCCCGCTAAGGAAAAGTCTTTTTTTATTACAACGAAAAACCAGATTAGTTTTTTCTCCCTGCTGTGTCCCGCGCACGGTGGAAAGATTTCTCCTGAGAGTTTTTTCTCTGAACAATTTTTTCTCTAAGAGCATTTTTCTCTTACATTATACACGTGTCCGGTGTGGGGAATATTCCGCTGGAAAGTTTTTCTTACGCGAATTATTTCTTATGCGTTTTCCCCGGAGCGGGAAATCTTCTGTGCGGCAGGAAGAAAAGACTTTCCCTTACGTGATCTCTCCCGCTGCTGTGTACAAATACTGTGGGAAATATTTCATTGATACCAGGAGGGATTTACTGTAATTAAACTACTACGGTTTCCGTTGTAATTTATTCACAAAACAATAAACATCGCCGCTGCGCATAAATACGTTATAGTATATGTATGTTGCGCTCTAAGCGATCCTTTTATCAGGATGTAGTAAGACAAGCGGCAATGTCTAAAAATCGCGTGAAGAGGCGCTCAAGGGTATAAAATAAAAGCCGATTTTCAAAAATAATGGGAATTTGCCAGTATGGAGAATTTCAAGCGGAGTTTATGTAGTGGGAAAATATTTAATTACTACGGGAACCGGGGTAATTAAATTAGATGTTTTTCATAGGGGGATGTAATATAAGAACGAAGAAAAAACCGCTCCCTGCGATTATGCAAAGAGCGGTATGGCGGAGTAAAATCCGCTGAGAGGAAAACGAGGAAATAAAGGGGGGTGTGGAAAATGCAAAATAAAAAAAGCCGTCCACCACGAATAGTTAAACACGGTGTGTCACTGGGGAAGAAGAAGTTAAAATGAAAAACTTTCCTGCTGTGGCGAGTGGTGGACGGATAGAAAACATTTTTAAGACTTTATGACACCCTTTATAAAAAGCTTATGACACCCTTTGAATAAGCTAATATTTGTACAAAATAAACGCGAGGAAATTGTTTTTTGGAAAAAGAAATTAAGCTGATTTATTTTTTTACGACACCCTTTAATTCTTTCAGCACGCGGAGTCTCTTCACGAAAACTTCCCGAAGACCGGGATAAGTCACATCAAGTTCTCTTATGGTTTCTACAATTACACGCTGAAATTCCTGTGTCTCCTGTACGTTGAGAAGTATCTGCTGCATCCTGACCTGTAATTCATTCTGCTGTTCTGCGCGTTTTATTGCTGAAAGTTTTGTGTTAGCTCCTGTATTAGAATCCCTGAGAATATCTATCGTGGCGCGGTTAAGAAAAGAAATTTGTTCTGCTACATTCAATACCGGCGCACCTGCGGCTGTGACAGACTGTAGAACCTGGTCTAAGCTGTCCTGTTCTAATTTCCTGATACGTTTTGTGAGAGAGCGGCGATTCATATTATAAGCTGTAGCAATCTCTACGATTTTCATTCCCTGATCCAGGCAGGAGCGTAATTCATCATTTGTTATTTTGAATCTCCCCTTACCAAACGTCTGTACCGGGAGGCGCAGGGAGGAGGTAGTAGGAGGGGGGCTTGGGGGAGACGTTGACGGGAGAGAAGAAATTTCGGATATACGTTCCATACCTTCGTCAAGTGGAACTGTTTCGGATTCACGTGTGAGAAATTTGGTATCATCATCTAAAGAACCACGTGTACCTGTTTTCATACGTTCCTTGTTTATAGTATCATCCTCTAAGGACTTACGTGTACCTAATTGTGACTTCTTTCCTCCTTCTCCCTGTGCTTCCTCTACGCTTATATTATTCTCTATCTCTACTGTAGTATCTTGTGGAGATAGATACTGAGAAATTTCTTTCCGCGATTCCTTTTCTCCTATAGCACTCGCTTGTGAAACGGCGTCACAAGACGAGCGTGATTTTTTTTTCTTAATCTTCTTGATTTTTGTTTTGCCACCCTTCAAATTCCGATCCCGAAAATCGCCGAGGGTGGGACGTTTCTTTCCATTGGGGCTATTATTACCTTTAATGACGGGACGCCCCTTTTTCTTCTTGACTTTGGGTGTCTTTGCGCCACCTGTAATTTTCTTAGTTTTTTTCGCCATTTTTCTCTATGAACCTTTCTTACTTATTAGTATTGATAATTTGATATGCGATGGGTGGCTTCCGACACCCTTTTGCTATCAGTTGGTTTTAGCCGTGTTTTTTTCTTCGGAACATTTTTTAGAAAACGAATTTTCAATTCCTTTAACTAAAGACGTGCACAATTTTAGAAAATAATACGTCCAATCAGGTATCTTTGATTTTTGTTTTATTGTCATTTAATTACTCATCTCCTTGAACAATATAGAGTGCGAGAAAACCTTCTTTTCATGGGAGTTTCTTTTATTTTGGGGAGAACATCATCTCCCCATACATCCCAACCCTTTGTTCTATTACGCGCAAATAATTCTATGCGCGACATGTCACCCATAAGTTTTACAATCCTTTCGCGGACTAAATCCGGTTTTACAGAATGTCCCTCGATTGGTGTGTCTATCACGGAATGAACACCGGCATTTATTCTTTTTGGTTTTCCTCTCGTTGCCAATAAACACACTTCTGAATTAGCTCTTGTCCAACATCCCATACCCCAGAACCATGTAGGTTTTTTCTTATTTCTCTTAACCCATGTAAAAGCAACTGTTTTGTATTCAAAACCCCATTTCTCTATAAGTTCCCAACACTCATTCAATTTTGGCATTGTTACCCATAGAAATAATACACAATCATCAGCGGCAATATCTTTAACGGGTAAATTGTCAATCCATTCTTTGTCTTGTGTCTGATATTTAAAGCATGCGCCTCTATTTCCCGCCAACGCTTTATCCCGATAACTCCACGGTGGATCGGCATAGATTATTTGATATTTTTTATTGGGAAAATCATTTATCATTTAATCAACTGCTTTCTAATTTGTGCTCACAAGTGAACACGATTTAGTTCCTGTTTCACCAAAAACTGCCTCTAAAATAGCAGGTCTTACATTCTCTCCACAGGCTTGAATTTCCCTCAAGCCGAGGGTATGTAAATTTTTCGCGGCATTAATATCTCTATCAATCTCGACTCCGCATTTGTCACATTTATAAACTCTCTCTGACAAGAAAAGAGTCTTCTTTACGATTCCGCAGTTACTACATATCTTCGATGAGGGCATGAACCTGTTGGCTACTATTAAATTAGTTTCGTAAATTAGGCTCTTATATGCCAATTGCCTACGGAATTCATACCATCCGACATCATTTATCGCCCTACTTAATCTGTGGTTCTTTATCATATTACTCACAGCTAATCCCTCTATTACTATAACTTGGTTCTCGTTACAGAGTCTCGTCGTTAGCTTGTGAATAAAATCAATTCTTATGTTTGAAATTTTTGCATGAAGTCTTGCTAATTTCATAGCGGATTTATTTCTATTTTTTGAACCCTTTTGTTTTCTCGAATGATTCTTGGATAGCTTCTGAAGTCTTTTTAAATTACGCTTTAATGGTTTAGGTGCTTTTATTTTTTCCCCCGTAGATAATGTGGCAAAGTTAATAAGCCCCAAGTCTATTCCTATTATTCCATTTTTATTTCTGGGTTTTACATAATCTCCCACGTCCACCATTACCGATACGTACCACTTGTCGGCTTTGCGGGAGACGACGGCAGATGTCACCTTGCCTTCGAAGCGAAGAGCTTCGGTAAGCCTAACCCACCCTATTTTGGGAAGTCTTATTTCCTTGTCATTGATCCTAAACTTATCGTTCGCGACATAGAATGAATCGCGTTTTCCTTTCTTTTTGAATTTTGGGTATTTTGATTTCTTTTTAAAAAATCCATTGAAGGCCTTTTGGAGATTTGCGAATGGTTGGGAATGGGCATCTCGGTGAATATCTTTTATCCACGGGTATTCCTTGTACTTCAATACATTAAATTTTTTCTTTAAAGAATTAGCGTTTGGTTTTTTTCCGGATTTATATTGCTTATTCCATTCCTCTAAAGCCCAGTTCCATACAAATCTTGCCGTCCCGCAGGCTTGGTTAAAATAAATTTTCTGCTTCACCGTGGGGTCAAGTTGTATTTTATGCGCTAAGATCATTTTTGGCTTAATGCTTCTTTCAAAGATTTCTTATAGTTCCTTAATCCGTATAATCGGCTCGAAAAAGTATGCACTATCGTCATTAAGTCTTGAACCATCTCCTGTTCGGGACTTAATTTCTCGCTGTTAAGAATCAATATTTCGCAATCGTTTTTTTTACATAGATGTAGTATTAAATCAAATCCAAATCTACATAGCCGATCTTTATGCGCAATTACGAGGTGGGAGATTTTCCCAGAACAAATGTCGTCTATTATTTCTAGAAACTTTTTTCTCTTGAGGTTTAATCCCCCGCCTATCTCCGTTATATAATCAACATTGGCGAGTCCTTTAGCTATACAGAAATCTTCTATGACAGAACGTTGGTTCTTTAAATCCGGCCTTTGCGCTTGAGAAGATACGCGGCAATAGGCGACGACACGCTTGCTTTCAGCAGAAACGTCAATTCCAAGAAACTCTCTTAGCTGCTTTTCGGTGTAGTACCTGCGATTGGTTTTAGTCCTATTAGCCTTCAGGACTCCCTGCCTGTCCCATCTTTGCAAAGTGCCCACGGACCTGTTCAGTCTTTTTGCAGCTTCCGTAACAGTATAAGTATTCATATTGTACATTATAGACTATTTTTGTTTACTTGTAAATAGGCTAATCCATCCCCCTTTCTCTTCCTCAATTCCGGTCTTGGAAAATAAAAGAAGTGCTCGCCCAAAAATTTTAACTTGTTGTGGAAGAGCGTTGTTCTTTTTCATCTGTTCTATAATAAATTCAAGTTCAGAAGGTTTGCCACTCCAGTAGTCAGGCCCGTTGCTGCCGAACCTTATTACAAGACTACCAGTGCCAGTGCAATAGAAAACATCATAATCGGCAAGGATTGGATCGCCATCTTTACTTTCAGGCCCAAGGAAGATACACATTTTACAATCATGCTTAAATTTTCTTCCATGACGAACCCGGTCACGAATACCGAACTTCAATAACGTACCAATCTCCTCGACCTCACAACTGCTTTCGCCGCTTTTGACTTTGTACCAATGCTTAATATTCTCGATGTCTTGAAATGTTAAACTCTCCTTCATAATATCCTCTTTCCTTTTTCGTCTAAGGCCCAGTGATGGCGTTTCGCTTTGAACGCCTCGTAATCAATGATACTGCGGCAGTACATTGTTTCAATGCGCGTCCTGATACTGAATTTTAGTTTATCGCGCGACTGTCCTTTGTAATGTGCATCGCTCTCGAAAAAGAAGTCAACGATCTTTCCAAATGTTACGCCGGGATTCTTACAAAGAAAACCATGTAAGTCGATTTGAAACTGACTATGTTTGAATTTCCATTGCCTGCCGCCTTCTCTTTCAGGTAGTGGTACTTTTGCCATGATTATATCCTCAACCTCGTTCCTGTGTATTTGTATAACTCGTACTCCGACGTTTCCCACATTAACCGTGGTACAAGATCGTGTGGATCAACGATGTTCGGTGTGTATGTTACAAATAAATCATTATTGCCGAAACGCTCCCTGTAAACAATTAGTTTCAAAGGGACGGCCCTAATAACCTTTAACGTCCCAAACCTCATCATACACGAAACACAGGCGCATGAAACCCAAGGAACGGTGTGGCACGACCTGCACATAATGTCAGTGTATATATTGGGGACTCCGATATTGATAAGTTTAACGTACACGAATCACCACTTTACCAAGGATTAAATTCCCATTCTAACTTAAACTCGTCTTTTAGTTCTTCTTCGTAATAATAATGAACATCGCCTGCTTTATAAATCATACCGTGTTTTAATTCCGCAAGTTCACCACACTGTAGACATTTAAAGATAATTCGTTCTTTGCGTAATATTGGTTCAGGTTCAACTGTCATTTGTTCGAACGACGTTGAACCACAGCCACACGTTAAAATAATTTTTTTCATGGTTCTCCTCTATCTCACAATCTCACCGCAGTGTGGACATTTGTTGTCCTTCAATGTCGGCCAAATTTGTTTGTAGCACTTAGGACACTCAAACTCAAGTGTGTGGTCAACCCAGTCCTTTAATTCCAATAGGTTCTCACGATCCAAGTCGATCTGAAAACTCTTGAACTTACGAGGATTATTTTCTTTATGACGCGAATGAACTGCAATCGCAACTTGATTATCTCGAATGAACTCAACCGTCCTGATTATGTCGCCGTCAAGTGATCCTTCAATCTTTAGAAAACTCACAGCGTAATTCGGAAACGGTTTTGGTTCATCTTCAATTTCAACAGTATCGTCAGAGGGTTCGCCGGTCACTATTTCGTATGGACTTTTTCCTTCAACAATTATTAGTTCAATCACTGAAATACACGCCTTCAAGGTGCGAATGAAAATTTTGGAGTCCTTTTCTTGAATAACGTAGTCCCAAGGTATCTTGCAATTCGGGCATTTTTCACCGGGTACCGGTTTGCCAGTATCTATATCAGCAAACAATATTTTAGTAATAACAAAACCACATTTCGGACACTTGAAGTCGTCGTCTATCGTTTCTATCACTGGAAACTTTCCGTACATTGATTCATTCATAGTTCTTTTATCCCTTTCCTTAGTTAATTTGAAATCTATTTCAATATACTCAGCAGCGGTGGCGAGAACTGGTACGACTTTATACTCAAGGTGATTACCACTGCTGATTTTCGGAATCGTGAAGGTTTTGATATAACCTTTGCGCTTTTTCAAAAACAAAGCCCATATCAATTTCAACCAACACTTCCTGACATAGAACCACCGCCTGATTTTGAACCACGATTTCTGAGCAAAGACATAATAAGAAACTGACTCCGCAATGCTCTCCTCGATCTTATCTAAACCCTCCCTGACCTTTTCATCCACTTCGGGATGTTCGTTTCCGTTAGTATCTTTCATCGTTATTCTCCTTTTTATTCAGGCGATATATCAGCCGCCAATAATGTTTTCAACCACTCCTGCAAGTTTCTCTGCCTCTTTATCATCGTAGCTACCCATCACTGTCACTCCGAATTTTTTAGGCCGTGCGATTTGTTTTAACATTTCCGAAATCATCTTCGGCGTTACTCGTTCAACTAAATCAACAAGTTCGCCGCTTTCAAAATTCTTACCAAGTACGGCTCCTTCGCCCAACTGGTAAAACAGACTGTAAAGCTTTTCATCGCCCATTAAAATCTGAGACACCATCATCGTTTTTGCTCTGTCAATATCTATGTCGCTGACTCCTTCGATAGCGAGTTTATTTAAGACGTTTACTGTCTTTGAGATCGTTTGCTCAAATCTGTCCTTCCCCGTTTGCGCCTGAATCCCAAACATCCCAAAGCTCTTGAATTCCCACGCAAAACTGTAGATGGTGTAAACAAGGCCAAGGCATTCACGAATTTCGAGAAACAGTTTACTACTCATCCCGGTACCCAAGATGGCGTCGATCAACCAGAGCGTCGGTCGATCCTCATTTATAAATGAGACCCCTTGAGATAGCATAACCAAGTATGTCTGCTCTACGTCCCGCGTTAAAACTTTTACCTGCGGAATGAAGGCACCTTCAGCAGATGAAATTGAAGACCGGTGATCCTTAAAAGTAAGTTTATTGCAAGAGGTTTCGATGATGTCTTGTACTTCGTCAGCAGGTAGATTGCCGACAAAACTAACTATCATCTCTTCAGACTTGTAGGAATGTTTGTAAAACTCAAGCAAAAACTTTCGAGACATTATCCTTATGCTCTCATTCGTTCCGACCACACGGTGCCCACACACTCCATCGTAGTTAGACATTATTGCCGAATCCTGAACAAAAATACCGGGGTCATCTTTTCGACGTTTGATTTCTTCAAGTACAACGTTCTTTTCTTTCTCAAACTCATCTTCGGGAAACGTCGAGTTGAAATACATATCAAGCAGTATGTCGAGTGCAAGCGAGCAATACTGCTTCAAGATCGTAATGTGGTAACATGTATATTCGTTCCCAGTAAATGCGTTCACAGTACCGCCGCTGGATTCAATAGTGCGAGTAATATCTTCGGCAGATTTAGTCGTCGTGCCTTTGAATAACATGTGTTCTATAAAATGGTGCGCCCCATATTCCTCAAATGACTTTTCGTGAAAACTACCTCGCGGAATCCACAAACCAACCGTGACCGAATCAGCCCACTTAATTTGCTGACTGACAAGTTTAATTCCTCCATTACAAATTTTGGTGTCGATCATTTTTTAAGTCCTCCTTATTTTTTAATTACTACGGAAACCGTTGTAATTATTTTATTTTGTTGTGGACTGTGCAATTTTTAGTTATTTTAAAACACATTTCCCTGAACACTGAACATCTACGCTTCTCACCTTTGCCGTTGCCGAAATTACAAGTTTCGCACTTATTGAAAAACACAACGGGCTCGAACTCAAAAGGCAACTCCTGTCGCACCGCAAATTGCCTTTTACAGAAAGGACACATACCTTCGCGGGCGTTTACGGCGTAACCACACTTACACTTAATCACACAGCCCATAGCTTTACTCCTCGCCTTCGTTTAATGCGAAGGCCATGTTCCTATCATCGAGATAGGCGTGTGCAAACACTTTTCTGCTCCCGCCTTCCCAGTGTGGATTTTCGTTGACATAGTCATAAGGAATCTTATTTTCTCGCATAAATTGTAGTGCAATCGAAAGTGCATCATCATGTCTGCAAGTCCATAATATGATTCGGTGTTGAATCGACTCGTACCAAAATTTTCGCATTGCCGCAATTACATCATCATTAGTGGTGCCGGGTGCCGGGTAACCGTTGCTGTCCTTTGCAATCGTGCCGTCAAAGTCAACTGCAAAAAACTGGCAGTCGTCGGCAACATCAACGATCTCTTTGAAGCCCTCATCTATCGTCGGGACTTCATAAGCCATTGCCTGCTTATTGATTATAGAAATCCATTGACTTCGAGTTTTGCCACGAGGATTTTTCATACGCCGTTTTAAGAGCACTTCCGGTACTACATCTAACATTGTGGGGAAAAGGTATCCGATCACTTCGGCTCGAAGCGACTTTGCAAGCAACATGAATCGCGCCCTGCCTGCTAAGTCCAGATTTGTTCGATCAATCACTACATCGAATCCTTTTTTGACTGCCGTTTCTATCACTTCTATCTCGACTGCATGGTACATGTTCTTACACTTTTTTTCATACCTGCCGTACTCGCCGTGAACCATCATAACGATGTCATCCATACAAACCCTCACTGCGCCGTATTTCTTACACAGGTGGCGAGCGAGATCACTTTTACCCGATCCTACATTGCCGATCATCATGTATATTTTCGGAATGATCTTTTTATTTGGTGCCATGCTTCATTTTGCTCCTTTCGTTTATAATAATCTTTGCAATTCTAAAACCAGTGTCTTTCGGCAAAAACTAAATTTCTAATTACATCCATATCAACATTTTTACCGGGACAAGTTTTTGAGTATCCTTCCTTGCCAATTTTCTTTTGCATTTCACCGTGTCCATAAATATCTTTCTGCGGATCGAGTTTATATTTCTTGCACCAGAAAGTAAGTAAGTCAATTAACTTTTTCATTTGATTCTCCGTAGGCTCGTAACTATCGAAGTCGCCAATCATACAAACGTGTAATGCGTTCATGTTTGCATATTTGCAACCATTAGTACTTTGTGATTCAGTCCAGATGCGGTCTACGCGCCCATCTGCCGCACGATTAAGCACTCCGTGCCTAAAAGTATAATAATTAGGAAATCCGTTGCAGATAACAACGTGATACCCCGGATGTTTCCACCCGTTTCCTTGTGGCTTTTTGTCTTGGTGCCAGTGTTTAATAACCGCACCATCTCCCCACCTACTTACTGAATGATGTACAATAATAGATTTAATTTTCCTTTTTGACATTTTGACGCTCCTCTCTTAATAATTTTCCAGATGTCTTCGTTCACTTTATTAAATGCGACCTTGCCCTCTTCTTTCAAGTAAACGAATCAGTTTAATGATGCGCACCGGTCGTCTTTACCCACTGGTAAACTGCACCAACCTTATTGAGGGGATGTAATATTTTAAATCCGTCGCCCGTCTTTTCCAAATTCTTTGCTTTGGGCCAGCGAAGCCTTGATGTATCTTCTATCCCATCGCCTGTAAAGAAAACGAAGGTCGGGGTTACCCACTTGACTTTCCTTTTGCGTGGTTCGTCTCCTTCCCAATTTGACAACAGAATTAATTTTTTACCGGGTACGAGCAGTCGTTTCAATTCTGCCACTGTCAGGTTATTACTCATATTTAGCACCTCGTAACTTTCTCATAAATATCATTAAGTTTTGATTCTTGTTTCGACGATAATAAATCCAAATCGCGTATGCTGTCGAGGAAATCAATCTCCCAATCGTTCGGTTCCTCTTTACAAATGTCTTGCTCTACTACTTCGTCAATTTCCATAATTGCTTTGCGCCAGTCTGTCATTATTCCTCCCGGTTTTGTAATCGTAGAGTCATACCGCCATTTGATTTGATGTACGCTATCTTGAATCTGCTACCGCGTATTTCCAGAACTTCACCAACTTTGAATATCCCACTTGTTTTGTCAGTTCGGTTTGGAAACTTCTTACCCATTTCCTTTTTGGCATCTGCCTCGTCTTTGTGTTCAATAAACTTTCCGCGTCCGTCATCCATAACTTGATTCCTCTTTTCTCTTTTTTTAAGGGCCGGGACGTGAAGTGTAATATGATTTCGTGTCACACCTTTTACACTTATCATATAAAGCAACCAATCCTCGACTCCTTTCCATTTATGCAAATCAATCTTGCATCAAAAAAGACTTCTTTAAATTAAAGCACATTCTGCAAATTGTTTATCTTGCAATTTTGGTTCATTAAAAAATTCATTGTCACAGTAACCACAAGGAATCATTTTGTCGAGCCTGTCTAACAACTGATACTCAGTTCCTACCTTCACCGCTTCAACCTCCTTTGTCCGGTTGTACAAATATTTCTTTTGTGTTTAGGCCGAACCCCTTCAGAAGCTTTTGAACACCGGGTTGAATATTTTTCTTCACCTCCTTCCATTTTATAATGTCTTTGTCTGAAGATAATATCATACCGAGATTTACTAACCTGTTGCGATATTCGATTAGTGCAAGGCAACTTGCAATTTCTTTTTCGAGTTTTTCCTGGCCTCCTTCTTTCCACGCCGTTGGGTTTTGGTAAGGCATTATCGTATATTGTTTCCGCAACCCCTTTAACGTAATCTCAAGAACCTCATTCGGTATCAACGCAATCAAACTTTTTGCCAACAAAATTACCTCGCCGTAAAAATCCCCTTGCTCTTGTGTGATCTCTTCCATCATGTTGACCCTTTCATTTAATTACTACGGAAACCGTAGTAGTTTTTTATACCTTAATTTCCCATGAAAAAACAACAGTCTGCTTATGCATCCATTAAACTGTAAGTACGTTGATATAACGTGCGTCTTATGCCGAATCTTGATGTCTTCACTACCGGGTTAATAATTTTTTTCGCTTCCTTTCGATGCTTCCCGTTATCGCAACAGGGACACTGTTCAACGATTGCAACTGCAACTGCATCAATCCTTCTGATGCTTAGTTCCTCAAACTCAATTAATGTTTTCAACGCTTCTTCAGTAGTTTTTGTAGAACGCCGTTTTCGCTTTCCTTCTTCGATAAAAATTTCACTACGTAAATGTTTAAGCACATTTGCCCATGTACCGGGCCAACAGGCACGGCGTCTCGTCCTGACTTGAATATCGCCAAGTGCTGTAAACCTGACCGCGACTTCCCGATTTTTATCTCCGCATAAAAGAATTTCTCCTGCTTTTAGTTTAAAAGGTTTCCACTTTTTAGGTTTTGCGGTATTTTTTGCCATTCTGATTTTTGTCCCTTTCATGATTATACAAAAAAATCCCGGTACTAATGACCGGAAGATTTATTCTGACTATTTCTTTTCACTCGGGTAATCCGGTTGTACTCGTTTCGGTCTGAATGTTACTCCCAGGGAGCGTTCCAAAATTGCAAACGCTTTTCTGAGTTCTTCTTTCGATACAGGTACATTATTTTCCCAATCTTTGACTACAAGGAGTTGGCGATTTCGCCTGCCGTTAGAAATGGAAGTGGAAGTTGAAACAAGAACAAAAGAGTTTGTTAATCGAAATGAGTTTAATACTCGCCGGACTGACTCATCATTCACCACCCCTTCACCACCCCTTCACTATCAAATGATAACTTAACCCTACCCGTATGTCAAAATCAAGTTATAATTATTTCACAACTTCATTTCCTTCCGATCCATCTGCCTCTTCAGTCTTAGGATCAGGTGCTTTGTCTACCATTGCCGTTTTCTCAACTTCGCATACGTGGTCTTTGAATTCTGCGTACACTCTAAAAGTCTTACCGCACTTGGGACATTTATCTGCCATTTAGTTTCACCCCTTTAATCTTGGACAGTCATCAGGTTGATAATTGCAAAATTCCTCTCCGCGAATGTCTGGTTCATACGTAGCCACAAATTTACAAGTGTGATGAACATCGCAATTTTTACATGTCAATTTTTCACTCGTCGATTCTACATTTTTATAAACATCGTTTTGCAAAGGAATTCTAATCACGGCTGTTAAACTAAAATCAAGAATGTGATTTACAAGTTTGTCTTCGATACAAATTTTTCGAGCCAAAAAAACTTTTCCACAAACTCGAAAACAAAAATTCATATCCAGAATATCTATTCCCTCTGTGGTCAGACTTGCGCGCGAACCGACTTCTTCTCTGTGTCTGTAAGTTTGCCGTCGAATTTAAACTTCACGACCTCACCCTCGGCTTTCCTATGACGTTTAGGTGTCGTAATGCTTTAAAATGCGATGTTGAATTGAGGCGTTGTCCTTTAGAGGTCAGTCCATCACTCATAGCATTAGCCTCTGCCCTTTGAGCAGACAGCCTCCGTTGCCGCTGTGCGCGTTTTTTAGCGCGTCGCCGTACGATTGCCACCCTCGTACCTTTAGTGCTGTGTTGTAAGCTACTGTAACTCATTCGTTTTCATTCTCCTCGTCTTGGGAACTTTCAACCACATTTTCGTCGGTAACGACCCCGCGTTCCTCCAAAAGAACTTCCGTTGTCCTTTTAATCAGGTGGTGAGTGGTTCCCGTATTTTTCATACCAACAAAACTTTGCAGCCTGTCTCGTAATTCGTCTTCGGTATTTTTCACGTTACCTCACCCTCTGCCATTCCCAACTGCTTAAAGGCTATCCTTCGCATATCTTTAAGGTGCACACCAGTTCTTTCAAGCTGACCTCGCATCGTTGACTCCGGTGTTGTTTGAATCCCCTTGCAGTTCATGTATTCCGTGAGTGCTTCATACAACGCAAGTAGTTCCTCCTGTGTGAGTGCGAGCAGAGCCGGAACTTTTCTTCCTTCGTTCGTTTTAACATATTCCAGTCTGCCATTCTCATCTTTAACTCGCGCAAACTCGCTTTGCGTCAGGTTGGGATTCGCCGGATACCTTGTAGTGCGCCTCAACATAATCTCAACCAAGTCATACCTGAATTCATGGTTAATAAAAATCGTGTGTTCTTGCACGTTCATACCTCCCCTATGTCGTCAACGTCTACTTCGTGAACCTTCGCAGACGAAGGGTAAAAGTCTAAGCCGCTAATAACATTCTCGGCCCTGCTCTCCTCGACAAACAAAAATGGCCTGCCGTGTGGATCAAGAAGTATTTCGTCGCCGTTGATTACTACGGCAAAAAGCGAACTGTGTATCTTGTGGCCTTTACTCATTTTCTCTCCTCGAAAATTACCCCGGTTACCGGATTAGTTTTAAAATCTATTCCTTGCCGTCACACTCTTTATGCCGATGTTTCCAACCACATACAAATACACTTTTGCAGTCGCGACATGATTCCGGTACCGATGCGAGGTGTTTGTCTTCTGCTTTTTGTGCATGATCTTCGCCAGAAGAGATTTCATCTTTTAGTGATTTCATAGCTGGTAACTCCTCCTTTCCTAATTCTTCTTCTTCCATTCCTGATTGTTATACTTGTCGGCAACTATGTCTGCCGCTTCTGCAATGTCAATACCGCTCTTGATTGCAACTATCATTAAGGCAAACATCGCCTCACCGAATGCTTCGGTCGCCAGTCGTTTCTCCCACCTCTTGCCGCCGTAGGTTTTTCGGTACACGATTTGTTTTATAAAATCGCCGTAGTTATAAATGAAAATGTTTGACCAGTGCATTACGTCAGTCGAGCTATCGTCGGGTGACTTGTCAAGATAGTCACGAAGAAAATCCTCAAGCCCCATGAGGTTCACGATATACTTTTTAACCGCTTTCATTCTTTGCTCTGTAAATAGCCATGCTGCATGTCTGCCGGGTGTCTTTTGCATTATACTTCCTCCCTGTTGAAACCGCATCCTTTGTAAAGTGATTTTTTCTTAGCGTTCATAATATTTCCAGTTCAATCGGTTCATTGCCTCCGGACACAATTACAATGATGAATGTACTATTAGAAAGAACGCAAAAATGTGTTTTCCCGTTTGTCGGAAAATATCGGATATAATGTCTGGATTTGGGTTTGAAATGACCTCCTGTATCAAATACCAAATCACCTTGAACGCCAAATTCGATATTAAAATCTGATAGTAATTCTTGATCTACGGGTTCAAACATTTTTTCTTCCGCAAATTTTAACAACTTAGATATAACATGAAACACTTCGACTTCATCATTAGTAAGCTTGTGTGAACCTTCTTCAAAAAACATAATGCATCTCCTATTGAAATATCATTCCCTGTGTATGAAACGTACTGACTTCTTTTGTTTCAAGGTTTAGTTCAACTTCCACTGGACTTTCACCCTCGCAAGCCAAACTAAACTTCACGATACCGGAACCTCTGCGATGAAAAATATAATTTCTTTTTGCATCCTCAAACGGTTCTGGACTGTAAATCCACCGTTTGCTTTCTACTATCAGTTCCGCGCGAACTTCAAACTCGGTTCTGAACAAAGACACCAGACGATTGTTTATTACTTGGTCTTTTTGTTTCAGTACAAACGCCACAAGCCTGCATCCCAATATTTCTTTTTCACTTAGTTCCGCATTTCTGTCTTCTATATCCATTCACTTCCTCCTTTTTCTTAGTCTTGCGTTTTCGTTTCTTACGCAACGACCTTTTGTTCTTTCTACTCATTTTACCTCCTTAGATTTTTTAAATAACGAGCTTATTAATTCGGTTTCAAATTTGAACATTATAACGCCGCCTTCGGCAAGACCGTTAGTACATAAGGGATTTCAGGAATGTCAACGTCATTATCTGACGCATCAAAGTAAACCGATTCCGCCCACGATATAACTTCTTGCCTGTCCTGATTTGTCCATGACTCGATCTCGCTTATCTTCGGAGTGCGCCCGAATTGCCCGTCACAATCAACAAGTAGCAACATATTATGCACACTTTCAAAATCTTTTATAGGCATATATGCAGTTCCTTCGGGAACCCAAATCCATTCTTTCCGCGCTTCGTCAAACATCTGAATAGAATCACTCGGCGGGTCGTCGCCGTCAGGTGTCGCTATTGGTATGCCGACTTTCTTACCCGTCCTGATCTCCGCGAGTTCCCATACATACTTGTAGATGTGCAGACCCTTTGAGGAACAAACAAACGGCCCCGGCTTGACTCCGATCTCATCCGCCATGTATTCCTGTAAGTGTACGAGTCCTCCAAGGTTCGCCGGGAAGCCAGACCATAAATCCCAACTCCGAAAATAGGGGTAGAAAATTAACTCGCCGTCCTTAATCCTCATGTCTATGTGGCGCAGACAATTATGAACAACTATATTATCAGCTATATACGAATTGTCATCCTCTACTTCAAAATTATATACATCACCACTATAATCTACAGTAGATATACTATTGATCGGAATGTAAAAATATTCATTATTACTCCATAAGTATTTATCTTTTGTTCTTTTCTCTATAAACGATAAATTATACCCTACGCCATTGGCTTTTATCACCCTTCCATTTATATTAGAATCTTTAATATTCACAATACTGGTCGAAGGCATATACCCTATTTTTATCAATATAAGCTCAAACATTTTATACATTTGCTCAGATGTCGTAAATATGTTTGTTTGTTCTCTATTTATTCTTCTGTATCCATCTCCTTCGATAAAACTATCTATAAATGCTTGTAATTTTTCTATACTAAGGGACAAAAAATTAAATGGTATTTTTTTATTTCTTGCACCTGCACCAAATAATTCTCTATATTTATTTTCTAATTCCTTTGAATAAAATTTTATTCTTGAAGAACCTTGCCCGTGATTATCGATATGCGGCTTTAACCCATAAACCTTTTTCATCAACGAAATTATTGTTATTATTAAATCTTCTTCATGCTCTCCGAGACTGAATCTTAACCCATCAGAATAATCCCCTTCAGCTAAAAATAATCCCATGACACTTAACTCTTCTATACTTATATCCACAGCTGGCATATAACTATAATCAAATCTTGGGAAAGGAAGAAAATGATTTGTTGTTATATTTTTTGAATCTATCCATTCCTCTTTATAATCCTTGTAAGACTTTTTACATGTTAACCCTTGTTTTTCATAACACGAATATTGTTTTTTGCACAATGGTTTACATGTCATTTTCTTATCGTAACACTTATCTACTTTTATAACAAACACTAGATGCTCTGGTGTAAGTGACAACGTAGTTTTACGCAATTTTGTACTTATGTTGTTTATTTTACCGTCATATTTTCTGTTAAATACTTTTGTTACCTTCTTTACTCTTCCTTTATGGGTAAATAGCCTGTCTCCTTCTTTTATATCTTTAGCTTTTGTATAACCATCTTCAGTAAATATCAATGAATCTGGTAGAACGCAAGGCGGGTCTGGTAATAGACAATCAGAAGGTTGACCAACTTGCAGGATGTATTGATTGCCGTTTGGCTTTTCTCTCATGCGCTTTATAAAATGCTGAACCTGATTAACCCAGTTCAAAATATACAGCGGAGTATCAGGAAAATCAGGAGCGCGAAAAGTCTCGTCCTCGTAAGCATCACCTTCCATCAAACGTGAACCGTAGGTGTACTGTTCTCCCGGTTCTTTATGCGCCGTCATAAGGTAAGGAACATACTTGTCGATATATCCCGGCTCAACTGGATTAGGTATTCCATAATCTGGCGGTATATCCGGTTCGAGCGGTCTTGTTTGCGGATGTGTAATCACAACTGTGATAAAATCAAACTCAAGCCGCTTATCGCCCACAAATGAACCATCCTCGATCTTGTAAGTGAAGCCGTTATCTATCAGGCTCCAGATGCACTGAAACCAGGCATCCGAAATGGTTGTTGCTTCGATAGTTATTGTTTTCATTACTTATCCTCACCTTCTGATCTATGTAACTTCAATTTTAACGAAACTATAATATCTCTATCTCCAAGTGTTCGCGCAACTAAAGTTTGAAATTCTTTTGATTGTTCAATCAATGACTTATCACACAAACTACAGAAAATATCATTCCAAACTATCCCTGTTGATTGAACGGCAATAACGGGTTTCCCGCTCTGATATTTAAGAACCATGTAACCTGAAAACGGTACTTGCAAGCAATCCCTTGCTTCCGCACAATCTTGCTTTTCTTTATTACTCACTTTCTACCTCCTTAATATTACCAACATTACTGTGAAAATTATCGTAACAAACCACAACGCAAGAAACGCCATGCGAATCGGCCTCGCGTTTGGATCAGTCGCCGCGTGTTTCAGATCGGCAACATAAGTGTACCAAGTGATTGCGAGAATCGGATTTAACTCCATCGGCATCACCTTGCAAAACCAACTCCCGACTATGCCGATTGCGTACAACAAACTAAACACAATATCCACCTGAACAGTCCAATCGTTTAGGACGCGCCTGATCGTGGTTATAACAGGCGTTAATAAAACAATGACCAATATAATCATTGCCGCGTTTTCGTTCGTTACACGCGCACTCACGCTCGTTTGTTGTAGTATGTATGGCAAGGACGCGAACACTCCGACGCCTGAAATAAACTCCAACATTTTCCACGGATACGGATGTCCTTTAATCACAAAATATTTTAGTGCGTATGATGCGAAAAAACCTATCACACCAGAAACGAAAGCCGGGATAAAAATAATCTCCGCATCCCAAGCCCCTTTAAATAACACACTAACCGCGGCTCCCATTATTAAACCCCACAGGCAACTCACACCGACATAACCCACAACGCCTTTAATAAATTTCTCCGGTGTCGTTATTATCCAATTAAGAAACTTCGCATAAGGTATAATCCCACACGAACCCGACGCGATAGTAATAATAAGTACGAAAGTTTCGGGGTGTTCGGGTTTCATGCCTATCGCTAAAACTGTACCTACCATCATGCCGGGTGCGAGTGCGCCAAGAAATCCGCCTAATACCCCACGCAATCCCCAACCAAGTGCACCTGCCAACAAAACTATAACTGTAATCAAAATCAATTTATTCTTCTCCTTTCACTTCCTTTGTTTCTTCGCCAACAACGGCTTCCCAGTGAATGTAATCAACTCCACAATCACCACCAAGTCCACACCCTTCTTGGCAACATTTACCGCAAGTTCTACAATGTTTTGTTACTTCATTTTCCTCTTTTACATTTTGGCTCATTTAAATCACCTCCTTCCATCAGGCGCAGCGGTAAAGAATTAAGTCACCCTTTCTTCTGCTCTGTTTCAACACAATATCGACACAATTCTCGATTCGTAAAACCTCGCGGTGAACATCGTAGACACACAAATTTTCCGCACTCACAACATTCGTAAAAATACCCACTTTGTTTTTGGCAAATGTTACACATTTTTAATTCCTTACCCGCGATAGGCTGTAAATTTTCATCGTAATAACCCATCCAATAACCGATAGCCCTACCCAGTGCATCGGGACAACCGAGGATTCCGTTTGTGCCTTCCCCTTCGTGGTCACATCGTATACCTACAAGTCGTGTCATTAGTTCAAAAGGATCGGCTCCACTGCGTAGGGCTATTGATAAAGTCAACGACTCGGCCTGTGATTGCGCCGCCGCGCATCCTCCCGAATGTCCCATTTGTGTAAAGACTTCAAATAACTTACCATCACTCTCGTTGAGGGTAATGTATAAATTACCGCACCCGGTTCTTGCTCTTACCGTTCTCCCAACTATTACGTTTGGTCGTTCTTCCATTTTTATTTTTCCTTTCCAAAAATTTAATTACTACGGAAACCGGAGTAGTTTTTAAGTGATTTCAAAAACCGTATTAAATGACCGTACTTCAAACTTATCCTCCTGTGCTTTTGGTGTCAACAGCAAACTTGGCTTTTCAAACGAGATCAGCGCGTTGACTCCTACCACCACTTCTGATTTCATACCTTCAAGTATTACCGGGTCGTCTACTCGAATCACTCGCAAAACTTCATAGCCTTTTATCAACCCTTCTCTAAGGCACATTGCAAAGGCACTGCGTATGATCGACATACCCACAACCAATACCAGTTTTTCTGTTGCGGAGTTGTAAATCCCGAAACCTGAACCGTTCATACCCACAAACTTGTGAACCGTTTCCGAAACTAACTTTTCTGTCTTCGTTAATTCGCGGGAATAATGGTTAATTTGCTCTTGATCTTTTTTTTCATCTGTCATCCTTATCACCCCCTTACCCTTCCTTATCTGGTGTATCCGAAAAAACCGCATAGGTAAAAAACACCAACACGAGTGCAACAAAAATGCACCAAACATTCCTGAATAAAAATGCGCCGATAAAACCAAGTCCTGTAAGAAACGCCTGTGCTAAAACATTATGAATTACTCTCCGCAAATTAGTCTTCATGCCTTCTCCTTTAATCGAAGTTGCATATCGACTTCGTTAATGAAATTAATTGCTTGTTGCCTCGTTTTTTTCTTCGCATACAACGCCGCATAGTGTCCGCAAATAGTTGAGTCGTACTGCATGAATCCGTTGCTCATCGCCGAACGTTCTTGTACCCTGCGATGTATTCGGAACATTACGTTTGCCGGACACTTCGCCTCACATAATACAGTCTTGTGACGTTGAGTAGATTTGTATTTCTTGCAAAGTGAACAACCTTTGACTTCCGGTTTCGGTTTTATAATCCGCAAACTGACTGCGATTCGCAAGTCCGACGTTTGTTCTTTATCCAACTTTGGCAGTTTAAATTTTTCTTTCCACATTACTTATCCCCTTTCACAACTGCGTAGGCGTTTTGAGATCGCCACTTGGCTCTCCTTTCACTGATTCAAAAATCATCTTCACTTCTTCTGCGGTATAACCACGCGAGTCCGGTGCCTCCAAAAGACTGGCGGGTTGATCCCAACGATTTGAGAATAACCATTCGGTCGAATCACTACCCACTGGATGACTTAAAGAATTCATTCTGAGAAAAAACCAAAACCGTTTATCCTCTTTAACCCATTCTTGATCCATTGGAAAATAAATCCAGTGTGTTAAAGCCGCCGCCCTTATCAAGTCTATGTCTACATCATTGGAATAGAAGGCAATATTTTTTCTCTGGATTAAAGTGTATAAAGAAAATCTACCTGTACCGCAACATGGGTCTGCCGCAGTAATAAATTTGTCGTCGTTGTGAATATCCGGGAACATCATTTTAACCATCATTTCGCCAACTTGAGGGGGTGTAAAAATTGTGATTTATGTTTGTCGAGTGCACCGTGTTCCGTTGCAATTTGCCCAAAATAATCGCAAGGTGGCGCGGAGTGTAATACGTCCAACACTTCAACTATTTCATTGTGCAATTCTTTACTAACCTTTTCGTGTTGCCATAAGGTGCAGTCTTTGTTCATGGGTTTTTTCCCACGCTTGGTAAACGTCAACGATCCTACAACACTATTGAGTACCTGCCGGGACATTTCATTTGTTGCGCGTTGCACTCTTCCAAAGAATTTTTCTACTGCTTCCAACGCCTCCGCCTGCGTCGTCATTGTTACTCGATTGATGTCAGGGAACATTCCCAACTGGTTTCTAATTTCCATGTTCATTCCCTTTTAGTTTATTTTAAAACTGAAGATTCGTTTCTGTCTTGGTTCGGCTACCTCGTGAAAAAACCGATCTATTACTGCATCTACGAAATTTTTAAATTCATTATCCTTGTGAATTTTCGGTCCAAGGTCAATCCCATTAGTATCGCAAACGCAAGATTCGAACACCTGGGGTTTAGCTTGATTAAACTTAAAGATCACTACGACCCCACAAAAGATCGCCTGTACTTTATATGCGCATAAATCCGACTCTATTACCTCGAAGTTAACCTTCATTTCTCCACCTGAAGTTTGCCGGGTACTTAGGTTCTTGCGAAACTGCCGAACCAAACATCGCAAAACGCCTTTCGCAATCGTCATCTTGAACCGTTAGTAATTGTCCTAATTCAATAACTTTACCTTCTATTGTCGCCCCTTTAAGATTCATCCCAATTACATTTTCGCCCAATCTGAACGGCCCCGCGTATCCATGTTCCATAAACCTTTTATCAAACCGACTCTCTAATCCCGTCCCCACTATCATAATCCCACCTTTTAATCCGTCACATTTAAAAACCACTGGTTGAAATGGGCCAAGATAATATAAACGGAACTTGCCGTTCTGAATTTTACGATGTGAAAACACTTTGTTAACGTAGCCTCGATTCAAAGTGAATTCAAAAGGATACAAAAATTTCTCAAGTCCGGAAGCGACAAGACTATTTTTGCCTTTAATTCTCCATCTTTTTTCGCAAAATGAATTCGACAATTCTGAAAATTTTGATTGTGCTTCAACTTTTATTTCCAAAATGTCGTGGCAATGAATCCCAAATTTTATGAAAGGAAATTCGCTTTCAAAAATTTTCCTTGCGCTCGCACTTTTTAATTCCGAATCAGCAATCATTAATGCTTCCACTATTTCCTTTTTAAACTTTTCTATCGGTTCGAGAATCTTGTTCGGAGAAAACTCCGCACTCCATATATATCTTGTTTGCGTCCCCATAATCCTTTCAAAATTCCGGCTGTACCAGTCCGGTTTGAGTTTAAATGTTTCATAATAATATTGATAGTGTTTGCCGATCCGCAGAACGTATGGTTGCGAAATCAAAGCGTTTGAAGGTGGCGTACCGCCCTGCCCTTTGCCATTGTCGTCTGTAAGAAATATCTTCACTATAGTATTATCGGATAAATGTGCTTTCAATGATTTAGTCGTCGCGAGAAAATCTTTATGCGCGGCGTTATTCAGTGTAAACGATTTCTTTATTCCGCACACTTTATAAACGACCATGTAGTAACTATTTAAACAATAACATTTATCATCGTAAAACTGTATCGCCCTTGGTAAAGCTTCTTTAAGATTTGGGCTATTGCCGTACCAATCACTCTTTGCCGTACCGTCATCTTCGTATAGAAACGAAGTCGCATACTGAATTGCTTCGCGCAACTCGCCTAACTTGCCTTTGTAAACTAATGTTTCGTTTGAAATGTTCACCACCTCAAGTTCTTCCTTGATTGCCGCAGCCTGTTTGAATTCATCGAGACCAAGTTTTAATTTGCCACCACTCAATGAAACTTTGCAACTTTCTAAACGGGAAGGTAAATCGTGTGGTATGTGCGCCATGCCCTGACCTTTCGCTTTACACGTTAACCTTATACGCCGTTGTGTGCGCCGACGTGCCGAGGTGCAAAGATATAAATAGACACGACCTTTGTTAACCTCGATCCACGCACCCGCATTTTGCTCCTTCAAAGGTTTCTTGTAGAGCTTCTTTATCAATTGTACATCGTGCTTTGAAACTTTGAAACTGAACTCACCCTGTTCATTGCGTTTTTTCTTTGCCACTTGTCAACCTCTTTTCAATCAGCTACAGATTAAAAAAATTCTTCATTTCATCATAACATTCCTGACATAATGATACTCCGTCGCAATCTTCTTTAGTCGCTTCATCACCACAACCTTCGCACTTACGAAAATGATCTTGTTCTCGATTTTTGCATGGGTAGCGGTACAACTTAGTATTTTCTTCTCCTTGCAGGACAAAACCTAAAACTTTTTTTCGTTGTTGGATTTTTTTGTTTCCGAATCCCTTTAGGAATTTATCAAACTTTTCGACACCCGTTTGAAACGTCTCTTCTTGAAACAACATGCCTTCGGGATCGTCGCGATAATCCCATATCCCACCGATGCGTCCGCACCACGACTGCTTTTTGAGTTCGAGAAATTCCAAAAGCATTTTATTCATAGCACGATGCCTGTCCACCATTTGTTTTAAGATCGCGGTATCGGACACCATTTTACAATACGCAATCTGCGCCTCAATGTCTGCAAGTTCTTCTTTGAACTCTTCGGCCTTGTCAACCACTATCACTTCCATTGCAAGTCCGAACGGGTGTAACACTCGCCTGTTGATTTCAAACAACAAACCAGTTTTAATCAATAATTTTGCCGGGTCTTTTACACGTTTGATTTCTTCCATTCTATACCCTCCCTAAAGGATTCATTATTTTGTCGTACTCGTACAGATTCAAAATCGTTACTGCGATTGCATCTGCCTGATGCTCCCGTAGTTCTTTTGCACCTTCAAACTCGTCGATTCCGAACTTCTCTTGAACCAGTTGTATCACTTCTTCTTTTGAAGCCTTTGCTTTTCCGGCGAAATCTTTTTTAATGTCTGTATTAAGATGAACGTAAAATTGATCCGCGCGGGTTCTGAATAATCCATAAACCATTCCCACCGTGAGTACAGCCGTCCACCCTCTGCCACCTGACTTAAAAGGTGTGAACCATTCCATCCCGGCAATGACTACTTGCGCACCTGCATTCTCCCGCGCCTCAGTCGCCCTGTCCGCAACGTAAAGGATTACTTTTAATATTTCATCAAGCCTGCGCTGATCGTCGCTTGAAACGCGAATAAGACCTTTTCCCTTTGCCTTAGAAATATCGGTCTTAAAATAATTAAATTCTATTACTCGCGCCTTCCACGGTTTACCCGGTGCTTTTTCGCCGTAAGTAATTGCATACCCGCCTTTGCCAAAACCGGGATCAAAACCAACCGATATAACTTTTAGCGTGTTTTTCTCAGACATCTGTTATCCTTTCCGCGTTAACGAGTTTTTCGCCACCCCGCCTCCCTCATTGTTAACTCCCGACTCAACTTCGTGTAGTAATTGTCATACGTCGCTACTAAACCACCTATGATTTTCACAAGTGCCGATGCTCTTAAAAATCTTTTCAACCTGTATTTCACATCTTGTTCCCCGTCTGCAAGTGCTTCGCGAAGTTCATGATTGCGTTGTTGATAGCCTGCGTTTTCGTGTTTCAAAACACGTTGCTCTAACGCATATACATATTTCGCCTCCCACGCTTCCCTTTCGGCCTCCGAAACAAAGAGTAACCATGAGGCATAAGCTGATAATTCACCAAGTTGCCCCAATAGTTGTGATAACACTTTATAAGATACGTCGGGAAGTGCATCTCCCGGCCAGTCGATCTCCTCAACCGTTGGCGACTTCGGCGTCGGCAATCCAATTCTTTCCGCGACCTTCATGCCTTCTGCGAGTCCATCGAAGTCTTGTATTTTCCATTCCGCTTTTTTCTTAGGCATTTGCAAATCGAGTTCCGAAAACTGAGTAATCTTTGAAGCCTTCCTTGCCGTGGACTTTTTGCGACCCGTCCTTTGTTTTTCTAAACTACGTTTAATCTTCATTGTACCTCCTCTACCGTATCTGCGACCTTTTGTATCTCGTCAAAAAATGTAAGATGTTCTTCACCGTTTTCACAAAACCGAAGCCTCGCAAGAAATATAACTCGTCGCTCCTTCAGATAGCCACCTTTTTCGATTTCATTGTTGTACTCATATCCGTAATTATACTCACAGTAAACCACTTCACCCAAATGTCTAACTGCGTATCCCACATATATCGCTTGATTCGATTCGTGCCAAGTAATAAAAAACGGTCTGCGGTATCTTGCAACAAGTTTTTGTGGAATCTGATTGAGATTTTCATCCACGTGAACACGTTTTAGGCGCGGTGGCTTTTTAAATCCTTTAAGAATTAATTCTTTATCTTTATCAAACCACGTTGCGGTTTTGTCGTCTTCAAAAACATAAGCCCGCGAAATTGTATCAACAATTCTCCCCGAAGTAATTCTTACCTTATCGCCTACCGCATAGTCTCTGTAAGGTTGGTATTTATCAGACATATTTCTTGCCCCCTTTACCGAAACAAAAATGTGACCAATCACACCAGCGACAAGGCTTTGATCCTTTATTATGATACACACGTTTCGGTAATTTGTTTGCCTTCAAAAACTTATGCGCCGACGCTAACATTTTCACTACCCGCCTTTCTAATTCTTTATCAGACGCAATCGTGTACTGCTTTGTGATCTGTGTGTCTTTGTTCTCATACCAAAATCTACAACCCTTCACGTCCTTCATGGTGTATTTTTCACCGTCAGGCCCGTAAAAAGTTTTCTTCCCATATTTCTTTTTTATGTACCTCATATAAGTTATCGCCTGAATCCTATGCGGCAGTTCCGCACAATTCAATTTGGCCCAAGCAAAAGAATTCCAAGTCTTGAATTCCCAAAACCAAAAGCCGCCTTTGAATAAAATAATACTATCGCAATGGCCCTTCACGTTTTCCGCAACATCTTTCATGGATACTTCGATGCAATAATATTCCTTCGCGAAGTTCCATAATTCTGTCATTACCGACGCAGGTTCATACCAATACTCATCATATAATTCTTTCTTGTACGCCTCTTCTCTTTTTGACAACGGCTTCCATTGAAGACAGAGGTTTGCATGAACAAGTCGAAGTTGTTTTCTTATGTGACCGAACGTACCAACTTCAAAAACCTCTTCGAGCCTCGCGTCAGGCGTGATGATTTTTTCTGCCACCTTATTGCCGTCGTCGTCTGTCAGGTATGGCAATACAAGTGATCGTTTGCAGAACTTTGAAATTGAGGAAGGATGAAAAAAACCATCCGTCCCATGAACCGATTCTTGTTTACTCTGTACTATGTCAAGTTGTAATGCTGATAAGGGATCGATTTCACTCGCCCTTATCAATTTACTCATTGCTGAACTCTTTGCCATTTGCTAACTCCTTGAGTGTAATAAAATCGTCTTCCCTCATAATTACAAAAGATCGTTTTTTGGGCTTGCGAAATGTTATCCTGAAATAAGGAATCGAACTCGCGATATGCGCGTACTGAATAAGTTTAACCAAATCGGAAAGATGTAACGTGTACTGTTTCCCGTCAGTACATTTTAACTCGCCGCAGAACACCGCGTCGTAAAGATCATTTTTTCTAACACCTGTATTGCCTGATCCTTTCGTCTTAAACATGCCTAATTTTTTCGCGCCTTCCTTCTCATCCTCTTTGCCCTTATGGTATGACATTGACCTTTTCTTTCTTGAATTTTTTAACCAATCAAAACCTTTCGCCATGACTGCTCCTCAAATAAACTACTGCGGTTTCCGTAGTAATTAAAATATTCCCTTCGTATCTGCAATCTCCTCGTTAATATTTTCAACAACAAGTTCTAAAAGTTCGGCATATACGTCGGGATTCCTGATAAGAAATTTTTTGAAATTAGTATCGCCTTGCCGTTTCTCTCCTCTGTAGTGAAGATATGATCCCTTGCGTTCTATGATCTCATACTCCTTTGCAAGATCAATAATTTGACCTTTAATATCAAAGTGACCCTTATACATAAGGTTGAACTGTGCCTTACGGTGTGGCGGGTAATAGGAATTCTTTTTTGCATAACAAGCAATTCTTTGACCGGGACGAGGATTTTTTTTGTCGAGTTTCTCAAACGCAATTTGCCGCACTCCAAGTCTTAGTCTCGCATAAAACTTGAGGCGTTTTCCTCCCGGCGTTATTTCAGGATTACCATACCCACCAATATTTGTAGTTAACTGATTGATCCAAATTATCGTTGAAGGGTCTTTCTTCTTATTCACAGAAACAATGTTGTCGATCCCTTGTGAAATCATTCTCGCCTTTAGTCCCATGAAATTGTCAAGATTCGATGCTTCCAACATTGCAATAGGTTGCAATGCCGGAACAGAATCAACAACCATCACATCAACAAAGCCGCAGAACGCTTTCATTGCATCAAGGGCGTGTTCCCCAACTTGAGGTTTACATAATAGCAATGACCTCGTAGTGATTGCGCGAATTAACGCATCTTTTAATGATTCACCTTTGCGTTGTTTCTGAACCCTAATCCCGAACTTTTTTGCCCACTGGACTTCAAGGGAATCTTCCGCATCGAACCAAACGCACATCTTGTCTTCCTTCATCCTCTCACCTACATAATTTAGAACAAGAGTCGTTTTCCCACCACCCTCTGGCCCGAATACTTCAATGTTTTTTCCTTCGGGAAATCCACCACCTAACATTCTATCAAGTGCCGGTATGCCCGTGGGTTGCATCCTTACACTTCCGAACACCACATCTGATCCCGGCAAAATAAATGCCTCTTCTTTGCCGTAAGTTTTGTTGAGTTCGAAGACGCGTTCGACTAAGCCTTGTTCTCGTTCCGTAAGAACAACTTCTTTTTTGGCCTTCTTCTTTTTCTTGACAGATTTTTTCTTCGCCATATTGCCTCCGATTATTATCGTTCAACTACTATTGTGATCGTGTTTACTGCCGTGCCCGACTGTTTGAATGAATTTTTGGGATTCTCTTCATAAAATCCCGCCCGCTTTATCCATGCCCTGACTTCTTTATACAGTTTTTGTTCCCGAAACATTATTCCCGGACTCGCAATCGAAACAAGTCTGCCTCCGGACTTCAAGCATTTCAGTGCATGAAGGATGTGTTTTACACACTGACCTTTCGTAAACGGAGGATTCATAACAACTCTGTCGAAAATAGGCTTCGGATTAGTTTCAAGAAAATCATTTTGAATGATAGTCACTCTGGAGCCTTCATATTGAAACAAATTCCTCATGTTATCACAACAAAAATTGTTCAATTCAATCGCAAGAATATCCCTTGCCTCAGTATTCGCTAATACTGCGTTGACAATTACACCACCACCCGCAGAGGGTTCGAGTACTAACATTCCTTCCTCTATTTCTGCAAGTTCGACTACACGTTCCGCGAGTGATCGAGGCGTTTCATAAAACTGAAACAGTTGTTTTTTGTCAATTACTTCGCCCGACTTGATTGCTTGCCCCAGTAACGCATGAAGGTCTTCGCCTTGTGAAAATACATGACCTTTTAACTTGCGGTTCCACTTGCCACCCAGTGCTTTCAACGCCTTATCAACTTTCACATATATCACCCGTTCAAGTTGGCCTTCGGGCAACAACACTACGTTACCTTGAATAGTACACTTTGAAAAAATATCTTGTACATCTTGATCCAATTTCTTTGTTGCGCTCATTTACTTTCTTTTCTCAGGTTGTTTTAGCTTACACGGTTTAGCGTGTTCAAATCCTTGTCCTAAAACCCGTTTGATAACCTGACCGCATTTCTTACACTTCCATCTATCTGAACCGTCAGGCAGAGAAACGAAATTAACTTTATCCCAGTCATGATCTTCATATTCGCGGCCCAAATCTTTGATGCAGACAAAACGACGCAATTGTGCTTTTTTTCCATATCTTGTTTTCTCGACTTGATTAAAAAATTTTATTACTTTCCGAACGGCATCTTCCGGCGAATCAAGACTTTCAACCGTCAATTCCTCTTCGTATTCTTTATCACCGATCGCTATGATTGCTATTACCTTTTGCATTTTAACATTTTCCCTTTTTTTCAAAATTTAATTAATCCGGTTTCCGTAGTAGTTTATTTTCCGCTGCCATTCGCGGCAATTCGTTCAAGTGTTTTCGCCTTGTCGGCACTACCTTTTGAAGAACCATAAAGATAATTTAACACCTGAATGAATCCGGCCCCAAGTGTACCTATTAAAATTCCAATGAGACGTTCCGATCCCACAGGCGGCACAATCTTAAAAGAAATAACCACAGTTGCCATAAATCCGGCAACCACAAGTGAACCGACAATAGTATGAAACCAATCACGTCCTCCGGTTACTTTTACAAATTCTACTTCACGTGTCCGCGCTGATTGAATATCGACAAGATACATTTTCTTTTCTTCAATCTCAAGTTGCTGTAACGCCTCTTTGTGTTTCATTTCATATTCTCTGAGTTTTGCGTAAGCGGCAGGATCGGTGTCAATTAGTTTTTCAATTTCCTTTGCACTTTTGTCGCCGCCAAACAAATTACCAAGAATATCTCCCGCAATCGAACCGGCAGGCCCACCGAGTAATGTACCTAATATCGGTGCGCCACCCTTCTTCAAAACCTTCTTGCCAAGTCGTTTCAAATCTCCTAAGTCAAATCCCATGTTCATTTCTCCTTTTCTGTTTTAAGAATACTTCATTATTCGTCCGGGCTTAACTGCAAAATTATTATCATAAATAAAAGATAAAAAATGGCAAAATTATAAAGATGCGGTAAATATATAGCAATCAATGAAAATATACTCGCGAATGTTACTGCGATGAAAGTTTTAAAATCATAACTAATCCTCCTTTTCTGTATTTGATCTGAGCAAACATCTGAACTTCCGATTCGCCTCCATAAATAATTCACCGTCTTTTACTTTCGGGCGAAATGCAATTATATTCCCTACCTTTAAATCTTGTTTCCACATTTCATAAGTACTGGGCCACGCTATGACACCGCGCTCTCCTGTCTCATCTGCGATTGACAGGAACGCCATTAAATCCCGATTCTTTGTTTTGTGTTCTCGAACCGAGTTAATCGCAACGACGATAAGATCGTCTGAGCGCAAGTCAACATCAAGACCAGTTACAAGCCGAAACTTCTTTGACGACTTCCCTGCCCTGTCTCCTTCGGCCTGAATTTTCATTCTGAATTCTGAAAGTTTCAAAAGACCAAGTGGCAATCCTAATCGACCACCGCGTTGTTGCAAAAATTCATCTTCCGTATACTCCGATAAATTCTTTATCTTAATTTTCGCGTCAGGTTCTAACCCTTTCTTTACTTCAATAATATCTTGGTGCTTTTCGGCAATGGTACGATTTGAAATACCGGGAAAAGAAAACGCTCCCACCTCTGCTAAAATTTTAACGGCCCTTGCATTAAGTTTCCCCAAGTTCACACGATTGAGAAAATCACCGTATGAAGTAAAAGGCCGATTGTTTAAAATCTCCTTCGCCGCACCCACGCCAATATATGGTACTGATCCCAAACCAATGCGCACCGCACGTTTACCTGACTTGAATCCTACGTCAGACTTTTCAATCGACGGCGGCAATATTTTAACTCCTAATCGCAACGCCTCCGAAACCAACAACGTAATGTCTTGCGTACCCGTGTGGACTGAAAGATAAGCCGCAATAAAAGCCGCAGGGTAATGAACTTTTAACCACATTGTCTGATAAGCGAGATAGGCGTAAACAGCCGCGTGACTGCGATTGAACCCATACCCACCAAATTCCGATAAAAAACTAAAAATATCGTTCGCGTCAGTTTTTGTAAATCCATTCTTCCGCGCACCCTTAACAAACTTTAATCTATGTTTTTCAATTTCAGCAACACCTTTTGACTTTGCAATTAGTTTGCGGACTTTATCTACATCAAGCAACGATAAGCCACCAACTTCGCGTAAAATTTTCATAGCCTGTTCTTGGTAAATCAAAGCACCATGAGTTTCTTTCAACAGTTCTTCCAACGCGGAATTCTGTTGATCTACAGGACGCTCATTTCTATCATCCATAATGCGTCTTGTCATACCGGACTGCAACGGCCCTGGCCTGTTCGCCGCGTTGACCATTGTTAGGTCGAGGATGCTTTGTGAGTGCCATTGTTTCAGGAGTCGCGTTGCACCGCCGTCAAACTGAAATATGCCTCGTGTGTGTCCTTGCGAAAATGAATAATAAACTTTTTCGTCGTCGGTAGGTATGTCGTCAATATTAACCTTCGCTGTTTTCGATGCCTGCTCTATGACCGACAGTGTACGAAGCCCAAGAAAATCAAATTTTGTAAGTCCGATTTTCTCAAGGTCGCTCGCCTCGTAACCAGTAACAAAACGATTGCCGGTTTTTATGATAGGAGTGATTTCAGAAATTTTACTGTTCGTAATGAAGTACCCTGCCGGATGAACGCCCAAATGTCGAACCTGACCTTCTAATTTCAGAGCCGCACGAACTACTAACGGATACTTCTTTTCAAACTTCCTGAACACTTCAAACTGCTGAACCGCGTCCTCGATAACTGAAAATATTTCCTCCGATGATTCGTCTTCTTTCTCACTCTGTATTAACTCCGTCACTGCTTCTATTTCTTTCACAGGAATACATTGCGTTCTCGCAACGTCTTTTAAAACCGCTTTTCCGCGCATCCTTGAAAACGTACATGATGGAGAAACGTGATCTTCACCGTACTTATCACAAACATACTTAATGACTTCTTCACGTCGCGTATAATCTATGTCTAAATCAATGTCAGGCAACGATCCTGACTGCAACCGTTCCGGCCCAAGGAACCTTTCAAACATTAAATCATAAACTAACGGATCAACTTTTGTGATCCCGAAAAGGAAAGCTACTAACGAACCTGCCGCACTTCCGCGTGATCCTGTTCGTATGCCTTCGGCTTTGCAATAGTTAATAATGTCGGTGGTTATTAAAAAGTAATTAATGAGTCCATGCCTTTGTATAACTTCCAACTCATATTTAAACCTCTTTATATATCGAGACCGTTTTGCGTTAGAAACATTTTTCTTGTATGCCCTCCATTTTGCCATAGTCCGTTTCTCAAAAACCCTAAACTCGTTTTTCCACTTCGAGGCTGGAAGCGCGTCCTTCACATTCAGCTTGGGAATCTTTACCGTACTCAATGTCTTGCCGATCACTACCGTGTTTCGCATTGCCTTTCTAACTGCGTCGGGTGGTAATCCTTGTTCGAGTAAACGTGTTTTCATTTCGCCCGAAGGAATCAAATACAGTTGTTTTGTATCAAACTTAAATCTGTTAGTATGCCTGATCGTATTATTCATTTGCACCATCAGGAGTATGTCGTGAACGTCTGCATACCGTGGCGTAGGATAATGCGCATCTACCGTTGCAACGAGTGGCATCTTGTGGTATTTCGCAATGTCTATCAATGCCTTATTTACTTGCCGTTGTTGGGGTTGGTCTGTTGCCATAATTTCAACAAAAAGGTTATCCCCTAAAATCTTTTTTAATCGCTTTGCAACCTTATCGGGGTCTGGTTCATCCGGTTCCATGATGGCCTTGCAAAGCGGCCCACCTAAACAAGCGGTACCAAAAACGAGTCCATCTTTGTACTTCTTCAACATATCCCAATCGACTCGCGGCTTAAAATAAAATCCTTCAACATTTGACAAAGTAACAAGTTTCAATAAATTATCATATCCCTGTTGCCCATCGCACCACGTAATTAAATGTCTCGCTTTACCTCGCGTTGATTTGTCTTTGAAATACATATCATCAACGACTTCGATCTCACAACCGACGATGGGCTTAATGCCACCTTTGTCACAGGCTCGGAGAAACGATGGCACTCCACTAATAGATCGGTGATTCGTTGTCGCGAGTGTACCCATGCCCAACCTTTTCGCGGCCCCAACAAATTCCTCTGCCTTACCGCAACCGTCCAACACACTAAACTCGTCGTGAACGTGAAGGTGTACTAATTTTTTATCCTCTGTTCCTTTTATCGAAACTATAGACTCAAGCTTTTCACGTTTACGAACTTTACCTTTTACTAATCGCACAAATCGCGCAACGTCTGACATAAAAACTTTCTTGAGGTTCACGTTGCGTAGTGCAGCGGCGGGATGATAGGTAACAAACACTTTTCCGTATTCCGCCGACCTGTGTACCTTACCGCGCCTCGATGCGATTCCTTTAAAATCAAGCAACCGAAACATTGCCGTTTCTCCAAGTGTCATTATAAAATCCGGTTTAATAAGATCGAGTTCAAGATCAAGCCATTTTTTACACAGACCAATTTCCTCACGAGTCGGTGTTCGATTTTCTGGAGGGCGACATTTTATTACGTTGGAAATGTAAACATCTTTTTCTTTCAACCCCGAATTTTTCAAAGCTTCTGAAAGAAGTTTTCCTGAACGGCCCACAAAAGGTTTGCCGCTCTTATCTTCCTCTTTGCCCGGTGCTTCGCCGATAATAACCACCTTTGCGTCTTTCGGCCCTCGCCCTGTGACTACTTGTGTCGCCCCTTCGCGCAATTCGCAACGGCGACATCCTTTTATTTTTCTTAACTTAACGATGTTATTGTCACCCCCAATTCTTTAACCGTCGTTATTGTACAACGTAAAGGCGCAACAGGTACAGTAATTGCGCTCTGTATGGCGATTTACGCAACGAAAACACGTTCTCACGACGTTAAGGTTGTTCGCGGCGTGTTTCGTTGCGCATATCCCAATATAAACATAAATAAAATATCCTTCATGCCTCCGCTATTCGCGCCTCTGTAATCTCTGTAATATCGTACACAAGGGGCGAATAGGAACTTCGGACTGCAACCCTTAACTCTTCATGGGTACAATCGCAAACATCTTTCTGTAACAACGGCACTACCTTCAACCTGTTTCCGTAAATCGGCTCCAGTACGGTTATTACTTGACGTTCAAGTTCCCGACCTGCCGGGTCAACATCGGCGGCGATATAAACATAATCAAACGATGAAGCGAGTAACGACACCTGCGCCTCGGAAACAATCGCTCCCATTACTGCAACGGCAGGGAACCTCGATTGCGCAGCCTTCATTGCATCAAGTGGGCCTTCAACGAGAAGCACTTTTGATTTCCTCGTGCCGATACAAGAACGCAAAGCCTGCGCGTGACCGAATAAAAATCTACCCTTTTTCAAACCTTTAGAAAAAAGATATTTCGGTTTTAATCTACTCGTAAGTGCGCGGCCTATTGTTCCTCCCACGTTTCCCCGACTGTCTGAAACTTTAAGTAACACCCTGTCGCTGTTCCTGTCGTAAGTCACACCGTAACCTTTCAATGTTAAAAGCGAAAAGCCACGATTCATAAAATACAATTTCGCGTAACTGGGTAATGGGACTTCGGAAACCTTAACAACATTCCGATCCTCCTCTTCCTCTGGTTCCGAAAGCATACCTGCCATTATTAGTGACGGCGCAAAAACCATTTCCTCGGCTTGGGCGATTGATGTTCCTTCTTGTTTTGCAATGAACTGATAAATATTTCCTCGTTCACCACATGAATGGCAAATCCATAACCCGGTATTAATATTCATTGAAGCCGAATAAGAACCATCGGGATGAAATGGACACATAAAAGAAAGTTCGCCACTGGCCCGTCGCGTCGATACTCCGTAAAAATGTAAAACATCTTCGGGTGTAGAAGTACTTAAAATCATTCAACCTTTCCTTTACAGGTCGTCTTCTTCGAGATCGTCACCGTCCGTGTCTGCTTCAAGTTTTGCGGCAGTTTCGCGAAGATCGTCGTCCGACTGAGAACTGAAAAATTTAAATTCCTCGTCGTACTCACGAATGAATTTCTTTAACTGCTTCCTGTTCATGTCGTCAAACTCACTCTCGTCGTCTTCGTCGGGAAGCGCATCACTCTCCTGCGGCTCCCAGCCTTTAATCATTGCCTTGATCTCCTTCACTGACTTGTTCAAGCCGTTGATATAATTATCGAAGAACGCAAGACTTTTGCTTGTCACTTTCTTCTTAAATTTGGAGAGATCGTCACCTTCGAGTGAATATTTCGTATCATTCATACCTGACCCTTCTCGAACCACAAACCAGTCGCGGCCCTTCAATCCTTTCAAACCGATCTTAGAGGCAATCTGCTTCATCACCGTCCGCGAATGACTCCAGTATTTAAAACCTTTCAGCTTACGGGTTTCTTTCCCGTACTTGTACTCCGCGATCTTTTCTTGATCGTCGTCTTTTACCCACTTGAGGTAAATCGCACACACGGAAAAGAACTTTCGCGGTACGCCTTTTTTACAGGCCGGACAATCACCCTTTCCTTTTTCATCGTTGCGGCAAAGAAACTCGCGATAACTTTTCGTACCGCTAAAAATCTCATGGGTAAAGCCGCGATAATAATATGCGTCTTGCCCGTCTGTCATAAAGCGAACACATGAAGTCGAATCGGGCGGTGGCGTGAATTGATGGTTCTTACGGAAATCTTTGTACTTGCCGCCTTTCGCCTCTTCGCTTTTATTGTACTTCTTAAAATCTTCTAACGACATGCCTTTAGGTCGAACCGGCATTTTGTCGTCGCCTTTATTTTTGGCCGACCTGCCTTTCCCTGACTTTTTGGTAATTCCCACTTTTGGTAAACTCCTTTCTCAAATGTCTGTATTGAAATCCTGAATTATCGTACTTTCACAAAGCAGTCCTGTTCCGTCTGTCAATGACCAGACAAGGCGAATCGTGGGTTGTAATAATGCGTTCCTGTTTTTGCGGATCGCTATTGTGTAGTTCGGCCCGATCCTACAAAACGATATTACCACATCAGTGTGTTTTGACAATGGCATACCACCTCCCACCTGACTTAACTTCGGAGGTATTTTTGATTCGCCTGAGTCTTTAGTCCCTTGCGCGTTTACAAGAATCGGGATTCCCAATTCACGCGCAACTAATTTTGCACCTTTCACCAACTCGTCAAACTGTATGTGACCTTTTAATGTCGGGTCACCTTGCATGAGTGTCAGATAATCGACAATACCTACGTCAACTCCGTACTCATGCAACTTTGACTTCATCATTGAATTCGTGAGGATGGGATCGTCGTCGAGGATAAGTTCCGCGTCCCATGTACTCGCCTCTTGTGCAAAATCCTCTATCCTGTCAACCTCTTCATCTGATAAAACGCCGGATAAATAATCCTCGACCGACACGCCTGCCATAACTGCATATAACCGACGCGCTACTGTCTCCGCGTCCATTTCAAGTGAGAAGAACGCGACGTTGTATCCCGCTTGCCACAACAAGCCTGAAATCAAAAGACTAAGATACGTTTTGCCCTCACCGGCAAAAGCTAAGAGCGCAATCAATTCGCCATCCTTCATACCGTGAACGGCTCCGTCAAGCGCTTCGATCCCGAAAGGTATTCCCAACATCCCATCCATCTTAACAATGTTCTTGTAGTCGTTGGTAATAAAATCGCCCGCCCTCTCTTTCATTTTAAACGCTTCACCCGACATACTGAGTGAACGCGCAATCCTGATTTTTGATTCGAGAAAATCTAAAACTTCGAGTACTTTCCCTTCATCGTGGAGGCGAGATAACATCGTTGCGCTCTCGCGAAGTAAACCTGCTACCGTCGCAGTGGTGGCGCGTTCGCTTAATTCTTCAATCAGGTATTCAAAGTCCTTGCACTTTTTGGGCGACGCTACTTCAAACGTCGGAAATTTTTCGCGGAGAAACTTGAAGGAGGGAGCCGCCTTATGGCGACTCCACTTCTCCAACAAGTAATTGAACACCTTCCGATTGACACCGGTGAAATGTTCCTCGCGCAACCGTGTGGTCAGATAGTCGATTTTGTTCAACCTCACTGCCGCACTTAAAACCCGACTCTCTATACTTCCACTCGTTTGCGTCATCCTTCTTCTCCTTAAACTTCGACCAGGTCGTCTTCCTCTTCTTCATCTTCGTCTTCCTCTTCAAACTCGGCGGCGAGAATTTCTTCGACTAACTGGGCACGTTTCTTGTCCTTGGTTTTAATGCCGTGTTCAAGTGCAATCTTTTTTACTTCCGCGATTTTGGTCTTCTTGGATTCAAGTTCTTCGCGACGGTCGTCTTCGTCCGGGCCTTCTTCATCTTCTTCCTCTTCCTCCTCTTCTTCTTCCGGTTCGAGATCACGAATTTCTTTAACTATGTCCTCTTCGGTTTTGCTTTTCGTGAACTTCACTTCGAGTTCGTTTTCCTTGACATACGCTTTGAGTTCCTTGCGAGTCATTTCGTCGAGGCCGTCGTCCTCATCACCCTCGTCTTCGTCGCCGCCTTCGGCCCAATGTTTTTCAAGCAAGTTGATAAGGTCAACTTTAACGAGTTTCGTTGTTTCGAGTTTGAGACCCTTTGCAATTTTCCGCAATTCGGAGGCTTTCTTTTTTTCCATCTCGTCGCGGGTCATGGATTCCCCACCTTCTTCGTCTTCCTCTTCCTCTTCTTCGTCGTCTTCCCCATCTTCCTCCGGCTCCTCATCTTCGCCGTTGTCTTCTTCTTCGCCTTCATCTTCTTCTTCATCCTCTTCATCCTCTTCAGGAATGTCGCCTATCGAAAGATTCTCCCGTTTTAAGAAGGCCTGGATTTCATCGTTGAGGCCGTCGAGTTGTTTGCGCGAACCTGCGAGAGCTTCCGCAAGTTCGTCTTCCGTAAAACCTACCGGAAGATCAACCCACACTGTTTGATCTGTGTGGCAATAATTTCCCAAGTTCACTCGCATGGTTGATCTTGCGCCGATCCTGTCCTTCTGTTCTACGTTTACTGCCGCGCCTGCCTTTACGTCCTTAATTACTTTCTTGCTTTTCTTTTTCTCTGTTGCCATTTGTCTTCTGGCTCCTCTTCGTTTTTATAGTACCGCTACTTCTTTAAAACACTAACTTTGACATTATACACAACCACCTCTTCTGTCATTGAAACAAGTTGCGATTTGGTAATGTCACCTTTCAGAAATGCGTCGTTTAATTTCTTAACGTCGTATTCCTTTTTGACTTTCGTGTAGGGCTTTAAGGCAACCTTTGCCTCTTTAGGAATTTCGGCCCAATCGCCTGACAGTGATTTGTCATCGACCTTAACGATTGCAACTTTAAAGTTTTTCGCTTCCTTACCCAACACATCCTCAACAACACCCGACAGTGCTATCGTTGTTGACCTTGCTATTTTGGAGCAACGGTATTTCCTGTTACCGTGTACTACCTCAAACTTGCGCGTTGCATTTTTCGGAGTACCTTTGTCAAACTTATCCGCGAGTTTTTGTATTGCCGTTGCCAGTCGTTCTTTCCTGATTTTAATCTTCACTTCTTCCCTCGCGATTTCAAGATACTCTTTTATACACCACGCCTTATCAACCTTTGCCACCGTGTCCCTCCTTTCCGAAAACTAATCCGGTTTCCGTAGTAATTAAATTTCCAAGAGTTTAACTATTCCCTTGAAACCAAACCCTTGTCTCTTTTTGGACATGAACACCTGTTTAGAAACTTCGACCTTGGGCTTTAGGACTTCAAGAACACGCAACTCAACCGGAGTGTTGGCAATTAAATTATAAATATATAAATCATCAAACATGGTAGCTACACCACGATTATTTCTCATGTTGCGTTGTTGCAACACAGCGGGATTAAAAGGTAAGTCGTAATTCACAATATACTGAGCCTCTTGTAGATTCTGGCCGTAGGCCAAACAATCAGTAGCGACAAGGATGCGAGTACGCCGTTTCTTAAATGATTGCACTCTTTGATACTTTGCATCTGCTCCTAACGATCCGTCCACTGTCATTCGAGTAATACCGTGTGACTTCAATTCTTGTGCGATCCTTCGTACCATCCTTTCAAAACACGAGAACACTATGACCTTCGCGCCCTCGGGAATTTCCTCCTGCAACAACCACACTAACTTGTGAAGCTTCGTTGAGTGCGCTTCTTCTGATTTTGAAAGATACTCGATTTGATACTTCTCCGCAACCTCCGCGTTCGAGTCATGCAACAAAAAAGGCGAATCCCCAATCTGCCTTAACAAGGTAAACAAGGAAACCGTCGCGCCTCTCAATTCCATCATGTCTTTCCTAATTGGTTCGATTGTTTCGGTAAGCCGATTGATTTTCCTTGTGACTTTCTTTTTCACCTTGATCCTTTTTATCTCGTCGCGTTGTTCAATCAGTTCTGCAATTAGTCGGTTCATCGCGCCAAATTCACGGGCAAATTTATTTGCAGCTTTCGCCGTCGTGCGCATATCCTCCGACACTGCATTATAAAGTCGTTGTGTGACAGGACACAAATCAACGATGATGGGGTCTTCGTCGTGTACCGTGGGTTGTTTGTCGAGGCCACCTGTGATAACCTCTTTATCTTCGCGAAACCTCCTGACTACAATACCTTGAACTCTTGCCCTGATCTCGTCCATGTTACGATACCCTTTGATACCACCCCACTGATCTTGCTTAACATATCGCATACCGAACTGTCGAACAGGTTCAAGTTTTGTGGGATGTAATATTCGCAAGGCATTATATAACTCATACAAATTGTTCTCGACAACTGTACCCGAAAACATCCACAGATATTCTGATTCTAATTTACGAAAAGCCTTAGTGCGCTTCGACTTGAAAGATTTGATCTTAGTAATCTCGTCTGCCATTACCACATCCCAAAACTGTGTGGTCGATTCACCAAAATCACTAACCAGTTGTTCGTAATTGCAGATGGTAACATTTTGCGTACCGTTCCAAATGTCAGTTCGCTTCACCTTGTCGCCGTCAACAACTGCCGTTGAAATTCCTTTAGTGAAAAAATCGAACTCGTCGCGCCAGTCATACTTTTTACTCGAAAGACAAACTACAAGACAACGTGAAATCCTTTTGAGAAAAAGCAATCGTGCAAAAGCGAAAACTCCGTAGGCGGCTTTTCCTAATCCCATCTCGTCGCCAACGATTATTCTCTTGAAGGCTAACATCGTATTGACGGGTTTATATTGATAAGGAAATAACGCTTTGCCTGTCCTAATTATCCCCGGTGCTTTGGGTACGGAAGTTCTGACCTTGTGTAACAATTCAATGAAGTCCATAATAGCCCTCTGATCGTCTACGACGAACGAACTGGACTTCAAAGCCCTTATGGCTTGACCGGGTTTAATGATCCCGAATTGATCGGTTTTATATTCACCCTTGATTTGTGCGCGAGTCTTTTTACTCAAAGAGTGTAATCGCAACTGGTAAGGGTAGCGATCTGAGATAAACAGGTGTGGTGCAAGCAGGTTCGGCGCGTACTCCCGTTGAAAGCCTTTGGTGTAATGATGTAACTCCTTAAAACATTCAACGGGCACCTTCCACTGCTTTACTTGTCCGTCCCAAATTCGCCCCTCAACCTTTTGTACCTCTGCAAGAATTTCCTCGTCGTAAGGAAACGCTACCCACACATAATCATCTACTCGTTGAAACTTTATTACTGCTTTACTTCTTCGCTTTTTTCTTCTTTTTGTCTGCGGGTTTTTTGTCGCCATTCACGTCCTCTTTCATCTTGACGATTCGAGTTTGAATCTGCCTGAAACTCTGGATAAATTCCGTCCTCTTTCCTTCAGAAACATTGGCCCACACCGGCGCTAAGTCGTTGTCGATGAAATCAAGAAGTCTTGCATTGAGGATGTTTGCCTTCTTTACGATCTTGTCCGCGTTTGCGTCCTCGCCTGTAAACGATTTTACAAGAGCTTCCAACATCTCTTTCAAGACTTTTTTATTCTCCGTTTTCTTGCAAATCGACGCAGCCTTCTTTTTGCCTTCGGGCGGCAGTTTGGAAATCGAACCTGAAAGAGTAATTGAAATGTCGCCTGCGTCAAGCCGTTTCACAACTTCATTCGGAACTTTGACGGCGCGTTTTGTGTCCTGATACTGTGTAGGCGAAATACCCATTTCTTCCGCTGCTTTATCGGCGGCGGTTTTACCAGTCTTCACATATTTCGCACCGACTTTTTTCTTCTGATCTTTTGCTTTACCTGCTTTGTCCTTCTTCGGCCTGCCGGGTTTCTCAACCCCACCGGTTTTCTTAAACATGACTTCAAGTTCTTTACCGATACGAACTTTCTCGGACTTTATCAGTTGCCTGCGGAGGATGTTGTCGCCCACAACGGCTCTTGCTACTGCTTCTTCATCGGGAAACCCGACGATTGTAACCGGCACCACTTTTAACTTGAGTGCCTTCGCAATCTTCAACCTTGTCTTGCCCGCGATGATCTCCATGTCCTTTGTTACAATAAGCGGTACGCGAATTCCGTTTGCCTTGATGTCGTCTTTTAATTTCGCAAACTCGTCCGCGCCCATCGCGCCAAAGAATTTTGCATTCAGTTTGTGAATACTTAATTCTTTCGGATCAACTTGTTTAATTGGCCCGACGTTATTGACTTTCTTTTCTGTCGCTTTTGCTCCCGTTGATTTCTTTTTTGTCGTCTTTGTTCCAGTCTTTACCTTTGATTTCTTTGCTACTTTTTTCTTTGCCATTTTATTGGCTCCTTTCATTACTAACTTTTATCTAACGGTCGTGCGTTTATGCCTACCCCCTTTCCGTTTAGGGCTTAAAAGCATCTCGCTTTTCATCTCCTCGCAAATTTTAAGTTCCTGATTGGTTACAATTCTACGCGGAATTAATACCCCGCCGTTTGCCGCAACTTTGGCCCTGTGATATAACCGCTGATAACACACAGTACATAAACCTTTGCCTAAAAGAACTACAGTTTTTGCGCCACATAAAGAACACGTTTTGTTTTTCGGCCCGTACTTACGGTAACACGTTTGACAGTAACCCCAACTTGCCGTTGTAATACTACGCCCACAACCTTTGCATGGACGTGGTTCCATAATCGGAATCGGAGAACAATCAACACAATTAATCGCAAGTACCGTTTTATCTTCTATAAGTTTACCGCACCTACTACAAAATTTAGCAGACAAACTTCGTTTAACATCGAGGTACAGTTCATACAAATCGTACCGTTTAATTAACTGAGAAATTCGTTGTCGTGATAAACCTTCCTCCTTCGCGATTTCAGACTGGTTCAAACCGAATTTTATGTACCACTTCAACCTCTCGTACCGTTTGCGCCGCGCCTCGTCTTGTAACATTTTCTTAACACCGGTTCCTCCCGGCTTCCAGTACGTCTTGCTTCGACAAGGCCAGCAGTCGTCATTGCAATACTTCTTTTGTCCATGTTCAGTTTCAAATGAATTTCCGCAGGTCGGACATGTTTTCTTTTTTGTGTTGTTCGGTTCAATCATAACATTTCCGTAACTATCTTTTCCATCTTGCGTATCTTTTTAAACAACACTCCTGAGTCAGCCTGTAAAAGTTCGGCATACATTTCAGCCTTGTCCCGCATGAACCTGTATCTTTTTAGTCTGACTTCGAGCGACGACGCCCTGACTTCATCATTACTACCAAGAAGCGTTACAAGTTCATTTGCCGCCGATTCTATCTCCGAAACCATCTCACGATTGAAGTCCCGTTCCACTGTGGCTTTGGTTTTTGTTGTGTCAATGATTCCCAATGACGCAACGTAGGAATCTGAAAATTGGGCATCGACAAGTTTACTCAATTTTGTAACTTCCGTCAATGCTGTAACCGGAACAAAATAAACACCGCCACGTTCTCGTAAGGTCAGACCTCCAAGTCGCTTGATAAAGGTTTTAACCAACCGCCTCATGTCCTCCGCGTTATATGTACCTTGAAGACTATAAAACAACTCCTCGACTTCGGTAGAAATTGCGTCACCATTTTTCTTGAATTCAAGTATCTTTGTGGCCTTGTCGAAAATTACCGCATTAAGATTTTCGACGTTCAATTCCATTTCCTTATAATCAACGGCTTTGTCCAACACTGCATACACAACTTGATCTTCGTCCTCGATGATCTTGTCTATTAACTTATCTTTTGAGGCGCGTTTCAAAATTCCTAACGCTTTCGTCAGCGCACGGCGATCTGAAACATTCGCAACTTTTAAATCAAGATCGTATGCATTAAGGGCCATTTGCAATTCGTCTGCCGGTATGTCTACATCATGAAATGACCAGTACACGATTGATCCTAACAGTGAATGTTTGCCTATTGATTTTTGTAGTTCGGTTAACGCTTTGCTCATTTTTTAGCGACCTCCGTTTTCTTATCCAGCACGGCTTTTATTTTCTCCGGTACATCCTCCGGTTTGAGTAATGCGCCAAAAATAAAATTTATGCGCACAGCAAAATCTGCGGTTGTAAAATAATATTTCCCGCTTGCGCTCACAAGTGTATAACTAAAAAAACGTACATCCACAATACCTTCAAGTTCGGTGATAACACGCACATTCTTATGCACCACGCTTCGATCCTTCTTGTACGCTTCGGCGTGTCTCTTATAAGCACCGTTATTCCTGTCTGCGAGTAGCACACCGATAGCCCTTTGTGATGCTATCACTCTACCTGTTTTCTTGCAGGGATTGTCTTTTGCAGACATTACGGATACACCTACAGAGTACACTTCGCGAGGATCATAACTCGCCAGAACTACTGCCTTAGAATACACAATAGACGCTATAGGAAATTTTTGAAAACTAAGTTCTTTTTCTCCAACTTCCGCACCCTCTTCGGTGCTGTTAACCATAATTTCTTTCACTGCGTAAACTACAATTTCAAATTTAGACATAATATTTTCTCCTTTTTTTATTAATCCGGTTTCCGTAGTAGTTTATTTTGAATAATCTACACTGAATAAACCGTCCAACACTGCCACGTCGTTTGCCATTTCGTGAATAGGAAATACTTTGTCGCAAAAAGTATCAAGCGTGTTATGCGAAGCTTCCACCGAAATTCCAAAGCAAGAAAATCTTTTTTCTTCTTTTAGGGCATCAAATTCTTTAGCAAAGCTATCACTAACATCACACTCATCGTCGGTAATGAAAATGATGTCTGCCTTCTTGTATTCCGAACCTTCAATATAACTCATGGCCCTCACCAACGGTACTTCAAAATCCGTACCGCCACCGATAAATGTTTCCATTGCAGACATCATGTTTTGAAGTCGATCTTTCCCGCCTATGGGAAACTCAAATTCAACACAATCACTACCAGATGAAAAGAAGATCAAAACAAACCCTCGTTTCTCTTTTATTGCAATACTCGAAAGTGCGAGTGCGACGGCCTTTGACCAGTACTCCCGTTGACCACTCATCGAACCGGAAGTATCAATGCAAACTACCATCGGCCCACGACCTAATTTCTCTTTCGAGTTCAGGCTGTATTGCAATAATCCTTTCTCGGAATATTTACGGAGAAATTCGTCTTCAAGTTCCGGTGTTAAAAGTGCGAGTTCACTTGGTAACATCTTACCCAAGTCGTTGCCGGTTTCAATGGACTCTATTTCTGTTGCACCACGTTTGATTCTTGTTTGTTGTTTACGAAACGCGATGTTCTTTATACGCCCCGCATACTCAGCAATCTTTTTTAACTTGTCGGCGTTTGACAACCTTTTCGCAAGTGCAATTTTTTGGCCCAATGGCATCTTAGTAATCGCACCCGGTTCACTGCCCCATGCGTCACACTGTTGCGACATTTCATCTACCTTGTCTGACGCGGCCTGAACCGCCGCCCTCATTGCTACCCGTTGTTGGTCGCGTGTCCCGCTTATGGACTTTTGCATTTGCTTCTCACTTGCGGCAAGTTGAGATGAACATTTCTTCGCGTCCTTCTGTAACTGCCCCTGCTTCCTTTTCAATTTGTTCTCTAAAGGTTTTTTCAGCTTGTTTTTTAACAAGTCTCTTAACGACTCAAGGCTTGCGTCAATGTCGGCCTGTTCTGTGGACAATGCGTTCACTTGATTCGCGTCCCGCGCCGCCTCTGAAAGTTCGCTTGATTCTCTGATCTTTTCTACGAGTTCCTTTGAGGTCACCGCAACTGCCATTGCCGAATTGAATTCGTCTAACTGTGTTGCCATTCTCAAGTTGCCGTATTCACTGGTGGTCATGGTTTCCTCGATGAGGCTTTTGTTCAGACTTACTTCCGAAGAAACCTCTTCTTTCACTTTCGGCGCGAACTTAAAATATGATGAAAACAAGTCTTCCATCAAGTGCGGAAAGGTATTTAATGTATCCGTACCTTCGCTCGAAACCTCTTGTAGTACGTCGGAGTCCTTTTCGAGGTTTGCGTAAGTACCTAAATCCCATGCGTCGTTATTGACCGTGTTTTTGTCTAATTCCATTTCCACGTTTGCGCCTCCTACTGTTGCGTATTGTCAAACTGCCTTAAACCAGAACCTCCGCTTCATCGTCGATTTCCTCGTCGTCATCTTCGTCTTCCATTGGTGAAATCCCAAGACAATGATGTAAAACCTCTGACTTCCATCTCCGCAACTGACTAATGATTTCACCCAATCTTTTCGACTGATGAACTGTTACGAGTCCTTCTAATTCTTTAATACCGGTTCCGAGTTTCTTATTCGCCTCGATACCGTACCCGTCCTTCTCGTCGTCCGGTGCGCTCATTGCTTTTGAATAAACATCTGCGCACACATCCTTCACTTCGATTGCCCTCATAAGTGCCGGGTTGGATATTTGCATGACCGCGCTCATTACCTGCTTCTTCTCTGAAGGTTGGTTCCATAACATGTGCGCGAGTATCTCAAGATCGTCTTGGTGAACATCGTTGCGTTCTTGCAACATTGCTTCTACTTTCAAAATGTCTAACGCGGTTCTCCAACGTCTATCCGAAACTGTAATCCCGTCACGTTTCAACTGACCGCGTAATTGAAGCACCATGTCCAAAATATCGGAACCGATATTAACTTCACCCATCCTGTATTCATGCAGAACACACAATTCGTCAAACTTTAGTTTCGTTATTTTGCTTGACCCTGCGCCATTAAGTTGTAACAGTCGTTTGAAAGATGAATCTTCCCCGACGTAATCGACCATATACCGCAGTGAAAACCGATCATACAATGCAGAAAGTTCGTCGCTTTCCGGCATTTCATTTGACGTACCGAAAATTGAAATCAATGGTGAGGCGAACACTCCTTTTGTACCGTTGTAAAATACCCGTTCATTTATTAGAGATAGCAGCGAGTTAAGAATCGAACTGTTACCTTTCCATATTTCGTCTATCCGCGCGACGTGCGCAACGGGCATCATGTTTTTCAGAATGCGTTCATGCTTTCCTTCTTTCAGTTTCGGAAGCGATACCGGCCCGAATAATTCTTCAGGAGTGCTGAACTTCGTTAAGAGTCTTTCAAAGTATTCTATACCCGTTATTCTTTCACAGATTAGCTCTGTTTGTAAAGAGTTGTGAGATACGGTAAAATCACCCAATAAGTGAAGGTGGTTTCCGTCCAAACTAAAACCGTAATAGTCACCCAACCCCACCTCTTCAATCTTGAAGCCTGTGAAAAATGGATTCTTGATTTGTTTCCGTTTCTTACATTTTTTTCTTGGAATTTTGATCGGTATAACGGAACAATCCCCACTTATAGAAATTCTAAATGATGGAAAGTCTTTCCCATTGCATCGCGTATTTCTGCTTTTCTTATAAACAGCAAATCCTAATGATCTACAAAGGTAAATTGCATCGTCCATGAGTTTTTCATTCGAACATGTATAACTTAAAATCTCACTTTTTTCTTCTTTGCTTCCATCGGCGTCTATCAAACCTGCAAGTAATTCTAATCTTATTGGCCGCGAATTATACTTATATTTATCGGGAATATGTTTATTCATTATTAAACCGTATTCACGAAGTAACTTTTGAAAGGAAAATTTATGTATCGGATTTCCAGTATATCCAGTCGTGATTGCATATCTCCCTTTCTCTTTCGTCGCGGTAATTTGTAATCCTAAAAAATCAGCGTATCGATAAATCTCATCAACCACTTCTTTATCAAAAGATGTGATTGACGCATTATACTTACAACCACCGCCTAACCATATACCAAGGATATACGGGTCAATTGCAATACTTTTACTTGGGAATTGAACTCCTTTCCGATATAACTTGTATCTAATCTGATCCGGCATAGATAAAAAATCTTTAACCGGAATATTAAATATTCTATCATAATCTCGATAGCCTACAACCTTCCCGTGGCTCCGAACTTGTCTGCCGCTTTTAACCAACGATAAAATGTGGTCTTCATTCACAACAAAAGACTCACCTTTTACAGGGATGATTTTATACAGCAAACCTGTTCCCACGGTAGTATTAAGGACTTTGCGCGAAGTACTATCATCGCCCATAAGGCGCTCTCCAACAACAATGTCTTGAACACTTTTCACTCGCCCATCAAACATCAAAATAGGCGTATTTTTTCCATAGCATTTCCCGGTACCGGGCGGTCCAATAAAAAGACCGTGTTGTTCGGCAAGCAAACAAACGATTGTACCGTGTACTTCTTCGTGACGTTCGATCAATCGTCCGTTTAATTCCTTTTCGATCCGATTCACTTTTTTAATTAACTTCCGAATTGCTTTTGTCTGCGACATCCTTTTCCTCCCTATCTAATTTTTCTGTGATTGCTTGCCGAATGAATTTTGACCTGTAACCCCACACCACTGTTTTGTCTAATCGCTCACGCAATTTAGAATCAATTCGAAGTTGCATGTAACTTTCTTTTTTTGATAATCCGCTTCTTTTCTCATTCATCGGTTATAATCACCGCCTTTCAATTTTAATTAATCCGGTTTCCGTAGTAATTTATTTCATGTTTAGATTACTGCCAATAAGCATGTTTCTTCTGCTATGCCTTCATAAGACGTAACGACCTTGATCACATCTGTTGCACTACGAATCCGCAAATCAATTTCAGTAACTTCTTCGGGTAGTTTTAAAATGTCTAACATAGATTGAGCATTAAAATTAATTATAAACGGATTTGATTTTGCATGATCCGCTATTTCTCCTTCAACTTCTACTTCAATAGATTTTTTGAATTTACCTGCATCTGTTTCATCTGCGGTAATAGTTGCTATTTTTTTATTCGCTTCGATAGTAAGTGTAATTTTGTTATCATATTTGTGAGTTGTTTCCGAAAACGGTAATGCATTTTTTAATACTTGTCTCAACTCTTCACAAGAAAAAGTAACATACCAAGAATTGTTCTTACGATAATCAGGATTAACGCTTTTTTTATTCCAATTTGGATATCTTGTAGAAAGTGAACGACTTATCAATTTAACATTTCCAAACTGTGTATGATCCAGAAAAAACATTACGCTCATGTTTGTGTGTAATATTACTATTGCGTCACCTTCCAAATCACTTTTCTTTTTCCCGATTATGCCCGAAATCAATTGTAATGTTCTGACCGGAACTAATAAATCAAAACCTTTTGGTATCGAATGATTTTCGGTTATCAATGAAAATAATATATTTCCGCAAGTTGCCGTAAAACTGTCACCCGTAAAATAAACTCCGTTCGTCCACATGCGAGGATCATTCACATTCGTTGCAAGTATAGTTTTATCAATAACGGTTTTCAGTATTTTTTTGCTAATTGCAAAATTCATTTTCTTGAAGTCTTTATTATCTTTGTCTGATTGTGGAACGGGAGGAAAATCTTCCGCGTCAATTCCTTGTATAGAAATGTCACCGATTTTAATTTCCAGACAACCATCCGAATCTTGTAAAACTGAAAAATCAATATCTCCCTTTTTTCCCTTGAGCACATTTTGAAAAATCTTTTGAGGCACAGTTACGTCAAACGAAATTCCACTATCTACTAAAATCTCCATTTGCAAACTTATCCAGATTTTCTGATCCGTTGCCGAAATAGTAACTTCATCTTCATCAAACTGAAAAAGTAAATTTCTTAAAATCGGAATTCGACTCCTAAAATCTACAGCCTTATCTACAATGTTTACGGCATCACGCAATTCTTTTGCATCAAAAATTAAACTGAATTCTTTTTTACTCATAAAATATCTCCTTATTTTTTCGGGAATTTAATTACTACGGAAACCGGATTAATTAAAAAACCGTCTTAACAGTACCCGGCCTTTCAATCACTCGTACTACATTTTTTATCATGTTTTGCGACCTTAACGCCATAAATAAGATCAGATTAATGTCAACTTCGGATAATTTTGGATATTTTTCTTTAATGACATTGCTAAGGTCTATTAAAGAATTACATGCACTTTCGTTCTTTGCATAAAACCGTAACATTCCCTCTTTGCTCATAGCCGCCCTCACTTTTTTGAAAAATTATAAATCAACTTCTGTTATCAAAACGCCTTTAGAGTTTGAACCGTCAGTAACAGTTAAAATAAATCCTTCAATTTTTTCTACGCTGACTCGCGTACCGTCTTTAAGAAATAAAATTGTACCACGCGGAATCCGCTGAAGTAAAATCCGTAATCTGTTTTTCAGAGAAATAAGATCACACTTGGCACTCTGTACTGTGTAGCCGCGATCCGTTGAGTTATTCGACTTACGCTGAATAATTTGTACGTTGTTTTCAAGTTGCCACATTATGAACGATAATTGTCGCCCTAACTGTTTGCTAAGAAACGGTACGTCGCGTTTTTCCCGCCGCTTATTTTGATTTCGTTTTTTACTCATACATTTCCTTTCTTGGATCAGACGGATAAAAACACCACTCGCGTTCTTTCTTTTTATGTTTTGTACGTTTTTGTCTCTTATCCGGAAGATTAGTGTTCACGGAGGATAAGGATTTAAACCATTTTGAACTTATTTTGGTAAGCGCGTTATAGTCACCATGTATTGCCTTGACCATAGCCGAATTAAAACCCGGAATTGAATTGTTAATCCGAAGTAACTTACTAATATGTTCTTCCGGCGTTCCAAGAAATTTTGTATTTGTCAGTTCGCAAACGCGCCCGATCCGCTGCGCTACAACATCCTCTGAAATTTGAAATGTCGCAAGGTTACGCACCAATGAAAATACATTCTCCGCAGAATCTTTATAACTAAACGTCAGGCGTTCCGTTTTGTGAACCGTAAAATCAATTTCCGACGTTAGTATTTCTTTTACCTCCGAAGTGGCATACAAATTATTCGCATATAAAATTCTTGTCGTTGTGAACAAATTACCCAAATACAAAACTGAAAAATCGCGTTTCAAACTTTTTCTGTAATATTTCTCCCTTTCGAATCCGGAAGGATCAAGTATTGTAGGAGTAAATTTTACTCCTTCAGATGATGAAGCCTGTTTGATTAAATAAAACATGTCGTCTATCACGATGCCGGAAACACAACAAGTCTTTAAACTTTTTTTGTAATTAAAAATTATTTTTAACATAAAGTCTCCTATGAAACTGAATTTTGATATTCGGAATTATGCACATGACAAAGCATACTCCATACCGTTCTAAGTCCTCTTTTTCTTCTTTTTCTTTGCGGACGTTTTCATAAATGCGCCCAACGCTTCTTCCGGGGTTAATGGATGTAGTGATATTGGTCTACTGCGTTTGGATTTTGTTTTGTTTTCCGTTTTCTTATCGGTTTGCTTTTTCTTTTTCACTTTAATATATCTCCAATGCGGTATTACAAATGGGTATTTTGTGAAGAGTACAGATGTCTACAAAATCTTCGTAATTAAAAGTAATTAAAGCATCAAAATGTACATCAGAATCTACAAGCATATTTCTCATTACCGTATCTACCAAACTAATTTTTCTTTTTGTAGCATTTTCAAAAGTATCTATGAGTGCAGTTTTTCTATATTTTTCATCTAATATGAATTCCACATTTCTTTTTTCGTCTATTGCGTCTTTGAATTTATAAATCATGTGCTTTCGCTTAAAGCTTTTGGTTGCTAACACTTCATACATAATGGGCCAGGGTATTATAAGTTTGCGATTATTATCCATTTTAATTTTTTCATACATTTCCGTTGCATCATCGGAATATTTATCGCCGGAATCGCAAACGCCTATCCAAAAACAAGCATCTGTTAAAATATATCTGTACTGGGACATATAACAACTAATCCTCAATTTCTAATTCATCATCTTCTTCCTCGGATATGGCGTATCCAGCCCAAGGCGCAGCTTTTCTTCCACCAACTATAAATGTCCCTCGCGACTTCCCCTCTTCGCTCTTGCAAACCAAATACACTCTATCGTGCTTCTTAAATTCTATATGCGCATGTAAATCCGTCAGTAGTTCTTCTTTAAGGTCATTTGTATATGGGTATGCCATAACTGCTGTATAATTTCCGCATTCTTTCGCTTCATGGGAATCTAACCACTGAAATACAGATTCATAATTCCCGCGAATACTGAGATCAAAAGACAACCATATAAGTTTCTTTTCTAATTTCCTCATTTTAATCAACCCAACCCATTAGATTTTTCAGTTGCAGCCGTTTTCCTTCCATATTCTTAACGGCTTCTTCTGCTCTTTCTCCATCTGTTACTTTTCTGAAATTCCATCTGAATGAAAATTCATCGCAATATCTATCAAGATGCTGTTTTGAAACGTGATGAAATGTACCATGAATCCCGCGTGGAAATGCAAATATGGATGTCGTTACAAATTCTTACAAACGATTATTTCTGTTTAAGAAATATTTTTTGATGTTCTTTTCTGTTTGATTTACTGCGACAACTTCTACTTTTCGCTGTTGAGAATATAATAATTTTCAACTTTTTTAAAAATCTCTGCAAAAAGATTCCAGTTGATTTGCAGCATCCCCCATTATTTCCCATTCTTTCTTAACTATGTACTTGTACAGTTCTTCTAATTCGTCTTCCAAGCCAATTCCACATTTATCTGGAAGCACCGGTCCCCAAACATTTATTGTAGTATGCTCTCCGATACCAAGCATCATTTCATCCACACGCCTCTTTGCCACGTATGACAACAACAACGCCTGAGTGAATGGCATGTCTGGAGTATGTTGAAATCGTTTAAGTTGTAATACTGCAATTTCACCACCTATACCTATCGCCGCACATCCGGGTAAATCCAAGCATCGTGGAGTTTCGGCTCCGCTTTGAATTTCCCAAATGTGTCCGCCAGTAGAATCAAACCCTGCAACTATCGCTGCGACATCAGGGATTTCAACTTCTTCTTCGCTATTCTCACCCGGAATCTCTCTCATATATCGATCATACAGATAGGCGATTTCTTTAACTGGAATATCTTCGTCCGCATTCTGCTCTAAGCGTGAATCAACATCTCTTTTTAATCTCTGGTAGATTTCTGTCTGGAGACTTACATCCCCTGCAATCATCATACTTATCTTCTGCTTCACAATAGGAAACAATTTTCCTCTTGGCAAGTTGTATTTTATGACACTATCGGTCACCTCTTTATCTGCTACGCCAATTACCAAACTTCCTTCTTCACATAAAGCAGCAATGCAAACAGTCACCGGAATTTTTCTCTTTCTTTCCACGGATTTTTTCTTGTGAGGATTATACGGTGATGAGCGCCCTCTGTCAAAAATGTCTCTTCTGCGTTTCTTATTATTCACGTTGAAACACATCCTTTTTTTTAGTTTTCAACCAGATAATTTACGTCAAAGTACTTATATGCACTAAATAATATTAGGGGTTGCTTGACCCTTTTGGAACATCTCTCTTAACATTGGAATTGCACCAAACCACACATGGAGGATATTGTTATGGGAAAAGTAGCGCCGTTTCATTCGAAGAAGACTAAAGACGTTTACCACGACAACGATAAGTGTACTGAAGGAAACAACATCGAACCTGAAAACAAAGTATCGGGAACTGGTGGCCTACCGAAGTGCGCCCATTGTAAGAGGTTAAGCAACTAAATCGACTGCTCTTTGTCGAGTCTTCTGCAATGATCCGCAATAAGTTCGCCGAGAAACGTAACGCTGATGCCCCACTTAGCGGCGAGTTCTTTGAATGTGAGTCCCGTTTCAAAACCGTCATTGCCTGTCTTTATCCTCATGCGTGGATTGATCGGTTGTGAATGAAACTCATAACAGAGGATTTCGCAGAAACAGCCTGAGGGTGAAGGTCGATCAGCCGGACAATTATTGTACGTGTTTTCGACATGTTCTCTGAACTTGTTGATTTTGTCGATTTTAGATAGCATGAAATTTACCTCACATTTGAAATTTAAATAAGGAGAGAAACAAAATGGCTGATATGAGCTTATCACCAGAAGATTCTGCTAAAGTTCAGCAATGGCTCAATTCTAAATGTATTAAGGATACATGCGACAAATGCAATTCCAACGAATGGTCAACCGGTTCAATAAGTTTTCTGCCGACCTTAAAGAAAGATGGTGATACGACGAATCTCGATATTGTAAACGGACTCCCCGTCATTCACATGGCATGTAATAACTGCGGTTACGTTATGTTCTTCTCGGCAGTTAAAATGGGCGTCCTGGTAAAATAGGCGTATTGCATATTGGAAAACACGTGCGTAAGTTGAACTCCAATTATTAGGAGTAACACGAATGAGCTATCATACGATGGGATGTCTTTTCTTCATTGGCTTTGTCATCTTTGTCATTATTGCTTGCTTCATTGCAGAAACAATAGCTATACTTTTTCATCGGGCAATGCCGATTCTGCCCTTCATCATGACTAATGAATTTTTTCAGATTGTTCTGACAAGATAGCTTGCTATCCAACTAAAAAAAATGGTAATCAAATTAATGTGCATGATCGCACACATGTGTGCGTTGGAGTATAGGAAAATATTTACGAATTCCTAAATTGTTTGATAAATGCAAGGATTTTGCGCCCTGCTTTGTCATGTGCATAATTCCGTTTTGATATTTACAATTATTAAGAACACCATTGTCTTTTTATTCTATTTCAGCCATCTCACAGATTTTCTTATAAATTTTGTAGTGGGATAATCCTTTGTAAGGAGGATCCTTTGATAATTGTTCGACCGCAATCACTACAAATTTATCAAACCAATGTATTCCTTTTTTTCCTTTGTTCCCAACCCTCAATCCATTCATTCTCATCACTCATGCGATTTTCTCCACCTCCTCGTCAAACTGTTTTTTCCAGAATCCGGTATAAAATTCGTTAATCGTTCTGTGCGCTTCGTGGAAATCCTGAGAAAAACCAACAAATTCGCATTTAATATTTTCTCCGGATTGTGAATAAATCGCTGTCCAGAAAATCTTCTTGCGTTTTTTAAACTGAGCAAATCCTTCCAGAACAACGTCTCCCGTTTTCGGATTCGTGTACATTTCGCCTTGAAACTCCAGAAGTTTTGTTTTCATGTACCGCTGAATTTCTGAAATAATTTCCCGCAGGAGAAGTTTTTTAAGTCTCACACCAGTTAAATTTTCACACGCTTTTGTTTCTTTTTTCATTTTTCTCTCCTTTTTTTCTTTTTTTCTCACGTGCGTGTACGTGCGCGCTTATGCGTGCGGAAGTATTAATACTTAAAGTCAAGGTCAAGGTCAAGGACATAAAGATTAATAAAAACATATAGCACGTTTACAAAAACGGATAACGAAAATTTCTCAGAACAAAATTTCTCAGAAAAAACCTAGACAAAAAGGCGGACGGAAAAAAACCGTCCACGCGAAAACTTTTTTGAAAAATAATTATGACTGCGCCGAAAATAAAAAAAGAAAAACTTTTCTCAGAATCGGCGCAGGGTATAATTACATTTTTATTAAAACCGATTTCCGTTTTCTGTAGGAAACGAAATACAGAATCTATTTTCCACCGCCACCGCGTTCAATCGCCGTTGTGCCTATGCACTCATTCTGTCGTTTCTCATATTTCTAAAAACTTGTTTCGATTTGTTTCTGCCATTTATCTCAGGTCGCACTGTCAAATTTGTTTACCAGACAAATCTCACTGAAACTTATGGCCTCTATATAACAACGTAAACTATTATCCTGTTAGAGAAAAAGAAGCTCCCAAGCGGATCACCGTGCATCTTGTGTATTTTCAGGTACCGTTAAGTGTTGTTCGTGATAAGTTTGTCGGCCTTGCTACTTGTGCCGCTTTCAATACTCTGGAAACAATTTACTTGTTTTTGCTTTATATTCTCGGCCTGTCCCTTATGTCCGCGCACTATACATTCATTGCTAATGAATTATATTTAATTTTCGTTGAACCTCCAGTTCGCTGAAAACGTGGGCTTTCATTAAGGCTTTCGTCCCGCGATCCCGTCGCGTAAGGATTACTCACAGGTGCGACATTCCAAATCACGCACTTAATTTTCTTATCCGGTTTACGTTGTCCTGTATGGGCGTAAGCAGAAACTTTATTTTCGTTTCACTGTTATCTCATAAACTCTCAGAACGTTCGGTGTTGATCTTTCTGGAAGATCATTTTATCCCTTTCGGGGAATCATACGTTTGCGCCTCGCGTCGGGGTCGATTTAATTTTACAACTGCGGATAATGATATTTAGCTTCCTGAGCAAATATCAAAACGTCGCAACCGGTCTGTAACATTTAACATCATGTCCGATGCTACAGGTAACAGTTTGTTGCTTATCGAATCGTTTTTCTATGGGGACTAAACTGATTACTATAACTTGTGTGCGTTGCGCCCCGCTCCTGATCCGTTCTGCCTTGTTGCTTACGGCATTTTTCAATGTTCAATCAATCGCATTCATTATACAGTTTGTAGTGACATTTGTAAACACATTTTCAAAAAATAAAAAAGCTATATAAAACCAAGCATTTTTGTGTTTCCGTCTTAAATGTGTTGCGGTAACGCGACGTTATTAGCTAATGTTTCTAAGCGCATTTTAATTACCCCGGTTTCCGTAGTAGTTTATTTTTGGGAATTTTGACTAATGCTCGTGTAGAATGTAATCTGAAAGAAATCGTTCAATAACTCTCAACAATTCAAACAATGGGTGTGAGCATACGGCACAGACTTGTTTTTAATACGTGTCAGGGTGCGCCCACGCAACGAAAAACCCTTGCACGTTGTTTATATCGGCAAGGGCTAAAATCGTTTGTTAGAATTGTTATAAAACTTTATTAATTATACATTGACAAATAGTGCTTGGACGTTTTGCAAATGATTTACTCGCAAGTAAAAATTTCAAACATTTTGATTAAAAAGCCTTAACAAATAAAACGTGATATTAATTATACAAAAAAATCATTGAGTTGTTGTTTTTTATATAAGCACTGAAACTGCAAGCATTATATTTCCCATTCCTGTGGTGGATGCGGTATACGGGCCGATTTGAATTTTATTCACAACAGTTCCATCCCATCCGTCCGCTGTCAAATAATACATAATTTTTGCCTGATCCCTTTTGTCTTCCGATGCTGATATTCCACTGGCAGTGCTGTGCCATGTTACGGTATATTCATCGGTTGCTAAAATGCCTGGAACTCCCGCTTCATCAACAGTAATGTTCAAAATAGATGATGAGGCCTGGCCTGAGACCAACAAACATAAAGCACAAACCTCTATCTTGACACCTTTTAAGGTTGTATCTGCCGGTATGACAATTTCCATAGTACCCATTTCTGCTACCGTTTTAGAAACGGAGTACCAATTGCTGTTAAAAACTTTTCCGAACAGAAATATATCTCCTTCGCCGATGGTTGGAGCAACATCACTTAACAAAGCAATCGCGCTACCCTTGTAAGATGGTCTTGTGCCTGCACCACCTATAGTCCCATTAACCAAATTAACGTCAATTCCCGATCCGGCAGAACCATCAAACAATCCACCATCACTATTTCCAGCCAAACCAACACCAAAAATTCCTGCGCCGTTAACTGCCTGTGATATTCCTTTTACTCCGAATCCGGGATCTGCTGCCAGTCCCGCAGCACCTTCAAGCCCAATACCAGTTCCGGAACCGGGATTGTGAAATCCTTTTATTACAGGAGCGCCAGTAGCTGAATATGTAATGTCTGCCTTAAAACCTGTTGAAACACCATTTACTCCGAGTATTTCCTGAAGTCCTGCTTGATGCGCATCTTTATCCGCCATGTGAGTTCCAATAGTTGTGTTGCCCGCTTGATCCGCAGTAATAGCGAGTGCGGAATTATAAATAGCAGAATGTTGCGCGTCGTGCCACGCTGTAGAAACTGTCGAAATCGGATACCATTTATAATACGGCGAACCTTGATCCACACCTTCTGCGTTCCACCAATACATTGTTTCGTCGTCCTCAACGAAGATTATGTCTTTGTCTGTGTTTCCCGTTGAAGGTAAATCCGTTGCGGCTTGAACTGAACCACGCCAGTTTCCAACAAGGCCGGTAACATCAGCAACAGTCGTAAACGGATTTGAAGCACTTGGTGTTGTGGGCGCGTTTTCAATCGCATCCCACTGTGAATCTATCATGTGGTAATAACCACCCGCAGGACTGCCACCTTGCAAGTTCGCAAGTAAATTGTGTACAAGCGCAGAAATCGGGCCTGCAACTGTTGGTCTTTCGTCAGTAATTTCGCCTGTCACTATATCGTCATTTGCTATTCTGTCCAGTGTCGCAATGAGAATGTAAAAATGTGTTGAAGTATCCGAAGGCGTAGTTCCGTTCTCGGCAACTTGCACGACCGCTCGTAACTGAGTCCGCCTACACAATGCGTCGTCCAACCAGATACCAATTGTAGGATCGACGATGGTAGGATCATCATATCCACTAACTTCTTCCTCCCACAAGTGAAGATACACTTCATCCGTTCGAGGCGAAATTGGAGTTGTCAGATCATGCACACCGACTTCAAACCGATCCTCAACAAGTGCGCCGAGGGCTTCAACATCAGTATCGAGCGTTATTACATTTATGGTGTTGCTAAGAACGGTGTATGAGTTTCCGTTCAACACTCCCGAAGTGAAAGTGATCTCAACACCTATGAGTTCATCAACTATCCAATTTTTATCAACTGCCGTTATTTCATCGGCGCCGATTGCGGTTACAGATGCAAGTTCAGTAATTGTTTGGTTTTTGTACTCGACACCTGCGGTTATATTAATCTGATAACCTTTAAGCATGAAACCTGGCCCCGGCTGAAAAGCAAAGTTATTTGTGGTATCCGTACCGCTCTGGACAACATTAAAGCTTGTACCAACCGCAGCGTTACCAAAAGCATTCTCAACTGCGTTTCTTAAATGTTCCCTGAGAATGTCGTACATTTCATTTCTGTCTGCATCAACGACAGGCGTACCAGTTTGCGCAATAACATTATCTCGCCGTTTAGTCACATCAAAAGTGTCTCTCGATTTTCTTGCCATTATTCTTTACCTCCCCGATTAACCAAAGGTAAACCGAATCCTGCGAATCAGTTTCCTTGTGGCTCCTTTATAGATTTCCTTATGCCTTATGGTATTCAACATCACTCCGCTATCGAGTGTGACCGTTGCGTTACCTGCAAAAATTCCATGCTCTCGAACTGATCCGGTGCCTTCACCAAAATCAAAAGTTGTGGTGACAAGTATTCTATTTGTCGATCCCACAACAGGCGCGCCGGTTTCATCAACGTACTGAATTGAGTCGGGTGATTTCCTGTAATATTCATTGTATAATATGGTATCAGTAAAATCAGCTTCCGGCACTGTTACATCCCATGACGAGTCACCATGACCGAGAGCGTGGAACTGAATCCCTGAAAATCCGGCTTCGTCCACAAGTAACATTGCAACAAGTGTTGACATACCTACTACAATTTTATTTGTCTTCCACGGTGTTTTTAAAACGAGAATTTCCTCCCCGTCTACGAGTTCATACATTTCATCCTTGAACTCACCGTAAATTTTTATTGCCGTTTCCTTTGCGTCTTTCATTCGTACCTCCCTTTATGGTGCATCTATGATTTCATCTTCTGACCATTCAGTAAACCAAGAAATGTAAATCCACGATTCCTCCGAGTTTGTTTCATGGTCTTCGTCATTGGTAATAAAAATATTTTCCGTAAGGAAAACCGCTTCAATATCTTCCCATTCATCCTCATCTTCATCAACAACCTCGACAGCAACATTCCACAGTTCGTCTTGTACTATGTCGAATAAAACTATGAAAGCTTCCGTGTTAATTGGGTTATAAAGTAACATGAGGCGATCTATTTTTTCTGTTTTTGAAAGTGTAAGTGGTTCCGGCAATGGTATCTCAATAAAAATTACAAACGAGTTCATATTATAAATACATCCGGTATTAAGACATGGCGTGTAATGGTTCGTGTCTTCCGGTAAACCCTTGTTAATCCACACTAACGGTTCATCAGTTCTGGCTATGAATTTTTCAGGATCGTAAGTTTCTAAAACTCGATACCGCATTTCTTCTATAACTGGATCGACTCCTATGATTGCGGCAACGGCGGTTTTTATTCCTTCTTTAGTTCCTTTTCGTTTGTACGTTGCAACCGCGTTTTTTATCTCGCGGCGTTGCGCCGTTATTGGAATGTCTTTATTAATTTCCCAACCGAGTAAATTAGCAATGTACGGCAATAAATCTGAATCAGATTTATCAACGTCAATCATGTTTGAAAAGTTATCAATAAGGCCGATAGTTTCATCTAATTCAAGTCCAAAAAGTTTCAAGACACGACGCAATTGATATTTGAGTTCACCAGTTTCGTGAAGGTTAAAAATTTCACCCGTCGAATCGATAACCGGCGCGAGTCGTTCGCCTACTGGTTTCATTATGATAAACCAACCTCATCGAGTATTTGATAAATGTCGGTGACGGTATTCCAAAGTCGTTCCTCAAATGTGCCCGACTGTAACGCTAAAGACTTAACGCGAGTCGTAGGTCCAAAATACCAAGCGCCTCCGACAAATGACATCAGTTGATAATAGAATGTTTCTCCACCTGTTATATCCAAATCCGTATAATTTTTTTCTTCACCCGGTACGCCTGTTATTTCCGCAACCAGTACACCATCATTTTCTACTACCGGATAGTCGTATATTTTTCGAACTACCCTAACAAAATCAACTGCATCTGCGGGCATGTTAAAATTCAAAATAATTTGCGGCCCTTCAAATCCCCGCCTTGCAGTTACAGAAGTTACAAATTTAGTTTCATTCATAACTAACCAGCACCGCCTACAAAAGTAAGAAGTATTGTACCGGTGGCAATCTCATTACTGAGAATTTCAACATTATCCAATAGCGGCCCCGCGCGTACAGTCGCATTATCACCTGTTACCGGAGTCTGAGAACCAGAAGATATTGTAAATCCAAATGAAGAATCATCAACAAAATAAGGAGCATTAAGTGATCCTATATTAGTTTGCAATCCCGCAACTGCACCCGTTACCCTGAACGTCGTACTGAAAAACTCAATAGTCCACGTCTCATTAGCAGTATCATTGGTAATTACAAAAGTACCAATTGTCGCGTCAGAACTCCACAATATATAATTAACTTCCGGAACCATTGTTTCTTTAGTAAGATCAACATAATTAACTCCTGGAACGTTATCAATAACAGCATAAATATCTGATAGATAAACATCTTGTCCAAAACTACGATTTTCAAAGCTAAAATGACTTGTAAGCGCAACCAGTACAGCCGTTTCAACATCAGCTTGAGTAAAATTATCAAAAATGTAAACCGTGCCTTCAACGTCAACCTCTACGTATTCAGGATCAAGGATATTTATTTTCGTGGTAACAATTTTTCTTGACTCAATAAAATCAAATACATCTTGTTTAAGTTGAGTCGTAGGCATGCCACCACCGCCTGGCGCAATATAAACATTTATTTCACGGTAATTTATCCCTTCCGCATGAGCTTTTGCAACTCCGTCAACACCTTCTGCCGCCGCCTGATAATCCTCTTCTGTCACTAAACCCCAACGAGTACGAAGCGAACGTGGCCCCTTGCGCTTAGAATCTGCGATTGATTCCTCATCAAGTCCACCTGTCGCGTCGGTATCATTATTTACTGAAACCGAAATCGGAACAAGTAACAAATATATCGTATCATTTAACTCGGTAATCGTTTCAGCACCAACATTACCTACATCACCGCCACCTATTCTATAATCGGCCCTGATAGAAGCATTAGGTGCGGGTACGGCCCCCGACCCATTATCACCAAATTCGACTTGCACCTGTTCGTCTGATGTTAGTTCGAGAACAAAAATTTCTGCTGTAGGCCCATTGCCTGCAAATGATTCAGCCTCAGTCCATTCGACTTCGCCTGACCCTTCGTCTACAAAAATGTGAACTGTACCGTCAATAATACTTGAATCGGCAAGAATATATTTTTGATACCGTGTACCATCCGAAACGCCCAAATCCTCACTTAAAGTTTGCCCTTCTACCGCCGACACCGTACCGTTCAAAGAACCTGCGGCAATTGTTAATTCCACTAACGTTTCAAACAAAATTGCAGTTTCCGTTCCGCCTGATGGTGTTTGACATTCTGTACCTGCCGGGATTATAACGTCCTCCACTTGTGTTGATGCAAGTGTGAAAGTGAGATCAACTGTAGCCGGTATCGCAGAATCAGGTGTGTAATCAATTAGTTTCAAAAGTTTTATTACACTCGATCTTGTAATTGCCGTGGGAAGAAACCCTTCACTAACCATGCGATCTATGTACCAATGCAAAACATCGCCCATACCCGAAAATAATCTTAATAACCAGATACCGGGATCGGTTTCGTTTTGGTCAGTCCATTCCTTAACATAAAATTGAATCCTATCCTTCATGTCGTTAAAAATGGATTCTTGATCCCTGCTTGTATAATCAAGTGGTGCAAGTTGTTCTGCCATATTATCCTCGTTTTATAATTTAATTAATCCGGTTTCCGTAGTAATTAAATTTTTGTGTTATCTCCTATGTAAAAGTCACGAAAGAAAAAAAGGAAAAACAAGATTTCCCGCTACGTTTGTACTTCGAATTACATAGTCAGCCCAAACAAAAAACATACTGTTGTCTCGATCTAAACGTATCTCGACGTTCTGAATAATAATCCGCTTCTCCCATTTTTCTATAGCCTCAATCACAAACCGTCTGGCCATGCCTACGAGTACAATATCGTTCGGTTCAAAAACAAGTTCGTGAAGTCTTGAACCGAAATCGCGAAGAAAAAATCTTTCACCCACTCTGGTACTAAGGATTTGAAAAACTGACTGTTTGATTCGTTCAGCTTGGTTTTCAGGTGTTTCGCTCTTGAGTTTTTCAATTTCTCCTTGCGGCGAAGTTTCAATAGGAAAGTTAAAACCGTTGCCGACGAAATTAGGTCTGAATTCTGCCACTTGTTACTCCCAAAATTTTAGATTTTCTGCATCTGTCGTATTACTAATTCTCGTATTGATCTGACTTTGTATTATTGCCGAGTCACCATTTACTGCGGCGATCCTTCCTTGCATCTTAACCGCCTGTGTATCTAAATCGCTTCGTACTGAGTTTAGCAGGTTAGTCATATCATCGTCAAGCGTTATACAAGAACCCGGTATCGGCAATTCTCCTATCACTAAATTTATCGAACCAGTCCTTGCCTGCAAAATATTTAATTGTGCCTGCAATGCCGACAGTTGTATTTGTAATAAATCATAAGCGTCGTTGAGTGCGCCCAATGGTTCATCAATTATATTTACCAACACGCCTTCGAGGTTATCCCGCGCCCCTTGCGTCAACGCATCCAACCAATCCTGATAACATTGTTCTAATGACATTTTTAATTTCCTTATCCTGTACTTGTTGTAGGACTTCCACCTACCACTACTGCGCCGCATCCACACGCATCTACACCGACTCTCACAACACCCTTTCCCTCTGCCGAAGTTACAGGACTTCCACTCCCAAAAGCAGTAACACCATGACCGGGAATGGGGCAAGAATGAAGTGCGCCTTGAACTGCAACAAGGATTCCGTCTGCGGTTTTAACATTTTGGTTCGCAGAAATTACACTACCTCCGTGACTCGAACCATCTCCTAATCTTGCTATACTTGGCATAATTGACCTTCCTTAATTATGTGTGTTATTTCCACTGTTATTTGCAATACCCGTATTTGAATTTTCAGTAATCTGACCGTTGGCATTAGTTGTATTTGTTTTATCAACATTTTTAATATATGATCCTGTAATATCTTCGGTCACATTTCCATCAATTTTCCGATGTACGTTACCTTTTACATACTCATTAAGGTCGCCTTCGATAGTCACGTTCTTTGTACCCTTGATATGAAGATTATCGTCACCAATTATGATTTCATATTTTTGCAAAACCGTTCTTACAACGACCGTACCGTCAGGATGCGTTTCTTGAAACGAACCAGACTTGTGGTATATGTGAATTCTTTCGTTACCGGGCGTATCATCGTACTCAATGATGTGTCCAGATTCTGTTTGAAATGCTCTGTTTGACGGATAAACAGCCGCAAAAGGATCGGCGGGTTCATTGATCGTTGCGTCGTTTGCGTTCGTGAAACTGTCGTCACCCTTCGTAACTCCCTGGTCTTTTCCTAATGCGCGGTTCGGCAAATGATAAGGTGCGGCGGGATTCGGACTCCATCCGTTACGAGAATAAATCGGGCGATTGACATTTCCATCTTTAAATCTAACCCATACAGTAACTCCCGTAGGTGGCACGTCACACTTGCCGACATTGCCTCCCGGCCCTGCTTGCACTCCTTCTGGTTCGGCCCACTCGGTATAAATTCCTTGACCAAGAACTTCATCAACCTGTAAAATACAGCGGCCGCGCTGTTCGGGGTCTGCGTTTGCAATTACTTTGCCTCTATAGTTGTCAAAAAGATCGTCACTCATTATCAGAAACTTTCTATTAATTTATTTGTATCAATCCAAAAATAACCTTTTATTTCTCCGGGTTCTGCAACATCTTTGCTTTTTGTAACTTTTGTTTTAACTTTTCCTTTTTTATCTTTTATTTTTTCTTTTTTTCGGAAAGTGCGATTGCGTTGTGCCTGCGGCCTCTTACTCCTGTAAGTTTTGACCTCGAAGCTCGTACTGTACTGCTGTGCATCTATTGAATGTGACGAGGCGGTAATAAGCCATTTCCCCGTAAATCTACCTATACCCTCTAACAATATAGTTCTATTTTTTCTAATCCATGATAATCCTATTACCGGAACCGCAGTCGCTTCTATTGACCACGCCGAAGCCTGCGCTTTTGCTTCGCTAATTTGTTTTGCGGTTATGTCATTTTCTGATTCCGCTTCATTTTTAACAAAAAGAACGGGCCCTTTCATGGTACACATCATTCGGGATTGTCTCATAACTTGTTCAGTTGCTGTTTCTTCTTTAGTTAAAATTGAAGCTTTATTTTGCTCTGTAGTTTGTTCTGAATAAACCTCTCTAACAAATTTACAGGGTTTTACTGTCGCAGTCGCTTGTCCTCCGAAAACCGGTCGAACAGTTTTACGCGGCGGTTTCACTTTAGCAACTGAATCACCCGCCGCTCCACCGGTTTTAGGAAGAGGATCACCTTCTTGTTCAAATGATGATCCTGAACTTGGGTCGATGCCTGTTGCCTTTACCTTTGCGGCCTTTCCGCTTGAATCATCTTTTATCGCAAATGATCTGAGTGATCCACGTTCGCCACTTATCCATTTCAAATATTGCGTTTTACCGGCCTTGTTGAGAATCGGTACATCTTTTATCGGCTCGAAGTGTAGTATGTCACCATCAACCCAAACTTGATACCCGTACTTCTTCGCCCTCGACATTAAAAATTCCATCCAAGTCTTGTTGGTAATGGTTATAGTTCGAGGCTTACCGGGAGTCGCCGCAATCGTGGAAACTTGTTTGCCTGTTGCCGGGTCTTTGGTTTTAGTTTTGAAGCCCTGTTCTTTTGCGATTATGCCTGCAATCTCCGCGTCTGTTTTTCCTTTGAATTGACGACGTTCTTGACTAATAGAAAGCTTTGCCTCTTCCTCGCGTTCACCTTGAAACGTCCACGCAATGTGACCGGTTGCGGGAAAATCATATTTAGGTCTTTTTAATTTGAAGTTACCAAAATCCTCCATCTCATTTTCGTAACCCATTTCTAAAGATATAATTATTCCTTCTGCTGCTTTGGGATCACTAAGAAAGATAGGATTTGCGTTTATTACTTCAATGGACACAGAATCAGGTTTATCGGCTCCCTCTTCGTATCTAACGGATTTTATTGCCGCACCCAATGATGATATAGTCTCAACCTTTGTTTGTTCGACCCTGACGTTAAATAGTGGCCTTCGTCTGTCCATGTTATACCGACCTACTCCTGAAATATTCTGGTGATGGTATTAATATTTTTGATCCCGGCACCGGATCAAACGGTGTAAGTAATCCGTTTACTTCCGCAATAATCCACCATAAAGTTTCCGATCCGCCATACTTATATGCAAGCGCGTCCAACATATCGCCCTCTTTAACAACATACTCGACTGCATTGGGATCATCAAAGCCTTCCTCGGTAAGCAAGGTTCTTAAATGTAGAAAAGTTTTTGTGCGATCCTCTATAACTCGCGTTCTATCTAAACCTGCATATCTTGATCCTTTGAATGACGGCATTTCAAATCACACTCTCTATGTACTCGTTTAATGTTAAGTCTACTGTTGCGCGAATCGTTATTAGTTCAATATCAAATTGTGATCTGTCTATTTTCATATCGCGTATAACAAAAGTTTCTGAAGCTTGACCGGGATTGCGAGGTGTCAACGATTTTCCACTCCATTCTAAGGCCAACAGTGAAGGCGGTTTTGAATTCCCACCATCCTTCGGAGGTTGCATTTTTGTCATTATCCAATTCAAACTTTCTTCAACGTCCATCCTGTTTTCGCCGTACCTCCAGAAATCCAGAAAGAAAAGACGTAAAGGAATTGTATGCGGCCCGCCGCTTGTCCACTGCATAAGCGGCCTTTGATAACCTGGAGCCTGAATGTCAGTCCAGTTTGCAACGAGCGTTTGTTGAAGATTCGGAGGGTTAAAGTGAAAAGATAGATAATCAGACGGAAACTCAACATCAATGAGTGCGCCTTTTATGGGTACGGGCCACTCTTTACCATACAATGAAATAGTTTCGGGCAGTGTGGCTTTGCGTTCTTCTGGACTCGCTTGTGCTCTGGATAAGTTTTTTAAATCTTTTTCGCCTTGTTTTCGCGACTCGAACTTAGAAACCGGCCTCGCTACTTGTGAAGGATCAACGTATACAAGTTCTTTTTTAAATAATCCTTTACCGATCATTATTCAGTTCCCCTTCCGACCTTCTCCTTTACTGAGAAGTTTTGCGACGCCTCTTCGTAGGCAACTTCTTTAATTGATCTATAAATTTCGCGTCCGTCAAGATAAACTGGCATTTCAATTACTACCGTTTTTATTTCCGCACCCGACGACTGGCGAAATGGAGAAGAAAGAGATTCCGCCCCCGCCGCTCCGACCGGTGCTACTCTTTCACCGGCTTCAAGCATGGCGGGAACTTTAATACCTCTTGGAATTGCTCCCGCTTCAAAATTAGGTGATAAAGTTACAGTGCCACCAACATCAAATTTAGGAATTTCGGGAATTGTAATTCCAATTTTATGTGCTATTTTTCTAAACGGAAGTAGAAGAACATTAAGATAACTTAAATATTTATTAACGGCCCATTTAAAAACATTTACTGCGGTAGACCAAATTCCGGTTATTACTGTTTTTATTCCTTCAAAAACTCCCACTATTTTATCTTTTAAACCTGTTGCTTTATCCCAAATCCATGCAAAGGCACTACCAATAGATTCTTTAATTCCTATTGCTACCCGCTTCATTCCTTCCCATATAGCTATAAACGCCCCGCCTATTTTTTCTTTAACTGCTACAGCAATTTTCTTTACTCCTTCCCACATAACCGAGAAAACATTTTTCATCCATTCCCAAGCGACACCTAATGCGGCTGAAACTTTATCCCAGTTCATTACAAGTAAAACTATTCCGGCTATCAAAGCCACAATTCCAAGAACTATCCACGTTATTGGATTTGCAAGTAAAGCAACTGTAAATGCCCAAGCACCTGCAATTGCGGGTACAAGAGCAGCCGTAAATGCAACTATTCCAGCAACCGCCGTGGTAGCCATTGTAACCGCAAAAGACGCTACTGCCGCAGCCGCGTTTCGTATTAATGTAATTGAAAAAGCAAGAGCTTTTTTTCCCGCCATTACAAGGGAAGATGCAAATTTTTTAATACCAGTTGCTGCGGCAAGAGCAGCTTTTTTAGATGTTGCAACAATTTTGTCTCCTACCTCTGAAAGATATACTCTGGTCAAAATTGTACTTTCGTTTAGGAACATAAAAACTTTTCCAAGTCCACCAATGCTTACTGCGGCATACGTTGCCATGCCACCCATGACAGCTAACGCGCCACCTACGAGTAGAAATATACCTAACCCCGCCGCAAAAAAAGTAACTGCCTTTTGAGTCGCGGGAGACAAATTTATAAGCCATGATAAAAGATTAATAACTGCATCCGTTATTTTAATAACTGCCGGTTCTAATATTTTCCCCATTATTATTCCTAAATTCGACACTGAACCAGCAGCAGTTTTTGACTTTGAAGTTAAACTTTCTGTTACTTTCAAAAACTGTTCATGCGAATAAGTACCTTCATCAAACTTTTTAGTGGCAGCAGCCATTTTTTCTTGTAGCGATGTTTGAATTCCACCCAATCCCATTAAAGCCCTTCCAACTCGAACTCCTCCCAAGCCGAGTTCATCAAGTGCTTTTAACTGTAAATCCGCAGTTCCACTCATTGATTTTAATTTATCAATAAACAATCCTAACGTGGCGGGTGCATCTTTCCGAAATTTCTGTCGTAATTCCGCTTCGGATATTCCAACAAACTTAGCAAATTTATCCATGTCCGTAGCCATCAGAGAAAAGAACCGAGTCATCGCAGACGCACCTACCTGAGATGTAGTTGCAGCATCACCAATTGCTCCCGCCATTCCTATTGTTTGTGCCTCTGTCCAATTCATCATTCTTGAAAGTCCTAATAAACCCTCGGTAGTATCCAAGAGTTCGCTTTCGGTAACTTTAGAAGAACTTGCAGTATAGAGTAAGGCAGAAGTTAGCCGTCCGAGGTCTTCCGGTGCCGTTCTAAATAATCCCATCATTTTCCCGACACTCCTGCTTAATTCATCAATGGGAACCGTTTCCATTACCGACCCTAATTCAATTATAGCAATAGAAAACGCTTCTGTTCCTTTTTGACCTTGTTCTGCAAAAATACCCATTCGAGCAGCACCCATAGCGACTTCGGCCATCTCATGAGCGGAAACAGGAAGTGCCGCAGAATATTCAAGGAAATTTTTACTCATACTCTGAACAGCTTTAGTAGTAGCACCCGAAACGGCTTGAAACTTCGTCATCGCATGACTGTATTTTGCTGATTCATCAACAGTTTTTTTCAAGGCGAATATAATACCCGCCCCACCAATCATTGCACCCGCTCCAACCTTTGTAGCAATAACCGCTCTCTTCTGAGTTTTTATACCGCGTTCGGTTGCATCGTCTAACTTGCCAAAATTCTTTTCGGCGGTCTTCATTCCTTTAGACGCGAAATCCTTAAAGGTAAGTACAAGACCCATTCCCATTGATCCGGCAACCATTTAACTATTTCCTTTTCATTAATTCCGCGTATTGGTCAACAAGAAATCCGATATAATTCCTATCTTCATCTGATAATTCCATTAATTCCGACAGAGACCAGTGAGTAACAAGTCCAATGTTAAAACACTGTTTCAAAAGATTTTTCCTTTCTATAATTACTACCTCTGCCGGTTGAACATAAAATCCACTATATCAAGTTTTGCGGGAAAGGTCTGACCGCACTCTTCACATTGAATTAACGGCATAGTGTTCAAACCAGGTGAACTTTCTCCGAACTTTTTATCAATCCAATCTAAATGTTCGAGGTCAAGTTCTTCTTCAATAAAATTTTTTCTGAAATTTATTTGACCGTTATATTCAAGTAAGGAAAGTTGTAGAGTTAAATATGCCATTTTAACCGGATTGGTTTTTCCAAAAGGCACAACTTTTTCCTGAATCTTCCCATTAGGAAGTTTAAGTTTGAAATCACAACCGAGTTTTTCATTCTTAAAATACCCGACCCAATTTTTTCCTTCCGGCTTAAAAATGGTTTCGCTTACGTTAGTCGTTTCAAGATTGTCTAAAGTAAAAGAAATATTAATCTTTTCTTCACAGTGAGGACAATCACCTGTAGTTTCAATTTCGTCATCGAGCCCCGAACTCTTTTGTCTGATAGCAAATGCCAACACGTCACGATCCGGAACGGTAAGATCGAGAATATAATCTTTTTCTGGACTACCAAGTTGCAAATCTCCGATTGAAGTTACACATTCTCGGAGCAAAGTTGAAAGTGCACGTCCACCGTTTTTGCGACATTCCGGCTGCGCAAGCATTACTCGAATTTTACCTGAGAGCCCTTTTACTGTGGCGATGCTGTGAACGATGCCGCCGTCATCAATGATCCCAACAGGCAAGCGGATTTCACCATCCACCGTCATTGCCGGTTCTTCTTCGGGAATACCGTTGTTACTTTCTTTTTTGCCGTAGGTTTCGTTTGAGGTTTGTGGGACTGATACGGGTGTAGATTGAGAATCGGGCGCAAGGCTACCCCTTTCTTCCATTACTTTTGCCTGCTCCATCCCGGCTTTAACTTTCTGTTCTCTACTCTCCTTCTCGTCCTGGCCTGTGTCAACTGACTTTGATTTGTCGTTGCCCATTACATGGCCTCCTTTTGTTTTTAATTACCCCGGTTTCCGTAGTAATTTATTTGGTACCTCATTTCTTTACTATAGTACGCCAAGTTCGTTTTGTCAAAGGTGCGTTGGCTTCGAATCATTTCCACGTCTTCTTGTTTCAAGTTTTCTTTTTAAGTTTGCAACCTTTACCGGATCTAATAAATCCTGTTGAATTTTTTGTGCTTGATTTGATAAATCCCTTGCGGTTCTTATTGCAAGATTGGTTGCTGAAATTGCTCTTGCATCTGCGGCAACTGCGTCTGTGAATTCGCACATGTTATTTATCCCTCCAGTAATCTTCGTATTGCATTTAACATTTGCGAAGTTTCCCGTAAACTTCCTGACACTTCGCTCGATAATGCTTCTATTCTACTTGCAACTGTTGCGTTAGAAGTTGCAATAGTTCTTACTTCACCTTTAACATCTGCAACAGTTTCTTTGAGTGATGCGACTTGCTCCGACGTTCTTTCTATTTTGCCTTCAACCGAAACTTTATTATGCCAGGTGAATGTTCCATCGGGGTCTTTTACGTTGTGCCACTCTTCAAGTTTTTCTAATGTATTTCTGCAAATTCTAATTTCTTCCTTTAATATTTTTAACGAATCTTGTTCTTCATTTACGCCACCATTTTTCTTTTTTTGAACATAAGAAAAGGCCGCTTTGAAAATATCTACTGCAACTTTTGAAAAAGTTACTAGAGTTATAGCAAGGATATAATAAATTATTTTCGCATATTCCGGTGCTTGCACAATGATGTCTGGTTCCATATTATTTCTCCGATGTTATTCTTCAGTTCCGTACTGCTTGATTTCAGCCGAACCGTCTTTGAAAAAATCATTTATTTCATCCTTGAGTGCCACACGTTGCAAATTTACTTTCACAATTTTTCGTGCAACTTCAGCGCACTTAGCATCGTCTTTTTCGTCAACAACATCATCTTGCAAATGCCACAAACGAATATCAATCGTGATTAACTTGTCGATTTTTTCGGCTATCGTTTCCATTTCTTAAACTCCTTTTCTAAGCACGAGTGACGCGCAAGTTCTCATGCTACCATCCGCCAATCTCATTTTGTTCTCAAGGCATGCGCGAGTTATTTTTGCCTTTTCTGAATTTGGTGAATGGATAGGGTTTTCTCTCAGATAATATTCCCGTCCATCCGCAACTTCATAATTTACTCCGCCAGCCTGTTTAGCAAGTCCCTTTAAATTGTTTACAATTTTTGATATGTCATATTTATTGAATTGGCTCCACCCATTAAACCCAAAAATTTTAAAGTCGATAGTGTGTGAAGATAACGTTCCCGGTTTCAAAACACGAATTGTTTCTGTCAGGCCTTTCACGATGGAGTTCAAGAATGGTTGACGGTCTTCGATTTTGAGATTGTCAATGTGTTCGAGCACGCATGTGCTGGTAACGAAGTCGAAATAATTGTCTTCGAAAGGTAGGTTAAAAATGTTTGCAGATAAAAAATTGATTCCAAGATTCGACAAGTGTTTCTCATAAATCGGATTTAAGTTATCTTTATCGCAACCATAACACTCGCACCCTCTGTTCTTAAACGCAACGAGAAGCGGACTTCCACCAACTCCAATATCTAAAACTCGATCTCCTTCCTTTACTTCCGCCACGTGAAGATTCAGAGGCCACTCCCAGTATCGTATTCGGTGAACCGTTAGCGGCACGCCATTTGAATGAAGGCTGTCAATAAGATCATTAATCTCGTTTGACTCAGCAGACAAGCCGTCTTTTAAATCCGACTCTTCGTATACTTTATTCCACAGCATTTTGATCCCTCCAAATAAGACTTTTTCTTTTATCTTTCGTGCCGTCCAGTTTCTTCATTTCACTTATTATCTTATCCGCCGATAAGTCGTCCGACATTCCACAATCACTAATCAATCTTCCCGCAAAAGGCTCTCCTGCTGCCGCAGCCCAATGATAACCATTAACATTATCGAGGTAACCCCTACCTTGTTTTGGTTTCTCTACAACGGCAAGAGTAGGTACAGCATGCAACCAAGCCAGGTGCATCATTCCCCCGTCTATGCACAGCATATAATCACATTGTTTTAATACAGCAATTTTTTTGCGGATTGGTTCGTCAAATAATCCATAAACTTCCTTTTTATCTTTTATTTTATCCCACAAACCAAACAACTCGGCTGTTCGTTTATGATAAATAGAATTCAGATTATTCAAATCCTTTTCGTGCGGTGCGCCGAAAACTACTATTCGATAATTTATTTCCAAAAGCTTGTCAATAATTTTACACCACTTCGATGCAGAGAGGCATGTGCGCCCTTCATCTTTTGAAAACCAATGAATTCCGACTAAAGGTTTGTCTCCATTAACGGCCTTAAAAGTATCTCCAAACTCCTTCTCTTCTGAAGATAGGTGTATCTCTGCAAGGTCATGTTTGAAATCGTTTATGTCAAGTTGTAGTTGCTGAAAAAAATCATCCATTGTGATTGTGTGTTGTCTCGGAAATCTAATGAGCGCATACACTCGATTTACTGCGCGACGGAATGTAACATCTGGATTTGTCTCCGGCCTAAACCGACCGTACTCATACTTATTCAAATTACAATCATCTTGCATAAATGAATATACAGAATCAAACATAAAACCGTTTTCACTTGCAGTTACTATTTCATCTATACAAGGATCGAGTTCAAATAGTTGTCGAGTAAAGTTTGCACCATTCCCAACGATTTGCAAGATAACATATAAATTTGGAAATATTTGTTTCAAGTGCTGAAGAACTCTAAAATATGCGAGATTTTTATAATGATGCGCACAATCTCCGAGTCCGCCACCGATCCATATTGACACCTTAAAATCAATTTGTTTCCCGATATTTTTCCAACGGTCGATGCTTGTCATTTCATTGGCCTCATTTAATTAATCCGGTTTCCGTAGTAATTAAATTATTTCGTTCCTTTTTCTTCTTCGAATGATTTTGGTAACTTGTCTAAAATTTCAAGAACGCGATGTTGAACTGCTTCATACGAATGGTCTTCAATTAATTTACGTTCGGCATATTCTACAACTTCTTCATAAAATTTTTCATCTTCGATAAGTCGAGTTCCTATTTCAATCGCCTTGGCTATATTAAATGGATTGTCGAGAAATGTTCTCGGATAAAGTTTTCTGCCCGCATCCGAACCAGAACAGATGCAAGGAATTTTTAATCCCGCACATTCATATTGAAACTGTCCTCTTGTGTAAAGCATGTCAAGGTGAATCGCCATGTAACACGGACTTAATTCCCTGACGTAGTGCATCCAAGGCGCCATTCTTAATTCAAGAAATTTGCTTTCGCCGCTCTTAGCGGTTCCGGTGTCTATGCCGAAAATTTCTTCCATATAAATCCCATTTACACGTTGTTCGCCGCTACCGGCCGGATCATGGTTTGGGTGAGCAAGAGCACGTATGTCTGGAAACCTCTTTTGTAACGCTGCGAAAGTACCCCAAGAACCAAGCGTGTTTCTCTCATAACGCCTGCCGCCGAATCCCTTTCCCATCTCAACTGCTATTTCTGATTTATATTTTTTATTTGTTTGAACGGAACGGATGTAGTCAATAGGATAAGGGATATTAACATGATGAATTTTTTTGCCGTCCGACATTATCTCAAAGTAGCTATCAGCATCTTCGGCCCAAGTAAAAACATAATCCGCCTTTCTGATAATTTGCATATATTTTGTTTTTTCTTCCGGCAGCATAGTATTGCAATGAACCCCCACAGGCCCATCAAGATACACTATGACCTTACTACATGGATGTTTTTCAACCAACTGTAAATACGGATCAATCGTTTCGGGCAAATTCGACAGAAAAATCATCATAACGTCATGCTGTTTAAAATCGTAACCGGGAATGTCTTTATAATTAAGGATTTCACCACGTAAACAATATATCCAGTTAACCGCCGATTGAGTCACCGTGAGTTCGCGCATGTTTTTGTGACTGCAATGTTGGTGTGTTACATATAAGAAATTCATTTTTTCTCCCTACAATTTTTTTCTATGTTTTTTTGCTCAATAAATTTTATTTCAAATAATCTACCTTTTTTCTTGTTCCGTCCCAGCGGATTTCGGGTGTGAGGGTATCTTTGTATTCTTCTATGCGGTCCTTATTTTTGATCAGGTCTTCGATCATGATTTTCATTTCGCCTTTTATGTCGCGAGTGGGAATGTAGCCCAGGTCGAGCAGGTGCTGGTGGTCGGGCACGTAGCGGTGGTCTTCATTTTCCATACGCGGGTTTTCAATGTTGCGCACCTCGACATCCAGGCCGAGCCCGCCGCCCACCTCTTTCACCATTTCGCACAACTGCGTTATGTCGTACACTTCCTCGAACTGGTTGAAAACGCGGTACTCGCCCTTTTTGGGCGGGTTAGTGATAGCAAGAGTGAGGCACTGCATGGAATCGCGCATGGGCAGGAAGCCGCGTTTCTGGTGTCCCGCACCAAAGGGAGTCAGCGGCTCTCCGATAACAGCCTGGGCGCAGAAGCGGTTGATGGCAGTGCCGAAACTCTCGTCGAAATCGAACCGTGTAGCCAGCCGCGGGTCGCCCTCCATCTCATCGATCTGAGTACCGAAAACCACGCCCTGCATAATATCCGTCGAGCACAGGCCCCATATCCGGCAGGCGAACATCACGTTGAAAGTATCGTGCACTTTAGTAAGGTGATACCAGCTGCCCGGCTGGCGGGGGAAGGGGAGGCGGTCTTTTCTGCCGCGATATTCTATTTCAAAAAAACCTTCAGGAATATCGATGTTCGGCGTGCCGTACTCGCCCATGGTGCCCAGTTTAACGAGTTGAGCTTCCGGACAAACGTCGCGCATGGCGAACATCAGGTTCAGGTTGCTCAGGATATTATTTTCCTGAGTAAACACCGCATGTTTCACATCCACCATGCTGTAAGGAGCGGAAGGTATTTCGCCCAGGTGCACAATGGCTTCAGGCTTGAAATCCTTCAGGCACTTTTCAGTGAAATCGTAGTCGAGAAGATCGCCTTCCCTGAAGAAGACCTCTTTGCCCGATTTTTCCTTTAACGTCTCCAGCCGTTCTTCCATCGAAAGGATGGGGATGGCGGAATCGCATTTCATTTCCGCAACGCATTTGCGGCGCAGGTAGTTGTCGCAGCCGCCGACCTCGTGGCCGCGCGCCGACAAGTACAATGTTAAAGCCCAGCCGAGGTATCCGTCGATTCCGGCAATAAATACTCTCATTGTTTACATCCTTTCTAAAATTAATATGTCCCACGAATAACGATACCCCATACCTGAATGCATTGCTTCAAAAGATCGCTCATGGTCTACTTTAAATAAACCTTCTGCTTCAAAAACACGTTTCCACCAAGTAAGCGACTTTATTAAAACATGACTCGGATCGGCGTTATCTGGATTGCTTTTCTTTTTTTCTTCTTTATCACCGCGATTTGTTGCTACTTCAATAAATAATTTACCACCTTTTTTTAGTGCATCCGCTAAATGATGAATAACACGATAAATATCTTTTTCATAAATGTGTTCAAGCGTTTCGCGGCTTATAATAACGTCAAAGAATTCAGGAAAACAAGGTATACAATCCGTAACTGAAACACAATATGTTTTTTTGCGAACCCAATTATTTTTAATCGCCCACTCACTAACGTCAATTCCGTAAGCATCAAAACCCATTTTCCGTAACCAGTAAATTACATTTCCTCTGGCGCAACCTACGTCAAGGAGTTTTCCTTTTTTAATCTTACTAAGCATACTGACTACATATTCCGCATAATCTTTATGCCACTCGTTTTCAAGCGCAAACGCTTCTTCATTATACCATCCTCGATCTCCACTAACATTAAAATATGATTCGTCGAAATATTTGTGGTATTCATATTTCGATAATTTTTTTTGTTTTTTCATAAATTTCCTCAGAAGTTATAGATTGTAGACACGGTGGTGGATAAATTTCTCTTTCGTTTTTAGGACGCAACTTACAATCAAGACTACTCCAACAAGGACAGTACGGCCACTCTGGACTTTTTCTTGTTCTTTGAATCGGAATCATTTCGGGAAAATATTTTCCAAAAATTCTCAAATCTTCGACACCAAAAATTGCAACGGTTGGAATGTGAAACAAATTAGCAACATGAAACATACTCGTTGCTACTGTTACTACCGCATCCAATCTTCGTGTCAGACACAACCATTCTCTGAGTCCGACATTCACATCAACCGCGTGTTCATATTCCAATGGTTCTGAATGAAAAATAAAACAACTGGCACCTTTAGAATTGAGCATATTGATTAGTTCCTGAATTACACTTCGTTTTAAGTCTTTACTTGGATGTGCACTTACGGGAGAAATTCCAACAAATGGTCTCTTGAAATTTACAAAAAAATGATCTGCCATATTCAATTCTCTGCCAGTAAATCTGAAACGTGCTTTATATCCATTTATTTTAATTCCTAAATATGATGCCCACAAATCGGTGCGATGTTGATCTACAAAAGGCATTTTGGCAAACTCATAAATTGCCGCTTTACCAAGAGTATTAAATGATCTTTTGTATCCATTTTTATTGTTAATATTTTTACAGTCAATGATTCTATCTACTGCAGGATGATCGCAGATAAGAGGAAAATATTTTTCTGGAATCGCTACGGTTAAATTGCAATCATGTTTTTGTTTAATCCCTTCAAATAATACGCGGTGCATTAGAATGTCACCTGCGCCCCCTGCGTTTCTATAGACGAGTATTTGTTTATCCAAACCCTTAGTAGACCAAGCAGTGATACCGCCTTGTGTGTTTTCTTGATATTTTATATTTTTTCGCATTAATCAAAAATCCCTTAATTCGTTAGTCGAGAACCACATCTGAGATAATTTCCACCTTCACCGGCAACCACAGTATTGAGGCTGGTAGTATTGTCATCTTCGCCGCTTATTTTTGTAACGGCCCGAATAATAACATGAACATCACTTCCAATTTTCAAAACAGAGCCATCGGCATAGGATGCAATAATGAAATTCTCATTCGTTGTTTCTGCCAAGAAATATTCGCTGTCTTCGCCGAATGAGTCTGGAGCGGCGTCGGCCCGAATGTATATCCTATAAAAAACATTATCGCCATTCGCATGTGTAGCGCCGTTCCACGAAGCGCTCAACGTGAGGTTGTCGTTTGCCGCGAGCGCCTGGACACCAGCGGTGCTGTCCCACGAGGGCGGAGCGATGATGGAGTTATCCGCTTCGGTGTAATAGATGTATTTTGCTTTTGCGCCGCCCCCGGAGCCGAATCCGATGTTGAGGTGGCTTTCCTGGGTCGCTCCGCCCTCGAAACTGACGTCGTTGGCGATGAGGTATGTTTCCAGATCCGCGCCGAAAGTCGAGAGGTCGCACCAGCCGTAGACGCAATTAACGAAACGGGTTCTGAGGATTGACGCGGGTAAATATTTCCGCGACGCGCCGCCCGCAAAAAGAAATCCATAACTATTATTTTCTACAAGTGTGTCGACGAAAGTGCTGTTGGAATTTATCGAAACGATACCGGCGCGAAAGTTGTATATGTGTCCCCACGTAGATTCAACATAAGGCTGTATCATGTAATAGAGGCCGGGCTTCACAGTGTTGCCGACGATTTTCGCACGATGATCCGCGCTTGTGCCGAGCAAGCGAAATCTGCTGGTGAGACCTACACCGTACAAGCCACCGTTATTAACAGTGTGATGGTATGTAAGAGCGACATCGGCCTGGACGTCTATGAAGCCTTCTTTGGTGGGCCGATCTCCGGCCTGGTTATCTCCGATATGAGTCCAGAGAATATCCATGTCTTCGTTAATGTCGACACAGGCGCTGTCGAAACTATAAAGTATATCCGTACTGGCCGGCGGACTTCCTTTAAGCGCTGTGAGATCCGCGACATCTGCACTGGTGTCAATTTCAAAGACTCCGGTGCCGACGACACCATAAGTGTTAGCCATTTGTCAGCTCCGGTTTGGATTCTGGAAAATCGCTCCATTGCCTCAGGAAAGATTTCACAGAAGGATTGTTTGCGGTTAATTCCTGACTAAAGACGGATGCTGGAACATCTGTTTGAACAACGGTGCGGACAGGTGTGTGTGTCATAAGCCTGTAAGGGACGTCAATGAGGATGCGGCCATCGTCGCCTGCGCTTACGATGTAGTAATAATTCATTGCCCTATGCTCCTTGTCTTTTAATATTCTAAGTTCGCTGTCGAAATCGCCGTCTTCGTTTTGCCGCGCCTAATAGTAGTGGTTCACCAGACCACCACCTGATATGACGTATCTTCTATCCAGGTTAACCTAACTTGATCT